TCTGAGGACCCGAAGTGTCAGGCACACCCTCGCTCGGCGTCAAGTGGAAGGGGATCTGATTGTCGTTCTGGAAGTCCAAGAGCGTTCGGTAGCGCCACCAGAAGCTCCAGGTGTACGGCAAGATGTTGACGCCGTCGTTGTACGTGATCTGAGGGACCCAGATGAGAACACGGGCGCCCTCAGGAACAGAAAGGCCACCGACGAGATTGGGATCGTACCCTTGCTTGCCCTGCGACGCGAGAGGATCGATCGCACGACCACGTTCGGTGAACATGATGGGGGTGTCTACCGGCTGACCGCTGTAATCCGTGGTGAAGCCGTCATAGGGCACAAGTGAGCGGACCAGCCCGAACTGGGCATCCGCCATCACGGTCGTCGTCGTCGGTAGCGCTTCACTCATCTTCGTCTTCCTCAGGGACCAACCGGCCGGATATCGCAATCTTCAGGCGCGTTCTGAGAGAACTCCTTGTAGTTCCGGCGCCCACCACCAGAGGATTTGCGCTTCGACTCAGCGTTCTTCTTCATGTCGCGATCTGAGACGAAGTAATACCAGAGAGCACCCGCTCCGACCGCAGAAACAACGGCGTAGGTGCCAGAAATCTTCGCCTCACGGTCGTCCGCTCCGGAAGTGAAGTACTTCATCGCTCGATACGCATTGACGGCGGCCCCTGCTGCCAGCCCGCCGGCTAGGCCCCCGAAGGGGCCTCCGTAGTACGTGCCCACAGCAGCACCGCCAGCCACGCCGATGACAGACAGGCCCAGATTGTGCCCCACCATGTCCTCTTCGTACTCGCCCAAGTCGTCCATCGGGTAGCGAGCAGGCGCAGGCTGAACTCGAAGAGGAGGACCCGGCATGCGCGGCATCGGCGAAACTGCTGGAAGCGGTACTTCCGAAGGACCGAAGTTGTAGCCCCGCGGCGGAGGCGGAGGATTCTGCTGGCTCTTCGTCCTGTCAATAGACGGGCCAGGCGTTGCTTGTGCAAATATTCCGCCACCTTCGTAGGTGGTCGTCGAAGGGATGGCACCCTTCGGAGCAACCGTCTGATGCTCGGCGGGTACCGCCGCAGGGGGCGTGTAGGTAGGCGGAGCAAAATCTCCACCAGGGGCTCCCCCAGCCGCCAAATCATCAAAAGGGTTGTTCATCTCGAAAGTTTACCTCAGCGGTTCGATCTCATCCACGAAACAAGGGAGAAGCCAGCGACAGCTCCCGCAGCGAAATAGAGCACCTGCTCCGAGCCACCCATGGCTGCGACCATCGTGGGCTTGGGAGGCTGCGCACTTGGCGCATGAGGGGGATTTTTTGGCGACGGCTTGGGCGTCGGGAGGGGCTTGGGCTTGTCCGTCCCAGGCGGAGCAGGCTTCGGCGGAGGAAGGTCCTTTTGCCGCACACCAGGGTGACGGTACTCGGGGAGCTTCCCCTCGTGAGAGATGATCGGCCAATACTTCTCGCTCGTCGCGAGGTACGGAACCGTCGTCGGGATGCACTCCGCCAAGTCCGGGTCGCAAAGCTTCCCATCGAGGCGAAGCAAGCGAACCGTCTGACTGTAGTCCGTGTAGCCGATGGGATGGGCCAAAGCCTGCGGCTGAAGCACCCCGACCTCACCAGGGAAGAGGATCGACTTGTAGTGCCCCTTGGCTGGCGTGATGTGCCAGCCGTACTCTGCACCCATGCCTGGACGCTGCCAGAGCGACTTGGCGAACACCCAGTCTTTGCCTTGACCGGCTACGAGCGGCGGCTTGTCGAACCGCTTGTTCATCATCGCGTCGAAGATCTGCGCATCGACCGCCTGACTCTGCTCCACCATCCGGTTGGTGTGAGCCATCGTTCCGTCGGCGTACCAGTTCCTGGCAATAGGCTGAAGCTTGATGTCAGCGGCGCGGTAGATCTCATCACTGAGCTTGGAAGTCAGCAACGTGACCCCCAGCTCATCAGCGATCCGTTGAGCTGCCTCGTGACTCGTCGTCACACGAACCGAGTCCTCTGCGTCTCCGATCCGAAGCGTGTCCTGGCTCGCGTAGAGCGTCACCAGCTCCTGATTCGGACCCACGACTTGAAAAGGAATCCAGTTGATAGGCGCGTAGTCACCTCGGCGCACAGCGTCGAGGATCATCGAGTCCCGCCGCTTGAACTCGTCGAGGTTCCTCCCCTTCGGGAGGGTCTGTACGAACGCGCTTCCCTTCATCGTCTCAGTCCAGATCGAGCATCCACACCTGACGGAAGAGGGCGTAGTCAGAAAGGGCAGAGCGGGCGCCGGCCTTGCTGCTGTTGTCGACGTACTCACTGCCCCGGACGCGCTCGGGACCAGAGCCAGGGCCGCCCATGACGTACTCAACGCCAGTAGCAGCAGCGACTTCATCGAGCGGAACAGGGCGTCCACGATGGGCCTTGAGGTAGTCACTGACAGCCTTCTTTTGCTCAGGAGTGAGCTGCTCCTTGAACACACGAGCGTTGCTCGTGTCAACCTTCCGGAAGCCCCAGCTCTGGCGAGCCTTGCCCTGCGCCGGGCGCGCGAGAGGACGATCGCCCATCATGCTCGTCGGTACCTGAACCCAAAGAAGCTCCTTGTCAGAGGCGTAGACTTCGACCGGTCGTCCGATCTCTTCAGCCTGTGCCGACCAGACCGCAACGAAGTACTGCGGAGGCATCGAGTCAGCGTCACGAAGCAAATCCCGAACAGCCTCTGAGTCCTTCTTGTCGAGACGGACCTTCATCGGCTGCGTCGCCGTGATGTAGAAGAGGTGCGACCACGACTTCCGAAGGATCTTCATCCCGTCGTTGTAGATGACCATGAAGTCGACCTGCTGCTCCACAGGATCCACGACCAAGTCGATCTCCTCGCCCGGCAAGAGCGCCTCCAGCTCCTTCATCGCAGCCTGAAAGCCCTTCGCAGCCTTGTTGATCTCAGACTTCGGACTCGTCGCAACCTTCTCGTCCCGGGTGAAAGCCTTCAGACGCGCCTGCGCGCCCTTGGTGACGTTGAACACGAACTGGACCGCCTCTTGAAGTCGATCCAAGTCATCCGTCGTCCAAGGCTCACCGCCCTCGTACTTGTACTTCTCGTCCGTAACCTCTTCGTCCGCGATGAACATCGCCTGACCGACAGCACGACGGATGCTGCGCACCACATCGAGCTGAGACACCGGGGGAGGTTTCGGCGCACGCATCGCACGCTTCAATTCCGGACCCATCAGATACTGCGCGTTGCGCTGCGTCTTCCGAGTCGAAAGGCCCATTCGCTTGGTTTCAGCCATGTCTCAACCTACAATCCCGTCTTTCTCGATATCGAGCGTCTTGCCAGTCACGAGCATCAAGGGACCTTCGCTCTTCGTGAACACGAAGATGAAAGGCTCATCCTTGCCACAGCCAACCTCAGACCAACGAAACTTTGAAGCGCCCAGGTAACCGTGGCGCACCGTCGACTTGACGATCCCATCGTCACGGCCTCTGCCGAATTTCGGATCATCGTCGTCGCCACCCGTGTAGAGCTTCAAGTTGATCTCTTCGAAGAGGCCAAGGATGGCGAAGGAATCCGGCATCGGAACCTCATCGAAGTAGACTTTCGGTCCGATGACCTTCCACTTCTTGTTCCGCTTGTAGTAGTCGTGAAGCAGCCCCGGCTTGACGAAAGCGCGGTTGCGACTCTCAGCAAGATGCTTGTACAGCTCGCCCGGACGAGCGCCCTTGTCGTTCTTCCGCTGCCACTTGTCAGAGCCATAGGCAACAGCGAGAGAATCTCCGACGTTCTGAAGGACACGCGGCCACTTCCAGCGGTACTTCTCTACGTACTCGACATCGCGATCGTTGAAGGTCTTGACCATCCCCCGCGCGAGGTCTTCCGCCTCATATACCTTGACCCTAGGCATCTTTGTTCCCGACGAAGGATACCAGGAGAGCCGATCCTGCGCCAAGAGCCACACCAAGAGGTACGGAGCCTCCTCGCTCCTTCTGGATGTAGTAGCCCAAGCCACCCGCCACGAGAACGTAGGGGATCAGGAGAGGATTGCCCTTGAGATCGATGGAACCAATGCCTTGAACCGGACGGTTCTTGCAGTTCACCACCATGCCCTTGGCTTCCCAGCCAGTGCCAGCACGGCGAACGCCCGACGGAAGCCTGCGCCCCGCGTCTGCTGCAGGAACACCTACAGTGCCAGCCATCTGACCGTCACGAGGCGTCGGCAGGTCGCCGTTCGTAGGATGATGCCCTGGACCCTCAAAGTACTCGTAGAGGCCGAGCTTGTCGTTGAAGCAGGAGTACATCATCGGCTTTTCTCCAAGAGCTTGTCCGTGGCCCACGGCAACGCGTATCGGATCCCGATGTAGATGGCGCCCAAAGCCATCACGACCTTCCCCGCTTCAGACGTGATACCCGCCCACGGATCCTTCGCCTGTAACTCCTTCGCAGCTTCGATGCACTTTTCAACGGTAGCAGTGTCGCCCTCGGCCTGAGCCTTCAAGCACTGCTCGCGCATGAGGTTGTTGTTCACCTCCAAGCGCCGAGAGATGAACATGTAGTTCACGATCACCGCCGCCAAACCGATGACCGTCACGACAACAGCCCAGACCGCCATCGCAGGGATCCCCATCGCCGCCGGAGTGCCCTCGAAGATGTAACGAAGATCGCCGTCCTGATCCATCTTGACGATCATCGCGAACGCCTGGAGACGGTCGTTCTCATCCGCCTGGGCCCAGTTCAAGCTGATGTTCGAGTTGGGGTCTGCGATCTCACGCACCACACGACCGCTCATCCAAGGACCGAGTCCGATGGATGCGATGACGTAATTAGCGATCACCCAGTCTTGAACCCGCGCCGCGTTGCCCATGTTGAGCACGAGGTAACGAGGAAGGCTCGTTTCCGGCGACTCCATCGCCTTGGAAAGGTCATCCTTGTTCCGCTCAGACCAGCCACTCACCTGGCTCATGACCTGACGAGCGCGCTCAGGGTCAAACTCGAAGTTGGGAGCGTACTTCCGCAGAGAAGCCTCTGCAGAAGCACGGGCAATCTGCAGGCGCTCCTGAGGCGTCGCGCCAGGAAACACGGGGAGTGAGCCCTTGATCCGATTCAGGGCAAGCTGCTGCAGACGCTCCATGCTCAGAACACCTTCTTCTTGCGAAGGAAGTCCACCAGGAAGTACGCACCGACGGCGACACCACCGACCACAGCGACCTTCTGACCTGCCGTCAATGGCTTGCGCATCGAGATGTCCAGCTCAGGAAGCACAACCGCACAACCATCCTGACCAGGCACGACTTCCATGCCCTCAGGGCAGCGCGGGATGCACTTGTTCTGCTCCCACGACCACTTCAGGTTGATGTTGTTGCAGTCCCGCGGAGGAGCACCCTTGTTCATCTCACGAACGATCTGATCTCTCGTCGCACGGTTGCTGATGAGACTGCTCGCGCGCTCCTCGCGACCCTTCTCATCAGGCTCGTCTTGGGCCATCCGCCAATTGGCCTGGATACTGTCCTCGACGAGGTCCAGCTCATCGACCAACTGAGGGTTCGCCTGAGCGACAGGCCCATCACGCCAAGCCAGCGTCCAGCCTCTCGCGTCGTAGATGGGTCCCGCCTTCAAGACAGGAAACACCTTTGCATCCGGAGGCAAGTCCAACAGGCTGCTGAGATCACCACCACGCCACTGCACGTACTGCGAGAGCTGAGGGGCACCACCAAGCAGCTGACGCGCCGCTTGCGCCAACATCTCCATGCCGGCGATCGTTGGCTGAGGGCCGCCAATGACCCCCGTCTTCCCGCCCTGGAACTCGATCAGAAGCTGCGACATCGGAGGCGGAGACAGCAGGTACCCCGCGAGGTCCTTGTAGCGGCCGATCGCCAAAACAAAGGCATCCGCCGTCGCGCCGTCCCATGCATCAGCATGCTGGCCACTCCGACGCATATGCTTCCAGGTGTCCTCGGTCTGAAGCTCCTCGGCCGGCGTCTGAAGCGAATCAGACTTCAGCTTCGAGAGATGGTAGAGGACGTCCTTGATCTCTTTGACGCGACCCGGCTGGTTCAGGTCGTAGACCCGCTGCGCCTCGTCACCCATCGGTACGAGCGCGTACTGCCCCTCCTGAGGAGCAGACGTCGTGTAACCCTGGACCGAGCGCGAAAGACCGGTGCCGACAACTTCTCGGATCCCAAGAATCTTCGCCATCACTTCCTCGCATAGTAGTAGGCGCCGCCCGCCACAGCCATAGCTAGCAGACCAAGAGCCAACGGGTTCGCGACACACTTGCCAGATCCGTCCCGCTTCATCAGCGGACGAAACTTGCAGACACAACCCTCTCGGGACGCGTACCAAGTCTCATCCGTTCGACAGAGTGCAGGGCCGAGCTTCTGAACCTCCTCGGGGGTCAGACACTCACCCTTCCAGCTCTTCTGTCCAGCAGGACACGCCATCACTTGTTTCTTCCGAAGTAGTAGGCGCCCGCGATCACCGCAGCACCCAAGAGAAGCATCGACCCGCCCGCCATGCCAGCCTGCGCCATCGTGGGAGACGAGCCTGGGCGACTACTGGGTCCCGTCGGCCCCAAGTCGACCTCCTGGTAGCCGCGACTGCCGGGGACCTTGTACATGTAGTCTCTCTGCGAGCAGTCGCAGCGATTCAAGAGCGTGTCATACGCACAAGGCGCACACTCCTGTTCCTTGAGGAAATCGAAGCCCAAACTCGTGTACATGGCTCACCGCATCAGGAAGTAGACGGCCCCACCGATCACCACAGCACCGGCCGCGATGTAGGCCCAAGTCGGGATCCCACCAGGCGAAGCCGGCGGGTACTCATCGGGGTTGATCATGCCCTCAGGGCCCTGCTCGCCCGACCGCATCGCCTGCATGTCGATCAGACGCTGCTGCGTCGGAGCAAACATGATCGGCGTCTGCATGACAGCACGATTGATCATCGACGGCATGTTCTGCGGAAGGGGCGCAGGCGTCCCCGGACCAGGAGCCGGAGGGGGCGCGGCCTGACTGCCGCCACTCGCACCGGGAGGGGGCGGAGGAGGAGGCGGCGGCGGCGGAGGGGGAGGCGGAGCCTGACCCATCGGAACAGACATGTGGAAGATCCCTTGACTCATCTCTGTGAACTCCTCGCCTGCGGCGTCATACGTGTGGCTACGGCCACAGCTGCAGTTCCGAGCAGGCCCGCGGTGCCTGCGAAGTAACCAGCAAGACCGCCTCCGAAGACGAGCATCGGCCGGTCAGACTCCTTCGCCATCACCCAGCCCATGGCAGCTCCAAGAGCCGCATCGACGAAGGCATAGCCAGAAGCATGCTGAAAGATGGGCGCCGTCCCACCGAAACCGAGATAGGGCGACTCAGCGTACGGGCGCTCACGGTAGGTTGAACGCGCATCCGGAACCGTGTAATTCGGCCCATGGTACCGCGTCGGGTAGGGGTGCTTATGCGGCACGAGAGGGTTCGGCACGCCGCCGTAGGTGTAACCGAAGATGCTCGCCTGCTCCGGAGGAAACACCGTCTGCATTGCCTTGAAGCTCATCGACGACGACCCTTCTTCTGGCTCTGCTTCCCAGCCATGTAGAGCAACGCGATGCCGCCCGCGGCCAAGGCGATCATGCCGACGTTCCCAAGACCTGCGGTCTGAGGCTTGGTCTGAGACTGCGGCTGAGCGCCACCTCCTCCGCCTCCGGAAGGGATCTGAGGCGTCGGCTGCTGAAGCACGTTCACACACTTCCCACCCTGGTCGAGGTAGGGAGGCGGACACCAGCACTTGCCAGCCGAATCACGGAACATGATCCGATCAGGACAAGGAGCAGGCTTCGGCGCAGGCTTGGTCAGAGCGTTCACGCACTTGCCGTCCTCGTCCAAGTAAGGCGGAGGACACCAGCACTTGCCGTCCGGGTCCTTGAACATGATGGGGTCAGGACACCCCGTGTTTCCCATCGCAGAATACATCTCTGAACCTCACTTCGCGTTGAGCGCACCGTAGACCAGGGCAGCAGCCACACCGACCGCGGCGCCAGCGAGTGCGAGCTGTCCGACCGTAGCCGGCTCTTTGATTTCTTCCTCTTCGCCGAAACCGCTGATCGGAATCGGACGAGTCGGGCCCACGTTCACCGTCGAAGTGAAGGGAACAGCCGGGTAGATCGGCATGTCAGGCGCGGCGTGAGCAACGGGGTTCGCCACCGGATTCACGGGAGCCGGCGTCTGACGAGGGAACACGATGTTCTGCTTCGGGAGACGCTTGCGCTTGATGTTGAAAGGAACCGGACCCAACGTCGCGGGCGAAGAAGGAATGGGACCAACCGGAGCGGGCGACTGCGGTACGATGTGAGACATCGGGTTGTGAAGAGGACCAGCGAGCCGGCCGTTTCTCTCGACGTACGCCATGCCGCCACCCGGGACGTAGACCACGTCTGCACCCGAGTTGATGTCCTTCACGTCCTTGCTGACCGTGAAGGGGACGCCACGAGCGATGTAACCAGGCAGGTCGTAGCTGCTGGAGAACACCCCTGCGTCTGGGTTGCTCGTGCCCGTGCGACCAGGCGGATCGAAGATGCCCGAGCCGAAAGAGTCGTCTTCCTTCTCCAGCTCGTAGATCGCCTTGTTCTGGTAGCCCGGGTCAACACCCACGCTTCCCATCCCCGACGTCGAGCCCATGCCCGCGAGAGTTCTTCCGTACATCTTTCGCATCCTCTGCAAGTTGGCGCGGGTCTGGCCCGTGTAGAATTCGAGGTTTTGCGCGATCTTGTCCCCGTAGATGGGGCCATAGTAGCGCTGGCGGCTGTTCACCGCGGTACGAGGGCTCAGTCGGCTCCGCATACTGGTTTCCTTTCAGGCCCGACCGGGCTCAGTAGTTGCCGCTTCAGCCAAGCCCGTCGGGGCTCATGCCAAAGCCGGCCATGGTGATCTTGCGCATCGTCCGCTCCTGCGGGACGCTGCCACCGACGTACATGCCGGAGGTGTGCACCATGCCGTGGCCGAAGATGCCGCCTTCGGTGCGGCCATGAGGCGTCGGGACCGGACGACGCATCCCGATCGGAATGGGACGCGGGTCAGCGGCTTCCACCATCATGTGCGCGCCCATGCCGTGCATCGGCACGTAGGTCTTCATGTAGCCCATCCCGCCGTGCATGCCGGTGATGGGACGAACGGTCTGAGAGTCCCGGAAGGGAACCTCGGACCGGAACACGTCCTGGCTGACCATGTGGCCGCGCGGACTGTCCGTCGGAATTGTCGGACGACGCATGTCGATGTAGGTCGCCGGCACGTAGCCAGCTTCGAAGATGCCGCCACGGGTGTTGCCATGCGGCAGAGCCGGCGTGACGGGAGGCTGAAGGGGGAAACGACGCATCACTGTTCTTCCTTTTTCTTGGTCCAGAAGTAGTACCCTGCACCCGCAACGGCCAGAAGGCCAAGGCCAACACCCACGTACTTCCAGGTGTTGTTTGGGCCCTGTTGGGCCCCCGGCGCGAGAGCAGAAGGTTGCTCGTACGCCATCATCATCGGATCGGTCATCATGGGATCCATCATCGGATCACCAGGAATCGGTTGAGGCTGTGGAATCACCTGTGCATCACCGCCCGGTTGGGGCTGCGGCATGGGCATCGGCGCAGGCGGACCCTGAGGGAACGCCGGCTCGTCAGCAGGAAGCGGGACCAGCGCCCCACCAGGGTCCTGCGGCATGTCCATGTCCGGAGACTGCGGCGTGCCAGGCTGCGGCGGAGGCGGACCCATGTGCGCCGGACCAGGAGGCTGAGGAGCCGCTCGGAATGTCGGCTGACGAGGCGGAGGCGCGGGTTGGTACATGACCGGTCCACGCGCAGCTTGCCTGAGGGTCTGCTGCTGAGCAGCGATGCTCCCCGGATGACCACCGGACGAATATGTGAACGAATTCGACATCAATCCAAACTCCAGAAGAGGACCTCTTTCGCGGTCTCTGCTGCTTCCCTTTCTCGGGGACCCGCTACCGGGTCGACCCAAATCCATCTGTTGCTCTTGGGTTCCTTGACCCGGTAGCCCACATGCGTGAGCTGACGGGGCGCGAAACCCAACGCTACCAGCTCGACCTCGCGACCAAGCTGAAGACACATCGTTGCACCCAACAAAGCGATCTCATCGCAGTCGGCCACGCAAACACCTTGCTGTGCGACCTCTTCAACCATCCGCTGCGGGTCCTTGATCCACTCGACGTGACGAGGATCATTCGCGTAGCGAAACATCCGCGCCCCTGCGCGCGTAGGGCTCGGCTGCAGAAAGCAGTTGCGGACCGCCAGAATCTCGCCCTGGTAGTCCTTCGGCCAGATGTCCTTCACCACGTACTCGGTGAACTGGCGCACGACAGGGCTCTGCTCGCCTCTCGGGCCAAGCGCGATCCGCTCCATCGCCTTGAGCGTGTCCTTTGGACCCGTAAAACCCGAGAATCTTGTGTCCTCGGGCGCACGGCCAAGCATCCCGCCCTGGGTTGGGGGACGAAGTTTTTGCTTTCCGAAGGGCTTCATCGCGCGCAGGAGTAGTTTTCAGCCACGCTCCAGCGACGAAGGGCTTCGGCTACACTCTACTTGATGTCGCGGGTTTGGACAACAATCACTTCGACGCCTTCATGAGCTGGTGAACACGGAAGTAGGTCGCCACGCGAGCCTCAATCCGCTCCTTCACTTTCGGCTTCATCGGGCCGCGGCCCAAACCACCGTAACTCTTGAAAACACAGCGAGCGTTGCCGTTGCAGGCTTTGATCTTCGGGCGGAGCACCCAGGCCGCTGTCCAGACAGCACGCTTCGTGCTCGCCTCATCCGTCCCCACGATGTCCTTCGCGCGCCACTTCTTCGGGTGCTTCGGGATGCGGATGTACTTGTCGTTCGCACCACCTGGCGGCATCTGGTGCTGGAACAAGCCGTAGCTACGACCCCCATCACCTCGACGCTTGCCCTCATGCACGTCGAGCGCGTACTCGCTCTCGTGACGGGCAACGGAAAGCAGAAACGCCTCCAGCTGCTTGTCGCCAGCCGCCTCGAAAACGATCGCCTCAGCGATGCGCTCGTAGCGGAGCTTGGCCGCAGCTTCATCTTCTCCTCGGTGCTCCTGCCAACGCAGAGGCACCAACACCAACATGATCACAAGCAACGCCTTCATAGGCGCGCTCTTCTACATCAGGTCAGCTGTCGCCGTCAATCTCGGCCACGGCGCGATCGTATCCTTCAGGGGACACCTTCGAGAGTTGGTGAAGGGTTTCTTCGATCCGAGACTCAAACATGAAATGCTGCATCGAGATGTAGGTCGAAAGACCCAGCTCGACAGCCGCAGCTCCCAATGCTTTCGAAGGCTTGGCGTGGATGCTCCGCATCTCGAAGACCTCTTCGTAGACCGCTTTCTTCAACGTCATCGCTGCTACACCGAAGCCTTGAGTTGAGGGCTCGAAGGCTCACCGAACCCCTGAGCGATGGCCACCGGAACGGTGATGACAGGGACGATGGATCCAGCCACCCCCCACATCAACGCCCAGAAGATCGGGTTGTCCGCCTGGTTTCGCTTGTAGCCATGGTAGACCGAGGCGCCGACCGCCGCAGTGTACGCTGCCCAGGCAACCGTTTTTGCAGTTCCATCCATCGTCAAGATCCTCTCAGTCGAGTGCCCTCAACGCCAAGTTGGAGCCGACCTCTGACGGCATTCTAGCCGTTACTGGCTGATCACCACAAGCTTTCCGGCTTCCTGCCAGAGCGCCGTGATATACTTTCGGCCCGAGCGGGACTGAATGTTGGGAAGTCGGTCACCTGCATGTTCCGAGACAAGCTCGATGAGGCCTTCCGGTGTTATCTGCTGAAGGAGCTGAGCGGTCGTCTCCGGCCCAGCCTCTTCGACGAACTTTTCCGCGAACTTATCCGGGCCCACGAACCCAACACCGATGGCCAAGTCAAGCTGCTCGACGAAGCGAAGGATCGACTCCTGATCCATCTGGAAGCCTTGGCCGCCTGCCGACTCCGGCATCGCGTCGTGCGGATCTTCCGCAGGCTCCTCCGGTGCCGCGAACGGGTCCTGCGCAGCCTCCATCGGAGGCGGCTCAGGCGCCGCCTGAACTGGGGGCTGAGGCGCTGGCTGAGGCGCAGCCGGTGATGAAGCCTGTTCTCGCGCCAGTTCCTCCGGCGTTTTTCTGATCTCAGGACCCATGACGAACGACGGCCCCGTCGAAACCGGCATCGGCGTGTCGTCATACACCGGAGGCGGCGTAGGTGCGTTCGGAGGCGCCACGTCCGGAGCCAAAGGCGCCGGCTCAGGCATCGGAGGGCCCTGGAACTTAAACGGCACCGGAGGGCCCTGCGAGGGGTCACTCGGCCCCTGGTCCCACGATGGCGGCGGGACAGGCTGTTGCGTCCGCTGGGCCACTGCTGGCCCCATCACAGCGGGCGCCATGGGCGGCGGAGCCGCCAGAAGCTGTTGCTGCTGCTGACGCCGTACCGCAGCGGCACGCTGCGCCTGGGCGGCGCGGGCAGCTGCGACCGCCTGCTGGTTCTGCTGACGGGCACCAATGACCGCCTCCATCATCTCAGGAGCCTTCTGAAGGGCGCTGGAAACACCGTCGACCAACGACTCCTTCCAGTCCTTCTTCTCAGGCTTGCTCTCGAAGAGGCCGAGTGCTTCACCGATGGTCTTCGTCTCCTCAACCTGCTGCAAGAGGGGCTTGTTCGTGTGACGCATCAGTTCCTCACGGAGCGCAGCGGCTTCCGCCTGAGCTGCTGCTTCGGACTTCTGCGCCTCCTTGAGCTGCATGTTCAAGAAGCTCATCTGATTGCTCGCCGTCTGCTCCGTGAAAACAGCCTTCGAGCTTTCCGTCGACCGAATCATCTCCAGATCGCGCTTGTTCTGGCGCTCCATCATCTGAAGGCGGCTCTCAAGCTCTCTGCGTGAAGCCTCTTCCCGACGGTTGTACTCGTCGCGAATCATCTGCTCACGGTCCCGATGCGCCTGCTCACGCCGGTTTGCCTCATCCTGAAGCGCCTGCTCCCGACGGTTGGCGTCATCACGCAGCCGCTCACGCTCGCGTGCCTCGGCGTCACGAAGCTGAGCAAGCTCACGCTGGTGGCCCTCCGTCAAGGACTGAATCCGACGCCCGCTCTCTTGCTCGATGCGAGCCACGGTGGCCGCGTGCTCCTCGGCGATACGCTGCAGGTCAGAAGCATGTCGCTCCTTCAAGTCGCGGATCTGACGACTCTCTTCTTCCTTCCAGCGGTTCGACGCGTCAGCCTTCACCTGCAAAAGCTCGTCACGGAGCTGCTGGATGTGCTGATCCTTACGCTCGATGATCCCGCGAGCGTTTTCGATCTCACGGCTGAGATTCTGAATCGTCTGCTGATGGACACTCGTAGTCACAGCCGACTGCTCACGATGCATCTTGCGAAGCTCGTCGATCGTGCTGTTGAGTATGGGCTGCTGGCTCTGCTGCTCGCGACGCTGGCGCTCTTCTTGCTGCCTGCGAATCGCATCCTCGCGCTGTTGAGCCTCGCGCCGCGCCTGATGTTCGAGTTCCATCCGGCGTAGTTCGATCGCCTGATCTTGCTGACTCTGTCTCATGCGACGTGGATCCCCGTAACCATTCTCATCTGCGCGAGCCAAAAGCTTCGGCGGACCGGGCACCTGAAGCCGGATCGTCTTCAGCGTGCGGTCTGAGCCATCGCCGCCACTCTTCCCCGGACCCCGGACACTGACCTCGTACGTGTGACCACCGAACTTCTCGGAGAACTCACGCATGCTGATCTGATGATGGAGGTCTTCCAAGAAGCCAGCCACGCGCTGGCCCTGGTAGCTCGCCGGATGCTTGCGCTCGACTCGGATGTAGAACTCACCGTTCCCAATGTTTGGCCAAGACGCGTAGAGGTCCTCCAACGTCTTGTGCTCACGCACACTCGGAAAGTCCTGCTCCTCGTGACGAGGCGTACGCTCCACCACCGGCTGAAAACTGGGGACCTGAGCGAAGCCCGAGGCCATGCCAGCGCCCATGCCGTAGGTAGGGTCAAACGACTGCTGCTGTTGAAAGCGACCATCATCCTGGCCAAGCTGCGCATGGAGCCTGTCTAGCTCCTCCATGGCATCCTGCTCGATGTCTTCAGGAGCATCCTCTTCAGGAAGATCCTCCATCGCAGCAGGAGGGGGAGCGTCGACCCCTTCGTCCGAGAAGTCATTCTCTGTCACATCCATCTCAGTTCACTCCCTGAGGCATTCGGATCTCAGAAGGATCTTCCTCCTCCTCTTCCTCTCCCTCTTCATCCTCCTCAGGAGTCATAACCGCACCCTCGACGAGGGCCTTCGCTGCCGCACACTTCTCTTGAAGCTGCGTCAACGCTGCCGTAGCATCCTCGTCCGGAGCCTCGATCGGGAACGGACCCTGAAGGAGCTTCTGCGCGACGAACGCGCAGCCCTCGATGACATCTAGCAATGCCTGAGCATGATCCGGAAGGATCTGCGTGTCCCCACCGAACGTCTCCAACAAGTCGAGTCGTTCGTCCTGAAACCCCTCGTTCTCGGCGAACTTCTGGAACTCCCCCGCCGCCCAGCTCTGAACGGCAAGAAGGTGGTTTCTGATCCCAAGCATCTGCTTGAGAGCATCCTCCAACAGGTCGAGATTCGTTCCGCCCACCTCTGCCTTCAATGAAGACACCGTCGGTTCTTTGATCCCTTGGATCCTCTTCTTCTCGACCTGAACCTCAGCCAAGAGGTTCGCCAAAGGGTCTTGCTTCTGCGCCGGAGCCGGCTGCTGCTGTTGCGGTGCCTGGTTCGCCATCTTCTCAGTCCTTCCGGTAGCCGTCGCCACCCACTCCAAACGCGGGGACCATCTCCTTGTCCGGTCGCGTTCTCAACTTGATGAGGTCTCTCTCGTCCTGCTTTTTCGTCGTCTCAGGACAAGGCGGGTCTCTCAGATCGCACTGGTAGATCCCTTGGTCGCGAAGCGACATGAACGCTCCACCGTTGCTGCGGCGCGCCGTGCACAGACGGAACACCTCCTGATGCCCGAATTCGCCCTCAGGGATGCCCAAACGGCTGTTGAGCACTTGCCGCTTGAGGTACTTGCACTTCGGTCGCTTGGGGCGAACGGCTATCAAGCTCGTTCCGTCCGAGACGGCGTAGTAGCCAAAGAGGCGCATAACGTCCTTCGGGGGGAACACCCGTCGTTCACGGTCTTGCCCGTTGTCGTGGTAGCGAGTCTTGTTGCCGAACTCCGAAGTGTAATTCTTGATCTCTTCAAGATGCAGCTCCACGTACTCACGCGCATCCTCCACGCACAGCTGCGTCTCGTACGTGAAAGGAACCGCGAACGAGTCCTGCAGATTGCCGTCCACCGGAACCGGCATCCCGTCATCAGGATGCATGCCCATCTGGATGGGCTCGACAGGAAAAGAGTCGTGAAACTCGTCCTCCGCAGAGAACTCCGAATCATGAGGCGTAGCCTCGTGATCTTGCTCCTGTGGAGTCTGTTCGGCCCGGTTCGGGCCGCACTCGCTCTCCTCAGGTCCAACTTCTTCGTCCGGACGCAAGCCGTCGAGAGCCTTCTCCGCCCGCTCCTTCTCTTCGTCGTCGAAGCTCATGCTGCGAAGGAAGGTAACAGATGCGACGACAATCTGGTAGAACTTCTACCGAGGAAAGTGTACGCTGACTCACATACTCGGACAGAAGGCAAGAAAAAACCCGCCGAAGCTACCTAACGGCGGGCTGCAGAAGCCTGCGGGCGGGCGAAAGGGGGAAGCCCTCGCTGCTCCTGCATGTCCGAAGCTAACACAGAGTGAAGGGGACGCAAAGTGCGCAAAGTCGTAGGCCACAATGTCATCGATGTCTGCTTCCCCAAGGCCAAGCTCAAGCCTTTCTGGAAGAAAGTTCAGAAAGAGACCGTCAGCGGCTGTTGGAACTGGCTCGGGGCAGAAAGGCCGTCAGGTCCTCCTGTCTACCGCGTCAACAGCGCCAAGTCGATCAACTGCCCCAGAATCGCATGGGTACTCGAAAATCGCACCCCTCTCCCTTCCTGGCATCGGCTCAAGCGGACCTGCAAAAACCGGATGTGTGTAAACCCACTACATTACACCCGAATTGAGACAGATTTGCGTCATCCGGACATCGGCAAGAAAAGGCCGAGACCTTGGGTGCTGCATCCTCCCGGAAAGACTACGATTCTTGCCTTGTCAGATGCGCTGCATCCAGATAACGACGCCAGCAGCATACAATTTCAAGAGACAGCAGCACAAGTTCTAGAAGAAATTCAATCTTCTAACAAAGCAAAGCGGGAACTCATCACAAGCGTGCAGAAGCTCCTAAGTGGTCAAAAAATAAGGATGAGAGACCTTGAGTCCCAGGTCTCTGGACTGGCCGAGGCGGGCACCAGAATACTGAACATCGAAGGTGCGCTGAACATTTTCACTGAGATGATGGAGGCTCGGCAGAAAAGACAAGACGAAACAATCGTCAAGTCCATGAACGAGATAACAGACTCGATGAAGAGGCTGTCAGAAAGCAACAGCAACATCGCGGAAGCCCTGAGAGAAAACACCGCAGCCATCGTGCGCTCAGAGGCCAAGGTGGATGTTCTCGTCGGAGCGCTGAACAAGCCTCTCGCGCCTGCGACCGAGATAGTGCCACAGCAGGAAGAGCAGACAGATACGGCAGCGCCTGACTCAAAACCAAACCCCCCCTTCCTCGAAAAGCTGGCTCACGTGTTCCAAGAGATCACTGGCACAAAAGTCTCAAACATGAACGACCTGCAAGAGGCCTTTCTGCTTATCTCAGCAAAAGAAGAAGACCCAGTCCCAGCTTTCTTCAGAGAAGTAGAGCGATATCATGAGCTTATCCAGTCATCTCCTGAATACGCAAGCGTTACGGGGTTCCTCGCGATGATTCAGAAACCCCTCAGAAGCGATGCCCGCCACCCTGCTCATCCCCCAGAATGAGCGTAGGTCCATGGCCATCATCTGTTGAGGCATCGTCAGGCGGGACAGGTATGCCCATCGCTTCCAGGCGCGCTCGGATGGAGTCGTACGCCGTTCCGGCCGAAGTGCAGTAGGCGCTGCGAAGGAGCTGCCCCTTGAGCGCGAAGGGGGCTCCGGCGAGCAGCAAGTTCTGGATGATCAGGTCGTTCGTCTCCTGGTCATCGTCACGGAGCGCGCTCTGGACTGTCATCGCGATAGCGGTCTGCAGGTTGACCTGAAGCAACTCCGTGAACTCTGCAGCGTCAAGGCGGCGTTTCGAAGGGGTCGACTCGAAAAGGACCTTCCCCAGAGGTTTGCTCGGCTCGTTCACGTCCACCACCTTCACCTTCCTTGCCTTCGCCGCCTCTGCCCTTCGCGCCTTCCGGTTCTTCGGCCATGACGCAGAGGGGGATGTGTCGACGGGCTTCTTCTTGTGCTTCTTCGGTCTCATCTTCACTCCGAACTGGATCATCATCGAACGGGAAGGCCTCAGCGACCTCCCGCGCGATGCGTTCTCGGTCCTTCAGCGGTGCACGTTCAAGCTGCTCAGAGGAGACGAAGGACAAACTCTCCACCGAAGCACCGTCAAAAAGACGAGAGACGGCACTCGTGGCCGCCTCCCGCGCGTCGTACGCGTACTCGCCCTCGACCTCCACCTCGACGATGGCTTGAAAGCGAACGCGCCACATGGTCCTAGCTGCCATCAGTCGCTCCCCCCCCTCGCCGCAGCTCCGCTAGCTCTTCCTTCACGCCCTGAAGCTCCGTCGCCAGCGCGAGGATGGCTGCGGAAGACGCGGCGCCACGGTCAGACGAGAGCAGGAAGGCTTCGAGAGTGTCCTGAGTCTCAGGACATAGCTCGTCAAATTGAACCGATACCATCTGCCTCGTGCTGAGCTTGTCACTCATCCTCCGGCGTCTCCTCCTCAGCAGAGTCCTCTTCCGGCTCCTCAGCCTCCTCCTCCTCTTCGCCCTCTTCTTCGGACTCCACCACGCGCTTCAGGAACACCTCGAAGCTCTCGCAGGAGCTGACCCAGTACCCCACGAAGTCCAGGCCGTAGTCCTCCAGCTCCTGCTCCGCGATGAGAAGCTCTCCGGCGTAACTCACCATCCCTAGCGCCGCCGTCTCAGAGGCCTCAGCGGACTCAAAAACCGCAAAAGACACCAGCGGGAGCTGTGTGTGACCGTCTTCGGTCGAAAAAACAGCGAACGTGCCCTGCGCAGGGGCACTCATGTTCGCCAGAACCATGTCGTCATCTTCACTCATCAGCGTCTCCTTCGTAGTAGTCGCCAAACGGACAGCGGTCGCACTTGCGATACACAGGGTCCCAGGCGACCTTTTCGCCACCCTCTTCGTCACCCTCCCGCCAGGCATGCTGCCCATCAATGGAGAGGGTAATCTTTCCACCTGAGCCCACATCATGAATCTTCAAGGCCCGACCCTTGAACTCGATCTCCACCTCATCACCCGATGGGTGGTCCAAGACCAGCGTCTTCCCCACCTGGTCGATGGAAACCTTCTTGTCATGGCGGGTGCGAAGCTTGATCTTCATCCCTCGCCCCCCTTCGATGTGAACATGTTCGCGAAGTCGAACGTCTTGTCGATCAACAGTTTGCACTGCTCACGCGACATACCAGCTCTCGCCGCAAACTGCGAGCCCATCGAGATGAGCCCCACACAAGCCGCCAAGTCGCCGTACTTGTCTGCCGCGTCCCAAACCTTGCGACCAAGGTCTGAGAGAAAGCCCTGGACGCTCTTATCTTCTTCTTCATCTGCCATCTGTCTTCTCCAAAGGAACGACACCCAGGGTCGCTACATGCAACCAGAGCCTCTCCTCGAACGCGGCAATCTCACGAGATGCCTGCAGTCGCATCTGACCCTCGACAGTGAGGTCCACAGGACGGGCCGAGGGTATGAGGTACTTGCGGAGGTCACTGTAGGTAAAGATCACAATAAAGCCTTGGCTGCACTACGCGCCGTTTTGAATACCTCCGAGCACCCTTCGGCATCTGTCACGACCCAAGCCTCGCCATGCTTGTGAGCAAAGGGCGCGCCTTCTGAAGTGCACAAGTATTCGTTTCGCAACAAGAGCCGAGTGGCAGCCTCCACATCCCGATCATGCTCAGTCGCACTAGCGAGCCACTTCAAGCACCTCGTCGCCATATCCGCCGCCTCACTGTTTCCGTAGAAATCGTCGACCTTCCAGTCCGGTCTTTGGGCGACGATGGCCCTCCATCTCTCAACGAACCATTCCTCGATTATTCCAAGGTTCAACTCTGGGTCTGCTGGGGCACTCCACATGCCACCTTGATCCTCACCACTCATGATGCTTCCCCCTCTGGAAAGGAGATCTTACGAAGCCGCTTCATCGTATTCGGATGCATCGCCACGGCATGAACGGGGTCGTCATCACCAGCTCGCTCGGTCAGACGAACGTATGTTCCGTCATCCAAGAGCTGCATCGGGACATCCGGCTTGAGCTTCGGATCAGCAAACACATTCACCGTTCCGACGCCCAGAATCTTCCATCGTTCCATCATCAGCGAACGGTTCCCAACAATCTGGAATGGCAAGAGCCCACGGCCACCGCTGCCCTCTAGCTCGTCTGAACTCATCAGCCTCCCTCCGGCCAGTCTTCCTCCGGCACTTCGTCGTCTTCCACCCACTGGCCAGCCTCGTTAGTGACCATGTTTGGGAAGGGCCTGTCTCGTACGTCATCAGGCGCTTTCGGTTTCTTCTTTGAGCCAAAAATGCGGTCGTAGTTCTCCGCATACTGCCGCTCATCCGTCGGGCGCCGCTTGCTTCCCTTGCCGTTCATCATGCTCACCCCTTTCGAGTTACGTATGTTACCGCTTGATCTTCCTGCCGTCCAGGTAAACCTGCTTCTTGTCCACGTGAGCCATGGCCTCCAAAAGGGCCATCAGCATCGCCTGACGCGGCTTCTCAAGCTTTAGAGAGCGAACGTACTCCTCCATGTTGCCCTTCTGGACCTTCACAAACTTCTCGAAGTCGAGTTGATCCGGCGTGATGCCGATGCGCTTGAACGCCGCTTCGATCTTGTCCAGCGTCCAGTGCCTCTCAGACCGCTGAATCGGCTTGTAGCGCACGTTCCCGCCCTCTGAGACGTAGAAGCCCTCATCCATCTTGTCCAAGCGGTTCAAGATGATCTTGTCGATGTCACGACGACGCTTGCCCGCCAACTTCTCCACCGCATAGGCCTTCTCACGAGCATCGCAGATGTCTTCCAGCTCCAGGTCCTCGCTCGCCACCATGCCCATGAGCTTGTCAGCGTTTTCAGGCTTCTGCGCCTCACCGTACGCCTTGCAGTGATGACGCACATTGCACCACGAACACAGCATGCCCAGCGTCGGAGGGAAGTTGCTACGCGTCTCCAGCTGCCTCGCCATGTCCGTCAAGTAGCGAACGCCGTCGATGCACTGCTCCGGCGTCCTGTGCGCACGTTGCGAGAGCCCGTGCCGCAGCATTTCGAACCGGAAGTGAACCTCCTTGACATTCTGGAACAGTTCGCGGATCGCCCAGCCGTAAACCGACAGCTGCACGTCCTTCGCAAGCTCTTCTCGCGTGAACATGTTCTTGTTCGTCTTGAAGTCCACCACCTCGAAGATGCCATCACCGTGGTACTCGATGAGGTCGATGTAGCCCAAGATCCAAAACTCGCCCGCTGCGATCTCAAAACGACGCTCGATGCCACCACCAAGCTCCTCTGGGATCAGCTTGTCGAAGTCGAACTCCGTCTTCTCGACGTACTCACGAACCATCTCTAGCCCGCGCTGATAGTCGTCCTCATCCCGCACGTCCGACTCGATGAAGGCACGACGGAACGCCTTCGTGGCCACCTCCTCAGACACCTCGCCCTGGATACGCTCTCGCAACACGTGCTTGTACACGCGCTCCAGACCACCGTGGACCAAGACACCGAAACGGCTCGATTCCTCCAGCTCCTCAGCGAACTCCGTCATGATGGCCGAGTCCTTCGGGACCTTGTCGATGTAGCTCAGCTTGAACGCATGCAGGCAGTGCTTCGCCTTGCGGATACGAGACACCGACAAAGGCTCATCTTGCAGCACCGAAAGCCTCTTCGGAGGCGCGAACGGATCAGGTCGCTCCGTCGGATTCTCACCCGGAGCCGGAAGGCTCGACTCGGGCGTGTGTGAGATCCCAGGGAGGGGTCCATACGGAGCGCCCCCATGGGCGTCCTCGCACGTCGTCCCACTCGGGGTTGAGTACACTGGCTTGCCGCAGATCTCACCGTCGCCCAAGTCCGCCAGGCAAAACTCCCCCTGAAGCACCACGTACGACGAGTCGTACTTCACACCAGGGCCCCTCACCGGGTTCTTGAGCAACGCCTCCGACTTCGGCTGCGGAACGTCCGGAGGGAAGATCTTCTTCAACTCCCGCCTCTCCTGCTTCACCTGCTCCTTCGGAGAGATGGCGGGCTCCTCCATCGGCTTCGCCCCCGCAAAAGCGTTCCCAGGGTCGTACTCGAACGCCGGAGCGAACGGATCAATGTCTTCTGCTGCCATCCTCAGTCCCCTTTCCTTCGACGCAGGCCAGCAAGGTTCATCTCAGGGAATGTCTCCTTCACTGTCAAGATCTGTTTCAGCATCTCCCACGTCATCTCAGCCCGGTCCTCATCCGTGTGGTCCGTCACCAAGAAGAACCTCCCCAGCTTCGGGTGCTCCATCTCCACCTCCAAACCGAAACGCCGCCACTCCGCAATCAACTCGTCAGTCACGAAGTCCGCGCCCGCACTTGGTAACTTCACGTTGTCGAAGAACTCGCTCGGCATCCGACCATCAGCACGCGCAGGCAAACGGTTGGTGTGACCAAAGTACTCACCTTCGTCATCGGAAGCAGTACGCGCAGAATATGCGCCCTCGGGCGCGGGCGCCGCGGGCGGCGGGGATGCCGGGGCGAAGGGGTCCGACATAGGACTGCCTCTGGGCTCCTCACGCTCTGGACGCTCTGAGACAGGCCTGGGCGACGGAAGCGTTGTCGTGGGCGCCCTGAGGGGCGCTGGGGCCTCCTGGGAGGCCTCCGCAGAGCTGAGGACGCCATCATGCCGCATGGTGGGTGCCTCCGCGTCCACAGAGGCCGCCTGGGGCGGCCCTGCCGGCGCGAAGGGGTCAGGCGGTGGAGGTGGCTTGCCAGGCAAAGTCCTGACAGTCGGATCCGACGGATCTGACGCAGGTGCAAAAGGGTCTCGGTCTTGACTCATGGGTAGCTTTCTCTTGTCCTCTGACGAGTTTTCAGGCACTTGCCAGGCAATCAGGTTCTCGTAAGCCTCGGGGTCATGGTGAAGCAACCATTCCACACACGCGAATTCACTGGGCTTTGAGCACATTCCATCGAGGTAGAACAGACAGCCACCAGTGTCACTTCGAGGCCTGAATTTTAGGCAGCTTACATCTGCCCACATGTCGAAGTGATCGCCGATCATTTTGCCCGACCAGGGCAAACTGAATGATATCGGCAACTTGTGGCGCAAAACAAGCGAACGATCAAACGATCACCTGATTTGGCACAGTACAACTCTTGTCCATGGAGTTCTCTCTGTGTCCATGAAAGACAGATGATTCTCCTCATTACGTGGTCCTTCTATTTATCGATCGATCGATCGTTCTGATCGTTAAAAATATAAATATATATAAATAAAGGGGAAATCGAAAAACGGTCGACGATCACTCCGATCACTCCGATCACTAGTTCGAGCCCCAACCTTTTGAAGAAACAATCTCTGGGGTTGTTGGCCCACCTTCCTCTCCCGGGAATTTTTCATCAGAAATGTATTCTTTGAATTTTGCCAGACTGACCTTGATGCAGACCTTCTGGTTGACACCGTCTGACCAGCCACTGGTTGAGGCTCTCACGCTGACAATGAGTGAGTCTTCGCCCTCCTCTTCTCTCATGGCTGCTCTCAAGGCGTTTTTGCCCACTCTCACCTCATCTTCCTCACCGGTGCGACGAAGGAACTCTTTGAACTCGGAGTACACACTCTTGAAGTGGAAGTAGAGAAATTCACCATCATCACTCACCTTGTAGTGACTGCGGTTCTCAAGTGCTCCTCTGATGGCCATGGTATGCAAGGCTTCCAAGAACACCGACACGGAAGTCTTGGGTGCGGGAAGTGAAGTGGTCCCGTCTGCTCCAATCTCCAGATCACCCTCTGCGCTGAGGCACGTAGCCACGATGCGCGTGAAGACTTCGGTGTTCAGAGAGGTGTCGAGCTGAACCCCAAGGGTGTCTGCCCATGCTTGAAGCTGGTTGAGCCCGAAGAGCATGACGGTGAGCCCGTTTCTGTTGCGGATTGGGATCTTCCCCTTGATGCCCGCAGAAATTTCTAGGGTCAGCAGTTCTGCTCTGGCTGCTTCAAGGTGAGCCTCGACGTTCTTGTCGATGCCGTACTGGTACCAGCTGGCTGCCAAACGCCAGAGGGGCAGCTCGAAGATGTCTTCGAACATGAGCTGCCTTTCCACTGAGACATCCTTCTTGGAGGGGTTGCAGATGAGACAACGTTCCTTCGTTGCAGCATCGTTTGGTGGGCTCTCCCCTCCGATGAGGACGGGGCGACTGATCTTGTACATCTTCAGTTGTTGTGAAGCGGTGCCCTTAGCAAGGGTGGAATCAGCGTTGGCAGTGATCCGGAGCTTTTCCAGCAGGTTGTTTCTGACTTGTAGCCGTTGGTCGTCTCGGTACTCGTCCAGTTCGACAGGGATACAGTCGGAGCTGTCTAGCTCTTTGGTGAGAGCGAATGAGGACATGTTGACTGGCTTCATGCCGCCTTTCTTGCCCGTGAGACGAGACACCAGCCCACCGAGGGTGGTCTTGCCTGCGCCTTGGGTTGCCCACATCCAAAGGATGGGGAACATGCCCAGTCGTTTCTTGATCTCAGGGGAGAAGGCGCAGGCGTAGGTCCAGCCCAGTAGGGTGTACATGACGCTGGGCTTGTTGAGCTTCAGGAGAAGGGGGAGGACCTTCTGTGCCAGCTCTCGTAGCTGATCGTGGGACCATGGTTCGTCCTGCTCTTCGCGGAGTCTGAGTTCGCTGGCCAGCGGGTTGGGCTCGTCGTGCCATCGAAGGTTGACGTCTTCGCGGACGCCGTTGGCGTCCATGACTCCGCCGGGCCACAAGAAGTAGCGTTCGCCCTCGTGATCGGTGTATCCGATGTTCTTTCTGGTGTAGACGACCTCTTCGGTCTGGAAGGCGAGGTGGGCCTTGAGGAACGACACGTTGTCGCTGGTACCGTTGAACCAGTACTTGCCGAAGTGGCTGTAGAACTCCCTCATCTTGGCGATGGATGACCACGCTCCGGCTGGCACAGCGATGGGTCCGAGGCGCTGGTCGGCTTGCTGTCCTTCAAGTCGGAAGTAGACACTTAGCTCTTCTTGTCTGTCCTCTTGCACGAGTAGTTGGTGAGGCTCGAAGACGAAGTTCGAGATGCGCTCTACTCCCTTGTCTTGTTCCTCATCGCCGTCGTAGACGAAGTCTCCGTCACCACCTTTCTTCTTGACGTAGCCGTAGTAACAAGAGTGACCGAAGATCACTTCACCTCGCGTGACTGCTTCATCTTCTTGCTTCTCGGTGGCGCGCTTTCCGCCGAAGCCCCTGTCTTCGACCTCGGCTTCTGCGAAGGGGTCATAGGGCTCTTCGGCCTTGGGCTCGGGCTCTTCCAGGCCGCTGACGAGCTTGACTTGCTTCTCTACGACGGAGTTTTTGATCCCAAAGCGCTTGCTCACCTTCTTGGTGAGCAGGTCTCTTACGATGTCGCTGCTCTCTTTGAGCAACATGAAGACAGGCTCAAGCTCCTGGACGAGCCGAGCCGGGTCTTCCTTCATCGATTCTGGGATCTCCCCGATGAGGAAGTCGGGAAGCGTCGGCGCGCTCTTGACTGCGACTTGAACAGCTGCCGCGCCCTTGTCGACGAAGAAGCTGTTGAGGTCGACTTTGTTGCCCTTGGTGGGTTCGTCGATGCCAAGGGCTTCCGCGTTGACGAGGCGGACGTCCACGCCGTTGGTGTGGAGGTAGATGGCGGTCTTGACGGCCCCTTTCTTTCCGCTGTCTTCACGGTCTCCGAGGTCGTTGAAGATGACGACCCGCTCGAACCGCTGAGCGATGCGAAGGATCGGCTCGTAGTCTTGCTTGCGGAAGGCAACCGTGACGGGCGAGATGACTTTGAGCCCTGCCTCCATGGCGGAGATGGCATCGGTCACGCCCTCGGTGACGACGAGGATGTCGTCCTTCTTTGCGACACGCACGGTGTCGAGGCCGAAGAGGGGATGAAGGGCCCCTTCCATCACGAAGGGGTACTTGGCGCTGTGTGTCAGCAGCTTCTTGTACTTGGCTGCTTCCCATGGCTTGTCCTTCGGGTCATGAGAGACGCCTTCGTAGCGTCGAGCGATGAAGAACTCGGCCTGGTTGTTCCTGAGGTAGGGGAAAACACCTCGGCGGTCGAAGACGTCGTGCAAGCCATCGGCTCGCTGGTAGAAGAGGCCGGTCGAGAGCAGCTCTTCTGTGCTGAACTGCCATGGGAAGCAGTCTTGGATGTGAAGGTGGAGCTTTCCGTCGGCGTAGCCGGCTCGGTACTTCTTGAGACTCTTATCGTTGAGGCCATGGGTGGCCTTCATGGCTTCTAGAGCGGGCTCGTGCTCCTCGCTCCAGAGCATCTTCTCCCAGTAGTCGCATGCGATCTCTAGGATCTGCCTTCTGGCTGCGTACTTGTCTGGGTCGAAGCCTCCGGTACTCTCCCACTGGATGGGCCGGAGGCCGAAGACATCGCAGAGAGTCTTCAGTGCATCGATGAAGCCGCATCCGTCGCGCTTGCGCACGTAGGCGACGACATCACCGCTTTCGTTGGTGCCGAAGTCGTGCCAGAACTGTCGAGCTTGGCTGACGAAGAAGCTCGGGTTGCGGTCGCTCCGGAAGGGGCTGGAGCACATGAAGCCGTCCCCAGATGGCTCCGTTTCTGACACGTCCCGGCTGACGAGGTCTTCGAGCCGGCTTCCTTCCTTGATGCGTTCCAGCTCCCCGTCTTTGATCCCCATGTGCGCTGGCCCTCACTTCACTTGGTTACGCTTGTCCGCGTACTGCTTGCGGATGCGGTCGAGGTCGTGGAGGTCGATGGACCACCAGATCATTCCCCGCTCTTTTTGCCTCTTGACTTCGAAGCTTCCGTCTTCGAAGAAGGCGACCCGTTCTCCGGCAAGTTCAAACTTCACGGAGAACCGCTTGTCGTCGATGAACTTGACGAAGAAGGCGGTCTTGGTGAGACCGCCTTTGTGACGCACGACGATGGGATCGTCTTTCTTAATTGGCTCCAGCAGGGGGAACGCTTGTTGTTGTCCCATGTTTTCCCTATTCAGCTTCGAGATTGGCTATGGCGGACCTTCTTCGCTCTTCAAGAATGAGCAGTCGTCTTATGAGTTCACCCATGCTCTCACCAGAGTTGTCGGCGAGCCTTTGGAGGCGCCTTTTTTCTTCTTCGTTGAGGTGAAGCACGTAGCGAATGCCTCTACGCCTTGCCTTCAGGCTTGGTGCGATCATGTTGCTTCCCTTTCCAGCCTTCGATGTACCTCTCACAGAGCTGTTCGTTCAGCCCGTTCTGTCTGAAGAGCGGCATCTTGGGCATGCTCCCAAGGAACATCTTGCGACCGTAGGCCTTGTCGGCGACACGCCGGTCGGCGATGAGGATGATGCCGCTGTCTGTCACGCTTCGGATGAGGCGCCCGGTACCTTGCTTGAACTGCATGACGGCGCGGGGCACTGAGACTTGCATGAACGCGTTTTTCTTGCCGACCTTGAGTTCGAGAGCGGCCATGAGAGGATCACCGGGATGAGGGAAAGGGATCTTGTCGATGAACAGGACCGAGAGTGATGGTCCTTGTACATCGAGTCCTGCCCAGAAGCTTTCGGTCCCGAGCAAGACCGCCCTTTCGTCAGCCCTGAATTGTTGCACGAGGGCAGTGCGAGAGTCACTGTCTCTTTGCACCAAAAGACGTACATTCAGTTGCCTCGCTTGAATGTACTCGGACACAAACTCGGCACACTCTCCAAGCATCTTGTGCGAGGTGAAGAGGCCAAGAGTTCTACCTTCAGCTCGTTCGATGGTTTGCGCGAGCATCATGGCCGTGCGTTGCTCCCAGCGGTCCCGGTCGTTGTAGTTGCACTCGGGGTACTGATCGTTTGGGATGACGAGAGCGGCCTTGTTCTCGTAGTCGAAGGGGGTGTCAACGATGAGGGGTGAGAAGCGCATCTCTTCGACGCCTGTTTCGTTGAGCTGGTAGACGAGACTGCCTGCGATGGCGAGGGTGGCGCTGGTCTGTAGGGATCCTTTGACCTTGGACCAGAGGATGCGTCTCAGGACATGGCTGACGTCTACGATCTTGCTCCTGAGGAGGACCCAGAAGGGCTTCTTGAACTTCTTGTTATAGTTCCTCTCGAAGAAGTAGACGCTGTCGGGGTCACGAAGAAAGACGAAGTCTTCGAGCTTGTCGATGAAGTTGTCGATCTGTCGCTGTGCTCGCCCCTTGGCCTTGACCCGTTTCTTCTCCTCGTCTGGAAGTGCGTGGAACTCCTTCTCTGAGACGGTGGATTCGAGCAGGTCACTGCAAGACTTGAGATGGTCTCGGAAGTCTAGCCAGTGCTGCTCGTGGATAGGCTCCTTGAGGAAGGGCCTTGCGTTGGGTTCTTGGTCGTAGCAGAGCGAGAAGAAGGCTTCTGCGTGTCGTTCGAGGGTTACGGTCTGTCGCATGTAGCCGAGGCGCTGCATCTTGCGGATGATCTGTCGGATGCCGCGGTAGCTGATGTTGACTCCGAAGAAGTCACGAGCGATGTCAGGGGCGACGTGTGCCTCGTCGAAAATGACATAGTCGAAGGGAGGTAGCAGCTCGACGGCTCCGTCGGTGACCTGGAGCACGGAGAGGTGGGCGAAGAGCAGGTGGTAGTTGGAGACGATGATGTCGGAGTTCTCCCACTCTCGCCGAGCCTTGTAGGCGAAGCAGTAGTCGTGCTGGTCGCACTCTTTCCCTTCACAGCTCTCGTTGGAGATGGTGGTGAGGCGGCGGACGCGTCCGTAGTGATCCTCTTGCTTGCGTTGGCGGGCGATGGCGTTCAGCTCTTGGATTTCTCCAAGCTCGGTCTGGTCCATCCAGTCCGTAACCCAGGGATACTTGGCGTCGATCTCATCGACGTTTTCCCAGTAGGAAACGTGGCAGAAGTAGTTGCTGAGCCCCTTGGCGACGGAGTACTTGAAGGGCCAAGGCAGGAGCTTTTGAAGCTCGGGGAGATCCTTGTTGATGAGCTGGTCCTGCAGCGACTTGTTGCCGGTGCACACAAGCACTCGACATCCTTCGTGATATGTGCGACGAATAGCAGGGATAAGGTAAGATAAACTCTTTCCTGTGCCCGTAGGCGCCTCTACTACAGCGTGGTCTCCTCGGTCCCATGCGCGCCCGATGTGCTGCGTCATCTTCACCTGGGGCATGCGGACTTGGTAACCGCTGAAGGCCTTGGAGAAGATGCCCTCGGGTCCGAAGACGCCTCGGATCCAGTCCGAGTCATCGAACTCGAACTTGAGAGGCCCCTTCTCCTCTTCGATTTTTTTGTCGCTCATAGCTCGTGCACCTCGACGTCGAGCCCCATGGCTCGTGCTTTTCGGATGAGGTCGTAGGTTCCGCGACTGAGTTCAGGGTGAGGGAAGGCGAGGATGAAGACTTCGTGGTCGAGGATCTTGAGGTCCAAGGCCAAGTCGAGCATGACTTGGTTCCTTCGCGGTCCTGCAGGTTTACCTTGAGTCCTCCACGGTGCAGGGACCTCGAAGGGGCAAGAAAACACAAGAGAAGCGACATGGTCGACGCCAGTGGCGCCACCATGGATGACAGTGCATGTGCCCTTGGCCGCGACAGCCTTACGCACGGTCTCTTCTTCTTTGGGTGTGAGCCCCATGTGGTTGGCGAAAGGGCGACTCTTGTCGCCTCTCCAGCCGGACACGACCATGTAGCGAGCCATCAGGTGTCCTCCAGGTTGACTTTGATGCCGAGTTTTTTGTAGATGCGCCGCCGTGCGTCCCAGCGGTTCTTGAGGATGTCGCTCCACTTGGTCTCGACGTAGTTGCCATCCTCGTCAAAAACGCGCGTTCCGGCGCGCACCTCGTCGTCTACGTAGTCGTAGAGCCGAGGCATCTTGCCTTCGAAGGGTCGCATGATCCGTCCTGCGCGCTGTTCGAGGCGTCCACCTGCTCTTTCCGGGAAGCTGAGGTGGATGGCGCCTAGGGCGGGCACGTCGACCCCCTCGTCGAAGATGGGCATCGCGACGACGAGCTTCTCTTCGCCCTTCCGCATGCGCTCGATGGTGTCCTCGCGAACCTTCTGAGTCGACCACCCACCCAGCACGGGAACCTCTATTCCTTGCGCTTTCAGCTCCTTGGCGAGGAGCTTTGCGTGGTTCTTCCGGCTCGTCATGATGATGGTGACGAGGCCGTCTTTCATGTCCTGGATGGCGTTCCGAACGATGAGCTGGTTGCGCTCTTTGCTCTTGTAGACGGCGCGAGCGATGGCCTCGTTCTTCTTCTTGTCGTCGCCGGTGTACTCGAACTGGAGCCCGGTTCGGATCGCAGTCAGCTCGGGGAGGGTGAGAAAATTGCGTTCGACGAGCTGCTCGACCGTGCGAATGGAGAGCGTGGAGCCGAAGGCCCAGTACATGAGTTCCGTGAGCCCGTCTTCGCGCTTGGGTGTGGCGGTGAGCCCCAGGCGGTAGTAGGCAGGGATGTAGTCGAGCACATGGCTGAAGGTCCGGGCTGGAGCATGGTGGCACTCGTCAAGGATGCAGAGGCCGTAGCCCGCCAAGATCTGAACCGTGGCGTTGTGGTCGTCTTCCAGCATCCGCCGCAGCTTGTGGATGCTGATGAGGGTGATGTCGCGCCACTCGGGCTTCTTGCTGCCGCGAACGAAGCCGGCGTCGTAGCCCATCGTCTTCTTGATGGCTTTGATCCACTGACGGAGGAGGTCGTCGGTGTGAACGAGGACGATGGTACGCTGCTTCACCTTGGCGATGCAGCCAATGCCGGTGGATGTCTTCCCGCCTCCGCAGGGGTAGGTGATGACACCTTGAGACACGCGAGCGAAGGCGTTCACGCCTTCCTGCTGGTAGTCGCGAAGAGTGAGCGCCTCCGGATCGATCTCAGGGCAGTCGTCCCAGGGAGCGAGAGCGCGGTCGTCTCGAACGACTTTTGCGAGGACGCCCAGCTCGCTGAGCGTGCCGCGGACTTCACGGATGGTTCCTCTTGGGAGGACGACGTTGCCGTTGGGTCGCTCTCTCACGAGAGAGATGTGCTTCTTGGAGAGGGGATGCTTTATCCCTCTCATCATCTCTGCTCGGTATTCTGGGTTGACGTACTGGAACTCGTAGCGAAGGGGGTAGGTCTCCGGCGGTCCGAGGTCTGCGATCTCAATGACCCCTGAGACGCGAACGCGTGCGGTCTTCACAAGATGTCCCAGGTTCTCTCGTTGACGATCTTCCCGCCCTCTAGCACGTAGCGGAGCCAGCAGTAGTCAGCTGCATCTGTGCGCACGAGCTTCATCTTGCCGTTGTCACAGGCTGGGCAGATCTGAACGGTGATGCTGGTGGACAGCTTGAGCTTGAGTCCGCATCCGCCATCCTGAGGCCTGCAGGTGAAGCTGTGACAGAAGCTCGGTCTTCGTGGCAGGATGAGCATCTCTCCGCCGTGCTCTTTGTGCCAGGCCTTTCGCTTCTTGCTGCTCATGAAGCCCATGCGGAGGAGGAAGTTCATCTCGTCCACTGTGTGCTTGCCTGGTAGGCGCATCTCGTTGAGCCGGATGGCTTGTCGAAGGAAATCTCTTGCTCTCTCAAACGGTGGGTTGGAGATCCAAAACTTTGCCCCCATCTTGGTCAGCTTGCCCTTGAAGGTTTCTGTCGGTGGTGACAGGAAGTTTTGGGCCAGCACGCTCGCCTTGGGCGAGCGCTGTCGCGCGAGCTTTGCTCGCACCTTGTCCAGCTCGACGGCTACGAGCTTGTCTTCGTCGAAGCGTCGGGCTAGCCGATCCAAGATCGCACCGTCCCCGCATCCGACGTCGATGGCTTGGTCGAAGCGCGAGTTGACTCCGTCGAAGTGGTACTCGCCTTCCAGGTAGTCGAGTAGTGAGTCCGTGACCCATGTAGGCGTCTGGTAGAAGTCGAGATTCCGACGCAGTTCCGGCTTTGAGGTAGCGCTCAAGTTGTCCCCTTTCATGTTGTAGAGAAGCACAGGCGCCCTCGGGCGCCCATGCTCACACGATCACCAAGCGCCCTTCAGGTCGCAAACGGGTCGTCAGCTGCGGGCTTTTCAGCAGCCCCGCCGCTTTGGACGCCGTAGCCCTGGACGAAGTTGAAGGCTTCATCCATGCGGTCTTGGCTGACGTCGCGGATGACGCTGACCTCGAACTTGGCGAAGAACTCTTCGAGGAAGCTGGGGTGCTTTTGGTAGGTGTCTTTGCAGAGAGCGATCAGCTCGTTGAGCCTCTCTGCCTTGACGCCGCTTGGGGTTCGCATCTCTTGCTGACGGTCGCCGTCGGAGCCGCCCGAGTTACTGTTGCCGTTGGCCTCTTCTTCGAGGTTGTATAGCTCCAGCTTGGCCATCTCCTCCTTCTCGTCGTCGGTCATCTGACGGACGGGAGTGAGGCTGTAGGTGGTGCCGGTGTCGCGGGCCTTGCCCTTTCGCTTGACTTTGTACCACCACTTGGAGCCGTCAGCTTCCAGCTCCTCGGTGGTCTCGGTCCAGGTGCTGAAGAACTTTGTGCGTTGTTTGAAGACGCGGACCTTCTTGGTTTCCATGTCCCAGATGTTCCAGCGGACGGCGATGCTGGGTCGCGCGGTCTTTTCGGGGCCGTGCTTTTCCTCGTCGTACTCTTCGGAGCGGTTGGTGCTTTCGTTCCAGACCTCGTAGGTCGTGTAGCACTCGCCGAGGAAGGCACACTTGACCATGTCTCCATCGTCGGTGAGCTTGACGTATTTGCCGCCGCCGGAGTTCTTACGCTGTCGTTCTTGAAGTTCTTTTGCCTTGTTGGTTCCGTAGAATCCCATATTCGTTGTCCCTTTCAGTCGTCTTGAAGCTTCTTCTCTTGTCTCTTGATTTTGCGCGCGAGCGCTTCGAGTCCGAGGGACATTGCGTTTCTGGCCACGGTCTCGATGGCAGGAGCATCGACGCCTTCAGGAGTGAGCTTCATGAGCCGCTCTCTGAGTTCGTAGATGCTTCCCCAGTGTTCTTGGGTGAGACTGAGAAGGCGCCTTTTCTTAGGTGAAGGTGTCTTGCTCACGTTACCGACGTTACTTCCGTCACGTTTTGAACGCAAGGGCCAAGTGCGCCTGGTAGAAATTCTACGCTCGTTGTAGACTACCGGGGCTATGCGTTCGCTCCTGAAAGACCTCCGCTACCATGCTGCTCGTCGCCTGACTCTCTTTCTGGAGGGGGAAGAGGCGGAGCGTGATGACGCTGCGTGGGCGAAGATGCACGAGGAGGAGCTTCGTGCTGTGGAGGCCGAGTCTCAGGCTATCGATGGCCAGCTGGTTCCTCGTGGTGAGGATGATGAGCCAGAGTGGACGGAAGAGCAAGTGAGGGCTTTCGAGAAGGCCCTAGACGCTTCTGATCGAGCCTTGGATGACATTGGGGAGAAGCTGTTGGCTTTTGAGCAGGAGAAGAGGTACACGGAGGCGGAGTTTCAGGCGGCGGTCAAGGACCTGAAGCGTAAGAACTCCGAGTACTTCGATGTGATCCGCTCTTTGGAGCGGGAACGGGACGACTGGCAGAAGCGGTTTCAGGTACATGTGAGCGGCCATCTGACGGCGCAGTCGATGTACGAAAGGGATTTGGTTCGCTCTCGGCAGGTAGGGGCGACGCTGCTCAATAAGTTCAACGAGTACCGTGTTGAGAAGGGGGACGCTCCGATTGAGTTGCAGCGTCTCTCGGATATTCTGCCTGTGGATGGTGAGCCTGTGGGTACTTTCAAGAAGCAGGTAGACGAGCACATCTCGCTCCTTCGGAGTCTGGATGAAGCGTTCAAGGCGTCTAGTCCCGAGTGACGCCGTCGATTTATTCTTGACCCTTCTTACTTCTTTCCATACTCTCATCCCTGAACTCAGGTCAGCTGGTTTCGAACACAGCGCGGTTTGACCCTGGAGTGCCTCGCCGGAGGTGCGTCCGAAGTGTCCCGCACGAAAGCTCTGACCCGACCCATCACTCGCAAGCAAGCGAGGTCGTACAACCGAACCGTCCCAAACGGTCGCGGTGTGACGGCACTTGCTGAGGTGAACGGGAAAGGCGCTTACAAGCGGCGCTACCAGGCCACTCGCCGGCTCCTGAAGAACGGCAGCGGGAGTGACCAGATGTACACAGCGGCCCAAAAGCGCGCGATGAAGAAGATGAGCCCGGCTCAGCGCGCATCTTTCAAGAAGATGCTCAAGCGCGCGCCCTCGATCGCAACGCTTGAAAAGAAGCGGAAGGCCTCGGCGAAGCGCAAGGCCGCTCCCCAGCGGATGAAGTCGAACGGTCGACGAAAGTCGACGACCACGCGCTCAAAGATGACGCCGAACCGGCGCAAGACGCGCGCTGGGTCCACGGCTCCTCGGAAGTCGGATTTTATCGAGGCGCAGATTTCTCGTGGCCGCACCAAGAAGCAGGCCGAGTCTTCCTGGAAGCTCGCGCATGGCCGCCACTACAGCAAGACGGCCGCGAAGGGTGCTGCCAAGCGCAAGCGCCGTCGCGTCTACGGCAAGGGCAAGTACAAGGCTGTGAAGGCCCGGATTGGTCCCAAGAGCCGTTTCACCTACAAATACACCTCCAAGAGCCGGCGCAGCGGCAAGGAGTCCCTGCGGGACATTCCGGACCATGCGCTCCTCGGGTTCAAGACCCGCAAGGCCTATCTGGAGGTCGTCCGCGACATCGGCGAGTGGGGCCTCCCCCCCAAGCGCGCTCGGCGGGCGAAGGCGCTGGAGAAGCGCCTTGATCGTCTCGCAGCTCGAAGAGAGCGTGCTGCCGAGAGAGCCGCGAAGCGCATCAGGGCGGGTCGCGGCATGTTCACACCGAACGATGGGAGCAGCGCGCTCTCGTACGAGGAGTTCGAAGACATGAAGATGCGTCGAAACATCAGAAAGAAGTCGACCAAGAAGAAGGCGACTCGCAAGAAGACGACCGCGAAGCGGACTTCGTCGGCGAAGCGTCGTGCCGCGGCCAAGAAGGCTGCCGCGACCCGGAAGCGCAACGCGGCGAAGCGGAGCGCTGCGGCCAAGAAGGCGGCTCGGACCCGGAAGCGGAAGGCGACTGCCAAGAAGCGCACCACCAAGCGCACCACCAAGCGCACGACCAAGCGTCGCACCACGCGTCGCGTACGTCGGACTCGTGTCGGGCCGCGCAGCGCAGCGATGCGTCGTCGCAAGGGCAGCGTGAGCGTGAGCTACGCGGCCAACAAGCCGAAGCGTCGGAAGAAGGCCGCCAAGAAGCGCACGTACAAGAAGACCATCACGGTCGGTCGTCGTGGGCACAAGGTGCGCATTCGGTACCGCGCGAACCGCATGTTCAAGCGCAACGAGGGCTTCGTCAGCCAGCTGACCAAGAGCCTCAAGCTTGGCGCCGTGGTTCTCGGTGGCTACCTCACGCATCGCGTTTTGACTCGCGTCATCGACGACAACGTGACCAGCAAGATCGGAGCGCTCAACGAGGGCACCCTCGGCAAGTACCGCACCCTCATCTCGGGCGCGGCGACTGCGGCCATCGGTATCCCCGCGGCCATCGCTGGTTCGCGCGCGGCCAAGATGCCCGATATCGCGGCTCCCATCGCAGGCGGCATGGCTGCCAGCCTCATTCAGTCGCTCATCGTGACCGTCCTGGGCGAGACCGCTCCTGAGTACGCCGGCTACTTCAGCAACTACGCGAACGCGGGTGGCACGGCCACTCCCGGCGGGGTTCTCGGCAGCTACTACACCCTTCCCCAGGCGGGCATGGGTTCGTACTACGAGTTCCAGCCCCATCAGATCATGCCGGCTGCCGGCATGGGCCAGCTCACCCAGGCTGCTGCGGGCATGGGCCAGCTCACTCAGGCTGCTGCGGGCATGGGCTCGCCGATGCTCACCCAGGCTGCTGCGGGCATGGGACAAGCGATGCTGACCCAGGCCGCTGCGGGCACCGGTGAGTACGTGGCTTACGCCGCGAACGGCATTGGCGAGTACGAGGAGACTTCGGTTTCCGCGTCTCCCATGATGGTGGACGAGGGCATTCACCCGAACCTGCACAGCGCGGAGCAGGCTCTCACCGTGGCCGAGGCCGCGGCGGGCGTCGGCGCTGCCGACATCCCCCTCCAGTCGACCGTGGAGCCCACCGTCATCGCTGATCCGATCAGCGATGCGCCCAGTGGCTCGCGTGCCGGCGTCTTCCAAGGCGGCGACGGCATCTTTGCCTGAGCCCCACCGGGGCAGCCTTTCGGGGCTGCCCCATCGTCCAACCCAACAGATTCCACGGCTGAATTGGTCAGCCGTCGAAACATCAACCACAGAACTGCGGACCGAAGAGGAACCAGGCCTCTATAATCATGGAAGTCCGCTAAGGTATTGAGAAAAATGGCCAAGTTGACCAACGTCCGTGAGCGTGTACATCAGCCCTTCCGGGACTCGCTCATCCGCACCTCCGGCTACAGCGCCGGCTCGCTCGACGACCGCACCGACCTGTTCACCCAGGCCGGCAAGTCCGACGGTGAGACCAACCTCAAGCAGGGCAGCGTGCTGCCCAGCGACCAGTCGATGGTCGTCCTCGCGCTTCGCGCCTTCCTCTGGTTCCGCGCTCCGGTCGCCCGTTCGGCCGCGACGCTCGGCGCCAGCACTGGCGTGAACGGTGACTACTTCATCACCGCTGGCAACGAGGCCGCCGCCGTGAACCTGCTCAACGGCAGCGTTCCCGGCGACTACCACGACGTGCACCGCCTCTACTGGCAGGCCTCGGAGCAGCTGCTCTGGAGCTTCGGTGCTGGAGACAAGTTCTCCCTCACCAGCATGCCGTCCAGCTACTTCCCCTGGGGTGGTGGTCTGAGCGGCGACGTGGGCGGCGCGACCGACCTCGTGCACTGGAACAACGGCACCCCCGACCAGGCTGGCATCCTCCGCCTGGCCCGTGCCGTGCTCATCCCCCCGCGCCAGAACATCCGTACCGCGGCCACGATCGTCCGTCTCCCCGACGGCGGCAACGGTTCGGTTCCTTTCGGCGTCAACCAGGGCTCGCGCAACATGCTGAGCCTCCAGGACAACCTGAACGCGGTCGACCTTGTCAACAAGGTCATCGCCTTCTCGTTCGACGGCCTCTTCAGCCGCGACGTCCAGTGAAAACCGGCGGCCTACAGAAGGTCGCCCGGTGATTTGAGGGCCGGCTCAGCGCGGGGCTGGGTCGGCCCTTTCTTCTTCCCCGATGAAGATGTCATCCCGAGTTCTGACGCGGCTGCGGGATTGAAAGGAGCGTCACACAATGGATCCTCGAATCAAAGCAATTCAGCAGCAGGCCTACGAGCAGGGGCTCCTTCAGGGGCAGCAGCAGGCTCGACTGAACGACATGGGTCTTCAGCAGGCTGCGACCGAGCTTCGCAAGGAGTTCGACGCCAAGATGAACCGGATGGCAGGTGGCCTCCGGAAGCAGATGACGGATCACAGCGCCTCGGTGCACGAGAAGCTGGGTCAGATCCAAGCTGCAGCTGACAGCATCTCCATCACCGGCGGCGGAGAGGTCGGCTACAACATGCGGGATGAGGGCAACCTGGTTCGCCCCGGAAACACCCGCATCGAAGACATTCCAGGTCGGCGTGTTCCCTACGTCTACTCGGTGGACATCTTCATCGAAAACAACACCACGAGCGTTCGTGAGGCGAGCTTGACGATCAGTCAGGAGGGCCCGTTCGTCGCGGTGAAGCGGATGGCTATCTTTCAGAGTGCCTACGAGTTCCAAGCGACGGACCCAGCTTCGGGTAACTTGGCTCGCTTCGCAGGCCGTTCGTACGGCCGGTACCGTCCGATTCACTCGGCCTGGGACCTTTTGGATGCGCAAAGCAACGCCGTGACGGACAGCAACGGTTGGTGGGTTCAGCAGAAGGCTGAAGCGGCTTCAGCTGGCGTGGGCAACCCGGTTGCAACGGCTGCGCTGAGCCTTCCGAGCAACAGCAGCAGCTTCCGCACGATGGAGTTCGATGGTCGCATCGAGGTCATCAACGCGGGCAGCAGCTACCCGCGCCAGAACAAGGAGATCCCTTCGGCGTTCTGGAGCAGCTCGATCAACTCTCCTTGGGACCTCGGTGCCCTGGACTTCTTCGAGCGTGGCGAGGTTGTCACCTTCAAGGTGAATCCGACGCACGTGAACAATCCGCCCGCGGGGAACATCCAGAGCGACTGCGTTCTTCCGAATACCTTCAACGGTGGCGATGGCTGGCCCTTCTTGGAAGGCCAGTACGACCTTCACGAAGGCATCTGCACCCCTGAGGGCGCGACCATCGGCGAGTTGGCCGCTCCTCAGCGTGTGAACGTGGTCGCAACGGACCCCATCCAGCGCCTTCCGGATGGTATCCTCACGTTGGCCTTCGAGGGCTATCGGATCATCCAGCCCATCGGTCCGGCCGCCTGAGGAGTGAAGTATGGCGCATCGACGCAGAAAAAAGTCGCCCAATCTCGGTACTGTGCCGGGTCAGGTGGTTCCGATCTCAAACGGGGGTCATCAGCTCGTTTCCAAGGGCGCAGCTCAGACCCTTCTGCGTGGTGAGATTGCGCGTGCGCTGCAGGACAAGGACGACTACCTCAGCACTTTCGAGGGACAGCAGGCTGGTGTTCCAGGAATGGGCTCGGCGCCTGAGGTTCGGCATGAGCCGGCTGGCGGCGTCTTCACCAAGTTCCTTCACCCGGCTTTCACCATCATGGAGTTCCTCCGGCGCTCGTTGCCGGAGGAGGGCTGGTTCGACCCGGGCGTGAACCCCCGCAACCCGATCCAGTTCCAGCTTGGAAGCTTTCAGGTTCCAAGCGGTCTGGCCCTCTGGCTCTACGACTACGAGTACAAAGTTTTCCGTCCTTCTGGGGTAGACCCGGGAGACTTCATCCCGGCTGAGGTCGGTCGCTACAGCAATCAGATCGGTTTCGATGTGACGCTGAGCGGTAAGAGAGACGCGCAGCTCAGCATTCAGCTCGACCCTCAGACGACGAGTCTTTCTCGTCAGGAGTTCGAGCAGCAGGGCAACACGGGTGGTGCAAGCATCTTCGGCAATCCTCCGACGGCATCTAGCGCGTTTGATCGCGCCACGGCGAACTCTTTCGCTTCGACGGCCGGGCCGGGAACGTCGCTTTTGCCCAACCGTCCGAACAAGTTTGGTCCTCGGGGCGGCCCGTGGACTCTGGTGGCAGACGAGGGCACGCGTGTCGCGCTCAACGTCGTCATCTTCAACCGTATTCGTTCTCCCTTGGCGGCCGTAGAGGGTCGCTTGGGCGGGTACTTGATTCAGCGGCAGGTGAGCAGTTCGCTCATCAACCGTGTCCGTCCGCGATGATCAGGAGGCGAGAGGCAGAGCAGACAGTCGGAGTAGAAACAGTGGGGACGCAACCGCGAATGTGTTGTGCCCTCCAGCCGCTGGGGCTTCGGCTGTCTGCTCTGCTTCTCGCCATCGTTTGACCATGTACACCTCTGTAGGACAGCTATCCGGATACGGACCTTGGGGCCGCAATGTTGCGGAGACCGATGAGGTGTACGTGTGGCGCGGTATGTTTGATGGTGCGCAGATCCTCACGCAGCAGGACCTGCAGGCCATCGTTGCAAGTGTCGGGAAGAACCAGAGTCTGGACTTCGACATCCGCGGCGTAACGGTCAAGCCTCTGGGTGGCAGGAATAACAAGGTTGAGGTGGCCTTCACCACGAAGATCCCTCGTATTTACGCGCTCGACCCCGACTTCATCACGGATAGCGCTTCCAGCATTGCTCGGAAGCTAGAAGCTGACCTCGCGTCTCGCTTCGGACCGTTCCGTGTCGAGGATCCGAAGTTCCTCGCGATCGATGACGATGAGCCGAAGCATCCCGCCTTGGACTTCTGGCTGTCGCACGCGACCCTCTGGGATCAGCCTCTCATCGGAGATGCGATCCCCACCCAGGCCTGGGAGAAGTTCCAGGGCATGTACAAAGGATCTGTCGATCAGGGAATTGCCCTGAAGAAGTGGCAGAACCCCTCCGACCCGAGCTCGGGCAATGGAGACACTGAGAAAGACCATACCATCTTGTGGGCCATCGGCGGCGCAGCCGTGCTGCTTGGAGGCTTCTACTTGATGCGAAAAGGAGCAGCAAAAAGATGAGTTACGGTGGAGTTGGTTCGTACTACACCCTTCCTGGCATGGGTTCGTACTACACCCTTCCTGGCATGTCCGGGTTTGGCTCGACGGCCGACACCTTCGATGCCGCGGCGGTGTGGGCAGACGTGCAGCTTGGCGGCTCGTGCTACGGCGCGCAGGGCGTCATCAAGGGCTCGAACGTCGGCGCGTGCAACGCGGCTGGTGGTCGTGCGGCTCGCGCGATCCAAGCGGCGCTCAACGAGATGGGCTACGGCCCGCTGGCCGTGACGGGCAAGTGGGACGGCGCGGTCTCGGGCAAGTGGAAGCGTTTCCTCTCGGATCACGGCCTTCAGCCGGGACCGGGCCTCGGTGTCTCCGAGCAGGGCCTTCTCCTGATGGAGAAGCTCCTGAAGGAAGGCAAGACCCCCGGGCCCAACAAGCCCATCGTCTACGACAAGCAGGGCGACCAGTACATCCCGCGTGATGCCGGACCCGGCACCGCGACCGCGGGCATGGGCGCTGGTGGTCTACTCCTCGGCGTTCTCGTCATCGGTGGACTCGGCTACGCGGCCTACCAGAGCGGCAAGAAGCGGAAGGGTCGACGCGTCCGATGATCGATCCCTCCCAGGTCGACTACGCAGCGGTAGCCAACGTCGCGCAGAACGGGTCGCCGTTGCTGCTCTCGGCGCTCGGTCGTCTGTACGGCATCGGCCCCCAGGAGCGTCATGCGCTCGGGGCTGACGGCACCGGCGTGCCGACCTGGACGTGGGCTGCTTTGGCCTTTGTCACTGGGTACGTGGTCGGCGTCAGGGTCTACAAGGCCTACCCTGGCTACGTGCCAAAGATCATCAGCGGGTGAATCTATGCACTTTGGAATCGACACGCCGGCTTCCGGCACATCTGAGATCGCAAGACAAGGACTTCGAGATGGGATTTACACCCTCGGAGAGACCATGTCCGGGCTTGGCCTGGAGTACCAGGAGTCTGGAGGCAGGTACATGCTTGCGACGACCAAACACTTCGAGGGTGAAAAGACGAAGTCTTTGGTGATTGGCGTTGGAGCTGGTGCTGCAGCAGCTCTGCTCATGGGTTTCTTTATCTTCCGGAAGTAGGCTCGTCATGTACGCAGGACTCGGCAACATCCAGGTACCGACGCCCATCCCGGGCAACATCAACCGCGTCGCGACGGTGCGGGCGACTGGCTACAACTACTGCGGCGACCTTCGCGGGTTGCAGCAGATGTTGGCTGAGCTGGGCTGGTACCAGGGCGCGGTCGACAACCAGTTCGGTCCTGCGACTCGAAAGGCGGCGGAGGCTGCCGCTCGTGAGTACGGTGTTCCTTTCACCAAGGGTGGCACCATCAACAACGATTTCTGCCAGGCGGTGATGGATGCTTGGAAAGCGCAGAACGCTCCCAATCCCTCCCCCGCTCCGGCACCCAAGCGTCCGTCCTCTTCTTCTCCAGCAGGCCCGGCCCCCTCACCATCGTCCAAGCCTGCCGCGTCTCCTTCCGGCAAGCCGGCGTCACCCCCTCGTCAGGGCGGTGGTGAGGGGATCACCGGCTGGTGGAGTAGTCAAGAGAAGAGCACACAGATCGCCATCGGCCTCGGAGCTGTGGGGATTGTCGGACTGGGGGTCTACCTTCTAGCCACCCCCAAGAGACGTCGAGTTTGATGCCCACCGAGGCATAGGAGAAAAGAAATGTACAGCGGAGTTCCTGCATACACCGAGATTTCGCACTTCCGTGCGCCCTACAAGAACGCTGTGATCTCTGGCTTCGGCCAGGAGGCCGGCGGGCCGGACCCGGCGGCTGCCTTCCTCATGGAAGACGAGCGCGGATATCGGTTCCTCAAGCCTGAGATGCACGTCTTGTTCATGAACATGATGGCGGAGGCTTACGGCGCTGAGACCATCACCGGCGACCGCATCAAGATCAGTGCGCTCACCCCTGAGCAGGCTGCTGTGGCCGCGATCCCGCGCCCCGCGCCTTGGATCAAGGCGGCGGTGGAGTCTGGCAAGGTCGTCTTCGCGAACCAGGCGCTGGTCTTCGCGGTCCTTGGTGGCACGCAGATCCCCAGCGGTGTCGACGAGCTTGGTTCGGCCAAGGTCGGGTCCGAAGCCGCCAAGACTTCCGCCAAGGACTACGGCCTCATCATCGTGGCCGGCGACCCCGACAAGGACCTCGGTGGGGGGAGCAAGAAAGACAGTGGCGAAGGCTTCCTCGCGAACCTCGGTCCGGCCGGAACGGCAGCCGTCGCGGCTGCGGTGATTGGCGTGGGGTACGTCGCCCTCAAGGGCGCCAAGAAGCGCAATAAGAAGTGAGCTGATGAACGCTCTTCTCCGCCTCGTTGATCCTTCCTTCGCTGCGCAGCAGCAGCGGCTGAAGCAGACCTCCAGCTCGGCCCATTCCGGTCCGCGCGGAGGTTTGCTGATGGCTGATGGCTCGTCTGGTCCGGCGATGATGTTCGACCCATCCCGCACTTCGGGCGCTTCTATGTCTCAGGGAGGCGGCGGAGCCACGATGCAGCAGCTCGATCAGCCTGGCCCTGGTGGTGCTCCCCCGAGTGACCTTGGGTTGCAGGCGACGAAGGTCGCGGGCGGAAAGAGCTACTGTGGGATCACGCCGAACGGCTTGCTCCTCTTCAACTCGGTCTACCCGAGTCAGATCTCCGGGCTTGGCCCCGAGATGGCGACCGAGGTCAACGGAAAGAAGGTCACGGCACGAGAGATGGTCCCAGTGGGTGGTGCCCCTTCAATCTCTGTGGAGAACTACGTCCGCGGTGAGCAGGAGAAGGGCAACGGCATCATCATGACCAACACGGCCATGATCGCGACGAAGAACCTCAACGTCGCTGTTGCCCTCGCGCCTTCGCCTTGCGGCCAGAACGTGGTCTTGATGGATCCGCCTGGTGGCTGGTCGACGATGAGCCCTCTGGTGTATGCAGGCATCGGAGTCGGCGTCGTCGCGGTTCTCGGCGGCGCGTACTACCTGACGAAGAAGAAGTGATGAAGCATCAGAGCTACGATCAGGCATGCCATGGCTACGGCGTCTACGCCAGCTTTGGCTCTGCTGCGGCTATCCCTTCGGCCGAAGAGGTGTTCCGCAACGTCGACAAGTACATCTTGAACGACGATGGCATCCAGGTGCTTCAGCCCCAGTTGCGCAAGGCGGCGATTGATGGCTTGGGCAAGACGACGCTCGGCATCATGGGCTCTGAGGACGGCCCGGTCATCACGGCCACGGCCACGGCGGACCTACTGGGCTTGAACGTGGGTGGCGGTTGGGCCGCGGACTACTTGGCCATGGGCTACGCGATCATGGGTGACAAGACCAGCGTGGGCAAAGGCTTGACGGGTCGCATCATGATGGCCAAGGCGCCGGGCTACATCAAGGACAACGCTGGTGTCGGTGGCAATTACGTCGTGATCGACGCGCCTCCTCAACTCTTGTTGGACGCCCAGAAGCTGGCGGCTGGCATCCCGCCGGGGATCCCTGGAAGTGAGATCCCTCCGGGTGGTGTCCTCCCTGAAGACAAGCAGAAGCAGCCTGAGTTCAAGGCTGCGGGTGCGGCGCCCACCTGGCTCGTGCCTGCAGTCGTTGGCGTGGGTCTGTTGACGCTGGGCGCTTTCGCGGTCAGCGCGAGAAAGAAGTGACGACAATGCGCGGTTTCGGACAAGCTCCCGTTTTCATCGACCCCCCTGTCTACAACGACGGAGGGCTCAAGCGCGTGACGGCTGCGGCCAAGCCTGCGGCGATGTGGTCGCTGAACGCGACGACCGTCTTGGACCCGAGCCTTGGCTTCACCCAGAGGCCGTACAGCAACTTCAAGGACAGCTTTGAGCTGAGCGTCCCGAGCGGCCCTGGCACCAACTGGCTGGATGCGAAGGTCAAGGAGGGATACGTGGTGATGCTGGTCCCGCCGGATCCGACGAACCTTGGCCCGAATCTCACGTTCATCATCACGAAGGACCCGGTCGCGGTAAAGACCGCGTCTGCGTACATCAACCCGGTTGGTGCGGTGATCCTCGACGGCCCCCGTTCGGTCATCGAGGCGGCGAAGGGGCAGGCCCCCTCCGTCCCAGGTATCCCCGGCTCTGGCGGTACGTGCCCTCCCGGCAAGGTGGGTATTCCTCCTTTCTGTCTTCCTGTGCCTTCGGGCGGAGGAGGGGGTGGTCAGCAGCCCACGCCTCCTTTCGTTCCTCCGCTGCCGGGTGGTGGCGGCCAGAGCCCCGCGCCTACCCCGACGCCTTCTCCGACGGACCCGAGCCAGACGCCGACCCCGGTCGTGCCGCCTCCGGCGCCCACACCGACCCCTGCACCCGCTCCCGCTCCTCAGAAGCCGGCAACGGCTGCGATGGGCGGCTCGGGATGGGTCCTCCCTGTCTTGGTGGGGATCGGAGCCATCTCCCTCATCTCCCTGAGTGCTGCGAGCCGGAAGAAGCGTCGCTGAAATCACTCCTTCTGCTAGGATTGCCAGATGGAGATCGATTTTCGACAGATGCTCTTTGGGGTGGGCAGCACCGCTGTTCAGAGCCTCCGTTCGGGCAATCCGACCACCGACAGCTACGCACAGGCGGCGGCTCGTCTTCTCCAGCATGCCGGCAAGTGGTCTGCGGTCAGCCAGTCGGGGGTACGTTGTACGACGCGTCAGCGCACACCGATCGGAACGACTGAGATCTGTCGAGCCCCTGGGATTGGAGCCTGTGTCGTCTGTGACCAGCCGACTTGTTTCAACCACTCGATGATCTCTCCCCATGATGGAACGCAGATCTGTTTTGGGTGCGTGGGGCGTTCTCAGCAGCAGTACCGTGCGGGTGGTCCGGCAGAAGCTCCTGGGGTCAGCGACGCTGAGAAGAAGGCGGATTGCCTCATCGTACTTGGCCTCGCGGGAGAGGTGACTTGGGCTCAGGTCCAGGCGGTCTACAAGGCTATCGCCAAAGAGCAGCACCCCGACAAGTTCCCTCCCGCTCAACGGAAGGAGCAGGAGAAGAAATTCAAGAAGATCAACCAGGCCTATGAGTGGCTCAAGGCCCACTACGAGAAAGAAGCAGCATGATGATTCGTGGATTTGGAGCCTTCGGGCAAGAGACCCCTGTCGTTCCTGGCATGCCTGGTGGCATCACCTCCATGGATGAACTTGGCCAGCAGGTCACCTCCGGCCTCGTCGTCGAGCTTGGGAACAAGCAAGAGGGCAACTACAAGTGCTACGAGCCGACCGAGAAGCAGGCGGCCGAGGGCAAGAAGGCCATGTGCGTGGGCTCTAAGCAGTTCTACACCATGAGCCACCTCGGAGCGCTTGCCATCGGTGGAGCTGTCGGCTTCGCCATCTGCAAGATGATGAAGAAGTGATCTGATGTATACCTCTCTTGGACAGAACTTGGACTACGGCTGGGTGTTCCTCTACGGACCTCCCGCCAAGGGTGCGGCTGATCAGTTCCTTGGTTGGGTCTACACCTCCACGCCCGGCGCTCAGGTGATCGCGAAGCGAGCCTCGGGCGCTATCCCGGGGTTCCTCGACTTCAGTGCGACCACAGGTCTAGGCTGGCAGCAGCTTCAAGAGATGATCAGCCAGAAGACGGGTGAGTTCAGTAGTCAGCTGACGCCTCAGTTCTTGAGCTACTACTATCCCGCGACCCCTCAGGTCGCTCAGACGGTGCGTACCATCATGCGTGGTATCATCACGACGTCCGACCGAGAAGGTTGGATCCGCCAGGTTCGAGTGTTCGACCCGAACCGCAACCAGATCCGGTGACAGACATGTTCGGCTCCTACTACGAGGCAGATTACTACCGCAACCCGGTCCCCTACCGGCAGAGTGACATCGGCGAGCCGGTGCCTGGTTGGGGTGTAAACCCGTTGGTGGCTGGTCCTGCTCGTCTCGGGGTGGGAGCGCCTCCAATGCTGGACACTTCGCTCATGCGGGCTTCGGCCGCGCAGATGCAGACGCCCATTCTCCAGATGCAGACGCAGCGTGGTGGCACAACGACTACGGAGGGTGGAGTCACGCCCGGAGCGGGCGCCCCGATGGCGCTCCCGTGGTGGACGTACCCTGCTGCTGCTGCGGTCGCGCTCGGCCTCGTGGGCTTCTACGGGACGAAGAAGGGTTGGTTCTGAGATGAGCTACGCAGCTGTTGGAAATGTTGGCTTCAACGTCCAGGTGGACATCCCTCTGTTGACGGGTGGCCCTGCGGCCGAGGACACTGGTGCAACGAAGCCGAATTGTCCTGGCAAGCTCATGTCGGCGAGTGGTAGCGGGCCTCCGGCCCGATGCGACGGTGGCATCCATGCGGTGAACTGCAAGGAGGTCTGTTGCAAGGTCGAGTCTTGGACGAACAACACGTACAAGGACATCGGCGGTGAGATCTCACTGCAGCGTTTGAACGAGTCTCGCATCGAGCACTTGTTCGCAGCGATCTTCGCCGGTGGTGGTCTTCAGAACATGGCCTACGACCTCGGCGTGAAGCCGCCCTCCCAGGCGGACATGGCGCGCTACAACGAGGCGTTCACCGACTACTTCCGCATCATGGACAAGAACCGCTGGGTTCTTGCGAAGGGCCCTCGTCGCGGCTGCGACGGTGGAGGCGTTTATGATGTGTGGCGGACGCGTCCGGGCAGGTCGACTTGGACTGTGCAGCGCGTGACGACGTTGGAGAAGCTTGTCGGAAGCCTCGGCGGCCCTGGTCGTGCGAAGGCCATCGATCAGGTGGGTGTGCCCTACAACCAGTTCCTCCCCCCGGCTCACACGGCGAAGATGGACGAGCTGATCAATCTCACGATGACGGTGCCCGGTAGCCGGATGGGCGATCGGGTAGGCATGATGCCCACGCTCGCAGCGGCCTTCCGGCCGCAAAACGGCCTGCTCATGCCCTACGGTTGGTTTGCGACGTTCTTGCAGGCGCTTCGTCCGCCTCGGGTGATGATCTCAACCGCACTTGCGACGAAGTTCGGACCCCAGCAACAGCGCCTTGTCGATCTGATGAATCAGCCTGCGACGCAGCAGGCGGCCCGGGACACGACGCAGCCGGCGGCTCCGCCTCCGACAATGACCCAGCAAGAGGGTGGCATTCCCACTGCAGCGCTTGTCGCTGGTGGGCTCTTGGTGGCGGGTGGCGTTGCGTTCATTGCTCTGAGAAAGTGATCTGGCCATGTACGGCCTTGGTGTTCCCCCCAGTGAGACACTGGAAGACCTGAGAGAGCTTCAGGACTTCAAGTTCCCGTCGCCGCCGGAGAAGATGCAGGGCGTGATTGATGGGATCGATGCGGTCGTGCCCATCAAGAACATCAACTTGGATGTGGGCGGCATCATCAACCCTCCTGTTGCGAATCTGGTCACGGGTGTTCAGACGACCATCGAGAGCGCCACGGGGATGGGGTTCGGTCAGCTCGTCTCGCTGGCGGACAACGTCTACGGGCTCGCAAACGCGGCGAACACGGGGCAGTTCTTCATGGCGCTGAATCAGCTCATGAACGGAGCGCTGGACCTGGCGGCAGAGGCGAACGCGCAGGTCGCAGCGGCTGTGGAGTCGTTCCAGTCCATTCCTTACTTCGGGATGATCATGGATGCGATGCTGGGCTTCATCAGCGATGTGTTGAAGTCTCAGGCGCGGTACGCGGGAGCTACGGCGAAGTGCCAGCAGCGTGTGGACCAGAAGATGAACAACTTCTGCAGCACGCTCTCTCGGCAGTCAACGCCTCGTCCGACGGGTCCGAAGGGGCAGACGCCTGCGGACATGTTCCGTCCCTTGGCGGTGAAGTACCAGCAGGGGAGCCGGAAGTACCCGGCGAACGTCTCTACGATGTACCTGCTCTTGTGCGGGGAGGAGACGCAGGGCTTTGGCTTCCCGCGCGGCCACAAGTTCCCTTCGGGGGTTCGGATTCAGATCCCTCAGGACACGCAGCGTCGAATGTGGCGTGTGATCCAAGGGCTGATGAAGCAGGCGAAGAACCCGTCGATCACAGCTGCTTTCTCTGAGCTGAGTGACGGGGATGACGGCTACAGCTTGATGCCCATCTTGCAGGACGTCGTCTACAACGAGTGGATGGCGGGCCGCCTGACGCGGAACACGCTGAACTACCTCTCCGACTACGCGTTGAACTGGACCTACCACTACGAGGAGTGTCCAGATCTGACGAGGGGAGAGATCGGAGCCGGCGGCAAGCCTGCGGGTGGCGGAAGCTGCACTTCGCGTATCAACCTTGCCGAGGCTTTCGAGAAGTCGATCCAGACGTACAAGAATCAGCTTCGAGCGTATTACTGGGACCCGGTTCGAAACACGTGGAAGAATCCTCGCGGGGTCAAGTACAACATCAGCGGTGGTATTGCGAAGAACGCAAAGGCCAAGGGGCTCCTGACGCTGACTCCGAACGCCATCAAGCAGTTGGAGCAGACGCAGAAGTCTCGCGGTGGCGTCGCCCCGCTTGCCCACCTGTCGGATGATCAGCGCAAGGCAGCGATCGCGACTACGGCTGTCGTGCTAGGAGGAGGAAGCTTCTTCTTGGCGCGGCGTCTTGCGAAGTGAGCCGCTGGCTCAGTCTTCTTCCTCTTCATGTACGACGATGTACTCGCAGTTCTTCTCTTTCCCTCCGACGATGCCGAGGAAGACGGAGACCGAGCGTTCGCACTTGCGCACCTTCAGGCCCTCAGGGGTCTGGACGGCGTGTGTGATGTAGGGCCCGACGGTCGTCGTGCAGCCAGTGACAGATAGCAGAATGATGGTGATGATGATGCTCTTCATGGTGATCTCATGTTGACGACGGTTGCTTGTGTTCTGGCCAGAAGGGCCGACGGAAGTGTGTTGGCGGTTTCACGCCCAGACCCACCCCTTCGCTTCGGGTTGCCTGGTGGCGAGGTTGAGCCTGGAGAGTCTTGGGAGCAGGCAGCTCGTCGAGAGCTGTTCGAGGAGACGGGCATGCATGTCGCGGGTCCGCTGGTGAAGCTCTACGACACCATCACCGAGACGGGCGCTCATGTCATCACCTTTGAGGCGCCTCGCGTCTTCGGTGATATGCGGAGCAGCCCTGAGGGTTTGGCAGCTTGGGTGCCGGCTGTGACGCTGATTGCTGGCGACAAGGCGGCCTACCCTGAGCACACGCGTCGGGTCTTCACCATTGCTGGGGTTCGCGTCTAGCACGTTACAGCCGTAACACGCATCGCCGCCCGGAACAAGAGGTAGACTTTCTACCGTTACCGTGGCAACCTCTTCGACATGGCCGAACAAGAAGCCTCCGAAGGGGAGTTGAAGAAGGCTGAGGCTCCGAAGGTGCCTGAAGCTTTTGTTCGAGGTGGTACCTCCACGATGAAGAGCGAGGCGCTCTACGAGCAGCGCTTCCAGGAGGCGGAAAAGAGACGCGACGCGCAGGCGAACGAAGAGGGCGACGCTGTTCGAGTCAAGGGCTTCTCTGACCAGAAGAAGTCCGATCTAGCCTCCGCAGAGGCCATTAACGAGGCGACAGCCAAGGGCACCGGGACGCTTTTCCAGAACCAGTTCACGCGGCATCCGGAGATCCCAAAGGCTTACATCCTGCTCAAGTACTGCGACAGTCGTGGCGAGCAGATCAAGTTTCAGGGTGACCCCGTCTTCTGCCAAGCAGACCTCATCGTGGGCATGGACCCTCTCTTCCCTGAGGAGCTGAGTCTCATCCTCGTCTGTCCTCGATGTGTCCAGCATGGTCAGAAGCATCTCCAGGACTGCCAGATGACGATCCGTCAGAGGAACCGAAACTTCGAGTTTCGTTCCGGGATGGGTCCTCCGACTTTCATCTTTCAGGGCCGCACGTTTCGATCTGCCGGCATGATCGTCGAGTCTGAGTCCTTCCGTTGCCCCGACTGCAACTGGAAGGCTCGCATCAGCAAGAACATGGTGCTTCCGGATCGATGATGGAAGACTTTCTCGACATGGGCCTCGTCACTTTCTTGGTATGTGTCGTCTTCTTCTTCGGAAGTTGTGCCACACATTGTGGCTGGCGAGCTGGCGACGCGTTCTCTGACTTCGCCGAGAGGCTATACTTGAAGAGTGAGTAGTGAAGACGCCCTTCCGGGCTCCGCGTCGTTCCAGGTTGGGAACGACACTTACATCGTCTGGGTTCCTTCTGTCACCGCGCTGCGGTCGATACGCCCGACGAGCTTCAATCCTCAAGGGGAGACTGCAATCTATTCTGGTCCGACTGAGATGATGATCTTGCCCCTCCCGATAGGGGAGGTGGCCGCGAAGATCGAAAAAGAGCGAAAGGGGTACTTGGAATGGCGAATGAAGCTGAAGAAGCGGGTGAAGGCTGGGCAAAGCAGCTAGCTGGCTACCATGGCGCGTACAACGCGTCAGATCAAGATCGAGCCTTTCACCCGAGCACTCGTGCAGCTGAGCACGAGAAGGGTGTTGCTTTCATCTGTCCGTGGGAGGATCCCTACTCGGGGTTCGCGGAGCATTCTCGCCGCCTCGCTCGTGCTCTCAACGACGCGGGGCTTCCCACGCACATGCGCTCGCTCGATGCGAGCATGCAGATGCACACCCAGTTCGAGCTGGGCGGCAAGGACAAAGTCGACCTGCGTGAGCAGTACCACGACCTGCTCGACAAGAGCATCAAACATCTGATGGTCAGCGTCTACCATCTCGTCCCCGACGATGCTGAGCTTCAGGTTCTGACGACACACCGTCATCTGACGCCGGAGCAGCTGGAGTGGGCGAACAGCTACAAGATCATCTCGACGGTCTGGGAGCGGGATCGGATCAGCCCGGCTGCGACTCAGGCGTTGAACCGCGTGGGACAGGTCTGGACGGCGACGTCGCAGCACGCAGAAATGCTGGCGGAGTGCGGTGTGAACTCCGACAAGATCAAAGTCGTCCCGCTCCCCTATTCGAAGATCGATCCCATCTTCGACTTGCGAGGCCGCAAGCGCATGAAGGGCGTCCCTCGTTTCTACCATATAGGAAAGTGGGAGCCGCGGAAGGCCCAGCACGAGATGCTGGGTTGTTTCCTCCGCGCCTTCGAGCCTGGTGAAGCGAAGTTTTACCTGAAGACGAGCGAGACGTCGCCGGACTTCGGAGACTACCCGCGCAGCCCTGATGCGTCGATCGAGCGCTGGCTGACGAAGGAGGGCCTCTCCGGCAAGTGGTCGTTGGATCAGGTCAACCAGAACATCCACGTCATCAAGAAACGGATCAGCCCAGAACAGATCTTCCAGCTGCATCGGATGGGGGACATCTACTTGTCGCTCAGCCGTGGTGAAGGCTGGGACATGCCCGCCTACGACGCGAAGCTTGCGGGCAATCTCCTGGTCTGGACGGCAAGCGGTGGCCCGCAGGAGTACGCAGGACAGGACAGCTTCTTCGTGGACTCCCTCGGCACTCAGCCGGCTCATCCTTTCTACAAGTGGGACGACGCAGAGTACCTCAGCTGGGACTACGTTCACGCGGTCAAACAGATGCAGAAGGCGGCAGGAGAGGTCAACTCGACGCTGAAGCCGCCTGACCTTCCACCTCTCTCTGACTTCGATCGCTTCAGCCCAGAGTGCGTTGGTCAGCTGATGAAGTCGTTCATCGAAGAGCTGGTCGAGCAGAATGAGGAGCGGTGGTCATGATGTGGGTTGTATCTTTTGCAGTTTCTGAGGACAACGTCGTCTTGATGGGCACCTTCTCCGAGCGGCTTGAAGCTAAGCGGTTTGGCGAGAGGGTCGCCAGGCGACAGGGCTACAAGGGCGAGCTGTCTTGGCATGATGGCTCCGAGACGTTCTGGTTCGAAGAGCCAGGACTCGAAGGCGGCTTCTTCATCACGCAGCCCGTCTCCAGACTCACCCATGAAGGCAAGAAGGCACAAATCGACATCAGTCGACCTAGCTTCGAGAAGGTGTTCGATCTGATGGAGGAAGAAGAATGCCAAACCGCGTAGGCATCGTCACCGTCGCTGATAGTCGCAAGGGGCTGTGGCGCGACATGGAAGTCCTTAGCTGGGCCGTCAGCATGCCGCCCCCCAGGGCGGAAGGCCAGCGTGCTCAAGGTTTGAGCGTCTTCTGTGCGAAGATGAGTGACCGCGTCTCCCCTTCGGTGGTGAACAGCTTGCCGGAGGGCGGTAGCGCGGGGGCACCCCTGTTCCAGGGCACCTTCGAAGCGTTTGCACAGACATGTGATGTGGTGGTCTTCTTCGAGACCTTCTACATCAACCTCGTCAAGCATCTGGTCGAGAAGGGTAAGCGCGCGATCTACGTCCCGAACCTCGACTGGGCGACCTGCTCAGACGGAGGCTCGATGGCGTGGAAACGTCAGATCAAAGAGCTTCAGAACTCGACTGACAAGTTCCAGGTCTGGGCTCGGCAGCCTTCGATTGAGCATGCGCTTTTGGAGCATGGTGTTCGGAGCGAGCATGTCCCTTGGTCGATCCCTGATGAGATCGTTCGTGAGCCTGAGGTCAAGGCTGACGATCAGCCCTTGAAGTTCTTCGTCAACGCAGGCTTCGGAGGCCACAAGGGACGTCGCGCGGTGGACCTCGTGCTCAAGGCCTTTGCGAAGGCGAAGAAGCGCGCCCCGATGGAGCTAATCGTCAAGAGCATCAAGCCTCTCGTCGAGTACGTCGGAGATGCGATGGGTTGCATCGACGAAGACGTCGGTGTCATCGAGGGCTTTAGTCCGCGGACTCAGATCGATCAGCTGATGAAAGAGGCTGATGTTGTAGTTAGTGTCTCTCGCTGGGAGGGGTTCGGTTACGGTGTCATCGAGGCACTTCATGCGGGCAAGCCAGTGATCACACATGGTGGTTGGCCTGTTGGTGACGCGGTCACTCACAAGCACAACGGTCTCCTGGTGGAATGCGCATCTCAGGGGAAGTTCAACCTGACGCCTCACTGGGAAGCTGACGTCGACTCCATCGCCGATGCGATGGTCGAGCTTGTGACAGATCGCGATCTGTTGCGTCGTCTCACCGCACCCTGCCCGGCGGAGCTTCAGGCGCGCCAGTACGCGTTCATGCTTCGCGCTCGCGCTCTTCTCTTCGAGGAGCCTGAGCCGCGGGTCGTCATCTTTGGGAGCGAGCAGCATTTAGCTCAGCCTTCTGAGAAGTACTGGCAGATGGCGCTCGAAGCTCACGGCTATCGGGTGGACTACCAGCTGGCGAAGGGCGGCAACTACGGCGCGACTCTCGCGAAGTGGTGCGATTTCATCCTAGTGGGCAAGGCGCGCTTGGAGACGCTCAAGAAGGTCCGTGACAACAACGCACACGACGTGCCGGTGATTGTCTGGCATCACGACTACGGGACGGTTGTCAGCGAGCTTCACGACAACTTCCTCAAGTACGGCGATCTCGTCTTTGCTCCCTACGAGCAGGACGACGTGAACTATCTTCTACCGGGTCCTCGCTCGGGTGGCGACCGCGGCCGGGGCCTTCGCCGCACCTACAAGAAGCGGGCGGAGCCCGAGCATGACGTCGTGTTCATCGGTGGGGACTCCTTCGAGCGGAAGGCGATCCTCAAGCAGCTGAAGGCTGAGGTTGGCCTCGTAACGTTCGGCCCTGGGATGGCACACCCGCCTGTGTACGACGCCTCAGCTGACGACGTCTACAGCAACGCGAAGATCGCTCTCAGCCTTTCTCGCTTCAACGACACGCCTGGCTACACGAGCAACCGGCTGTTTCACGCAGCCGCGCTTGGGACGGCTGTCTTCTCGCACACATTCCCTGGTGATCGACAGCTTTTTCCAGAGAAGCTTGCTGGCATCTTCTTCGTCCGTGGTGGCGACATGTCAGCGTCGATCCAGAAAGCGCTCATCGGCTGGGATCACCTCAAGGGACAAGCGCAGGAAGTGGAGAGCTACTGCTGGCGCCACCATTCTTGGCACGATCGGATCTACCAGATGGTCTGGCGGATCCACAAAGCCATGACGGACATCCGAGACAAACGTCGCAAACGCAACCGGAAGAAGAAGCCGCCTCGCAACGCTCTGCAGTTCATCCCGAAAGGAAAGCCCATGGCACCCCCGAAGCCGCCTGTTGTTCAGACCCCTGACTGGAACGGACCGAAGAAGGTCAACATCGGATCTGGTCCGCGCGTCCATGCGGGCTACGAGAACATCGACGTGCGGCCGTTCCCTGGCGTGCGTCAAGTCGACTTGATGAAGGGCTTGCCGTACCCGGACAACGTTCTGCACGAGGTCCTGGCGGAGGATGTGTTGGAGCACTTCCGACCGGCGGAGCTGGTCAAGACGATCCTTCCGGAGATCTACAGAGTCCTCCGACCCGGCGGCAGACTGGTGGCGCAGATGCCCGACCTTCACGAGATGGTCAAGCAGTGGAAGCGTGGGGATGTTGACGATGAGATGATGTCGATGCGCATTCACGGTCGTCAGGACTATCCGGAGAACACGCACTACGCCTCCTACACCGAGGCGTCGATGACGAAGATCCTCAACCGCATCGGCTTTGGCACGGTGAAGCGTCTCGACACCCGGAACTGGAACATGGTGCTGGAGGCTCGCAAGGGCCCAGCGGAGGCTCCGCAGCAGAACCACCGCAAGGAGTTCAAGCCTCAGCCTGGCAAGGGCGACCAGACGGACTGGAACGCGTACTGGGAGCAGCGCTCACAGAAGATGGGACAGCTCTCGGTCACGCCGGGGAGCTGGAACGAGCTGCGTCAGCGCCAGGAGACGGACAAGCTCTTCAAGCTGATGGAGGTCGAGTGGCGCAAGCGTTCTGGCGCTGTCGTCATGGACTATGGCTGCGGCGTGGGCCGGATGTCGCGCAAGCTCCAGGAGGCGGAGGTCAAGGTCAAGGGTGTCGACGTGTCGCCGAACATGGTGATGATCGCGCGGAAGAACGGCGTGGATGCCGATCTGATCGAAAACAAGCGCATCCCCTACGAGGACGACACCTTCGAGGGTCTCTTCGTCTGCACCGTGCTGCAGCACATTCCTGACCTCGACCTCAAGGCAGCGGTGGAAGAGATCAAGCGCGTGCTCAAGCCGGGCGCTTTCATCATGCTCTTCGAGAACTGCGAGGGTCGCTACGGACGCACGTCTTCGAGTGGGCATGTCATTTTCCGTGAGCCGGGTGAGTATGCTTCTCTCTTCGAAGGGATCCAAGAGGTACTTCGCTACAACATCGAGGGCGAAGACCACGTCCTCATGTGGGGCACGCTCGCGGGCGAGCCTGAGGCGGAAGCCGAGGAGTCTGAAGGAGAGCCTGAAGAGACGGAGTCATGAGGATTGCCGTCGCCGTTAAGAGCCACAATCCGATGGCTCACATGCGCATGCACCTTTTGGAGTCATGCATGAAGTCGGTGTACGAGGCGTTCCCTTACGATCCGTCGGGCGGGATTGTCTGTGAGAACTTCCTGTTCATGAATGGCTTCGATGACGGGAGCCAGGAGGCCCAGGAGGAGCTTGCCCAGTCCTTCGACTTCCACTGCCTTCCCATCAAGTCAACGGACGACAACTACACGCCGGGGGCGGGGGCGAACGTCATCGGTGACTTGCTCAGCTACCGTTGGCGTTCAGAGTTTCCGATCTTCGACGCGGTGGTGTTCAGCGACGATGACATGATCTGGCGCCCGCGTGCGGCTGAGATCGTAGCGCACCTCATCCTCAACAAGCCCGACAGCGTCAAGATCATCTCAGGGCTCCTGGAGCCAGACTGGGCGTGGAACAAGCCGCGCCGCACGGTCTCGACTCCGGCTGGCATCAACATGCTGGTTCGGGACAGTTGTCCGGGTGCAGGCTGGTTCTTCAGCCCAAGTGACTGGGCAGACCACATCTCACCGCACATCGAGCGGAAGTTCGGTTACGACTACGACGCTTGCGTCGAGCTGAAGAAGGCGGGTTTTGAAGTGGCTCAGGTTGATCTGGCGGAGCATGCTGGTTGGGGAGCATCGACCCATGGTAACGAAGCCATCAACCACGGAAAGCCGCTTGATCGAAAGCGCTGGGGAGTGTGAGCCTGAGGTCAGGTCGCGCGCCGACCAGCGGCTGATGCGCTGCGCCTGGTGCTACATTCTGCTGGCCCAGCCTCACCCATGGTACGACAAGGATACTGGGATGCTCTGGGGTCTTTGTCGTAGGTGCGTACCGGGTGGTTTGCTATACTACTAGCGCCATGGGCCAGTACACTTTCCAGCAGGGATTTAGCTACGTCGCAGCTTTCGACAAGCCTTGGATTGCCAGCTCGGGCATGATCAAGAGCGGCGTCGAGGACCAAGGCTTTCGGGTTGATGCCTACTACAAGTGCGAGAAGGCCCCCAACTTCCCCTTCGTCCCCCCGAGTCGCGCTCGCTGTGGCAAGGACTACGACCACGTGGCCGTGGTAACGCGGACGGCGCGAACGGAGCGAATCGATGTTCCGAAAGAGGTGAAGTGGATCGTCCAAGTTCCGAAGGCTCAGCCTTCGCCTCCGCCCAAGCCGCCTTCTGGCACGCTTCCGCAGCAGGGCCCATCGGGGCCCAACATCGCATCGTCGGCGCAGGCGCCGAACCTGTTAAAGACTCCAGGCAAGGAAACGCCGAAGTGGGTCTGGGCAGCGGCGGGCGGAGCCGGTATCATCGTGCTCTTGAAGTTGCTGGGCAAGTAGCTCTGAAGGAAGGGGGAAGAGATGAAGATTCGACTGTACGGCGTAGACCGTGGAGAAGGCAGCTGGACGCGCGTCAGCCGTGGGGTAAAGGAAGGCCTGGAGGCTTGCGGTGCGCTTGCGTCGTTTCTGAATGTCAGCCGGGTGGATGATCCTGGCTACGACTCCCTTGACCAAGGTTTTGACGCTCCGGTCGGTTTGACGATCGGTCCGCCGATGGCGGCTAGCGTGATGATGGGGCGTGGAGAGCATTATCGGCGCCTGCTGATGATCGCGAGCAACAGCTCGTGGTTGCCCCGAAGCCTGATGGAGCGGTCGGACAAGATCGTCACGGGCTACGTTGGTCCGAGTCAGTTCTCGATTGAGGTGATCAAGAGAAACACGCTGATGACGAAGAGTCTCCACCTCTACCTGCATGGGGTGGACAAGGCTTTTCAGCCGATGCGCGGGGTGCGGAAGCCGAAGGGGTGGTCGGTGCTTCACATGGCTTCGACGCACATGCAGCGTAAGGGAACGCGGGAGCTTCTGTACGCGTGGGGCTTGGCGCTCCGGAAGAAGCTGATCCCTCAGGACAGCGTTCTTCGTCTGGTGATCGATGGCCCGAAGGGGGTATATCTTTCGGAGATCCATAAGGCGACGCAAGGGATCGTTGAGCACGCGGAGAGCATCGTGGTTCTGCCGCGCCTAGAGCTTTCTGTAGATGATCTGCGTTTCTTCTACGCGCAGCACCACTTGGTGGCTCAGCCTTCTCGGGCCGAAGGGTTCGGCATGGTTCCTTTGGAATCAAGGGCCTGTGGTGTCCCTGTGCTCGCGACGGCTTGCACCGGTCATGAGGAGCACATCCAGCCGGCGGATGGCATCGTCGTGGTACCGCATGGCTTGAACGGTCCGATCGATGATGGTCCGGGAGCGGAGGCGCCAACTGTTTCTCCGGAGGACATCTGTGAGGGCCTCATCGAGGCTTACGATCGACGAGAGGTTTTGAGTGCGCTCGCGATGGAGCAGTCGGCTTACTTTCGGGATGTTTGGTCCTGGCCGAAGGTGACACAAGAGTTTCTCCGGTCTCTTGAAGCTAGCTCTTGACAGGTCTTCCTTGTAGAATGCGAGCATGGATTTCGGTTCTGCTGGTATCAAGGGAAACGGGAAGGCACGTGCCTTTGAGTTCCCGGATGGCGTGGACGCTGAGGTGGCGCTCGCGGGTCGCGCTCGTCTTCGCTACAACGCTTTCACGAACCAGCTTGAACTGAGCGTCAGTGGTAACCCTTACTTGCCTTTCACGGCAGGTGGCGGAGCGATTCCACTCAATGGAATATCCTGGGTAGACGGACGTAACGGGAACGATGGAACTGCCATTTATGGCAGTCAAAACAACCCCTTCCAGACGGTTCAAGCCGCCATCAACTCGGCGATTGGGTCTGGGTTCACGACTATCGGCATCGTCGTTCTTGGCGGAGATTACCCAGAGGACGTCGTCGTGCCGAACGTCCTCGTCGACACGCGCCTGGGGATCGTGGGCCTTGGCGGGGCGGGCGTCAACATCCGTTCGCTGACGGCCTCTTGTCCGACAGGTGCAGGTGTTCGACTTGATCTCTCGATCGAGTCGCTCACGTTGGGCACCCGAGTTGGTGGGGGCCAGACGGTAGCTCCTTTGACCCTTGTGGGGGACAACGGGAACTTGGAGGTGGAGACCCGTGGCGTGAACATGAACAGTTCGACGCCGAACATTCCTCCCTTCCAGACGTTGAACGCCGCTGCGACTGGCAACCTCGACGCCGTGATGGGAGAGTCGATTTTGCGCGCGACGGCATCTCCGGCGGCGGCCGTAGAGATGGCGTTTGGCGATGTCGAGTTTCGCGACATAACGCTTCGAGGCCTGGATACGACTCAGGTTCTGATCACGGGCCCGTGCAATTTCACGGGTTCAGACGTGGTGCTCCTCGCAGATGGTGCAGGCGGCAACCCTCTGATCGCTCACTCTGGGCCTTCTGGTCAAATCAACTTCGTCTCAAGTTTCTGTCAGCCCTCTTCGACGACCGATGATTTTATCCAGGTCTCTTCTCCTGCGACGAGCGTTGTACTTCGCTCCTGCATCGTTGGAAGCAACGGTTACACCGGTCAGGTTCTTCTATCCGGCGGACCGGTCTTCTACAACTTTGTCAGCTCTGTAGACGGAAATCCTGTTCCGATTGTGGGTGCTGGCTTTGAGACTCGTTTTCAGAACAGTAGCCAGGTCCAGCACAACAGCACGACGGTCATCGGAACGCAGCCTGTCGATCAGGCCATGGACGACTTGCTCTTCGGGACGACGCAGATTGGAGCGCCCATCGTTGGCCCTGGCACCTTCGCCCTTGGAGATGATTCGACGATTCTCGTCGATACGGGTGCGGCTGTAACGCTGACGCTTCCGGCCATCACGACGCGGCCTCGCGGCAAGGCTTATCGGATCGTGGACGCGACGGGCGGCGGCACGCCTGTCACGATCAATCCGACGGGTGCAGATACCGTGAATGGCGGCGCGTCTCTTACGTTCACCCCTGGTGGCGCGAACGCCTCCATCGTCCTTCAGTCGGAGTCCGCTTCCACCAACTGGGCTCTGACCCAGGCGGATCCAACGACTGGCGGCGGTGGTGGTTCGACGATTCCTGTTGACCGCATCACCTACGTGAATCAGCTGAACGGCAACGACGCAACCGGTGTGGCGGGTGACATTGCTTTCCCCTTTCAGACTGTTCAGGCAGCGGTCAACGCGGCCATCGCGACTTTGGGCTTCAGTGCGGGCAACCTGGGCATCGTCGTTTCTCCTGGGTCCTATCTGGAAGATGTCGATATCGACTACACGCTCAGTAGCGGGATGTATCTCGGCATTTACGGCGATGGTCACGCGGTGAAAATCCGGAGCATCAACGTCATCGGACCCAATATCCCGGTCGGTTCTCCTTTCTTCCAGGAGCTTTTCATCGGTGATCTCTGCATCGGCTTTCCCGAGGGCGCTGGCTTCTCTAGCCGCCCCGCACTTCAGGTCCGCGAGGGCCTTGCCCCTCTGAACGTTGTGCTCTCGAACGTGGGATGCTTCGTAGCAAACGGCAACGAAGACGTCGTCGTCATTGGCCCAGCCTCGACGGGAGGTGTCACAGTTGAGGCTGTTGGCGGCGGAGCTTTCGCGAATGACAACATCAACGCTGTGACGGGCCGCGCGCTGGTGATGGACACGGGTACCTTCCGGGGTACTGGCTTCAATCTTCAGTCTCGGAACGCCCCTGCGGTTGAGATCACTGGCGCCGCCATCTACAACGACCAGGGTTCTCGTATCGCTCAGGTGTTGGGCGTGGGAACGGACCCTCTAATCCGAACGACTGCGACGACGCTTCACCTCATCAGCCTGAACAACACGCAGCTCGTTCCGACCACGACAACGGTCGACGTCATCGAGACGAACGACATCAACGCGGACATCACGTTGAACGATGTTCAGGTTCAGCTCATCGGTTCGTCTGGCAACATCAACATGACCTCGGGTGGCATCGTCAACGTTACGAGCGCCTACGTCTCGCAGACGGGTCCTTGTCCCATTATCGGCGCCACGGTCGTGAACCTCGACCACCAGGGTTCACAGGTCGGCTACTCGTCCTCGACGGTCCTTGGTGACCGCGACATGACAGATGCTGTGACGCAGGTCGTACAGGGTGTCAGTGACACGGTGGCTCGGCTCACAGGTGGCGGCGCGTTCGCTGCTGGACCGGAGGAAGTCATTTTGGTGGCTGAGGGCGCCTCTCCGACGACCATCACGTTGCCTCTTCGGAGTACAGTAGTCGATGGTAAAAAGTACCGTGTGGTGGATGCGCTCCCTGCAGGTTCTGCGGGCATCACGATCGCTGCTTCTGGCGCCGATACTATCAACGGTGGCGCGACGTTTGTGATGACGACGGGCCCGAATAACTACGTCGAGGTCATCGCTGAGGTGGGCGCTCCCTCGGCTTGGACGATCATCGGTATTCGTCCTTGAGGAGGTGAGAGATGGGTAGAGGAACAGTCGGTTTCAAGGGCCACGGGATCACGCGATCTCTGGAGTTCCCCAACGGGGAACTGGCCCCTGTTGCGCCTCCAGGTCGTGCTCGTCTTCGCTACAACGATGCGACAAGTCAGCTTGAGCTGAGCATCTCCGGCGGCGCCTTTGCGCCTGTAGGCACGGGCGGCGCCACTGCGGCGCTGAGTTACGCGGCCTGGGTGGATGAGCGCTCAGGCAACGATGGCACGGCGGTGGTAGGCAACATCAACCTGCCATTCCTCACGGTCCAGGCTGCGGTGAACGCGGTCATTGCCCTGGGCAACCCAGACGCATCGATTCTCATCTTGCCTGGCAATTACCAGGAGGATGTTGTGGTTCCGGCTGCCTTTGCTGACATCCAGATAGGCTTCTCTGGAGTGAGTGGTGCGAGCAATATTCGCTCGATCACGCTGAACGCTCCGGCGGCTCCTGCGGTCCGGGCTCAGTTCACGCTCAACGAGCTGACGCTGGGCAACCGTGTGGGTGGTGGGCAGACGGTTGCGCCTCTGGTGATCGTCAACGGTGACGGGGACACGGACGTCTTCGCAACGCAGCTGCAGCTCTTCACTTCGACGCCTAACATCGACTTGGTTCGAACTGAGAACAACACGGCTTTCGGTTTATTGACGGTCCAATTCAACGGCGGCCAGGCTCTAGCGACACCTGGGTCGGCGAACTCGCGAGCCTTGTTCTTGGAGGCGGGTACGATTCTGACGAACGATTTTCTCACCTTCTCGCAGACGGCTTCTGCGATTGAGATCGACGGCTTCGTTGCTCTGTTCGACGTGGGCTCGGTCTATCAGCAGAGCCTGGGCTCGGTGTCGCCTCTCATCACTTGCTCGCTGACGTCCTTCGCGTTCGTCAACCTTTTTGGAACGTCGCTCCAGCTTCCGACGGCTAACACCGTCATCGACCTGCCTTCTCCAGGCGCGAGCGTGAACCTCAACGGAGGCGTTGTTCAGTCGTTCGTGCATGCCGGCGCGGGTATCGCGACGCCCGGCACCGCGGCGGTGAACTACATCTCCGACTTGGCGGGCAACCGCCTCTCGGTGTCTGCGCTTTCTGGTTTGGGCCTCCTTCAAGGCGCCGAGCTGGTGGCCTTCGACTCGACGACGAACGTACTCCCTGCAGGCCTAACGGCCACCGAGGGCATCGATCGTGCCATCCAAGGGGTGAGCGACACGGTGGCACGCATCACGGGCGGCGGCGCTGTGGCGGCAGGGTCTGAAGAGATCATCTTGGTGGACGAGCCTGCCCTAGCCACCACCATTCTTCTTCCGCTCCGAAGTACGGTCGACGAGGGGAAGAAGTATCGTGTCGTCGATGCGACGCCGGCTGGTGCCGCTGGCATCACAGTGGCAGCTTCGGGCGCTGACACAATCAACGGAGGCCCTTCGACGGTGGTCACCTCTGGTCAGAACAACTACGTGGAAGTCATGGCGGAAGCTGGCGCGGCCACAAGCTGGGTGATTGTCGGCATTCGGCCCTGAGGTGATTCATGAGTGATGGCTCTATCGGTTTCAAGGACGTCGGGCGCTGGCGTGCGCTTGAGTTCCCTGACGGACAGAATGCAGAAGTCTCTCCTCTTGGGCGTGCTCGTGTTCGCTACAACGACGGCAGCGGGGAGCTTGAGGCCAGTCTGGATGGCGGGCCGTACCAGCGTATCGGAGGCCTCACGCAGAACGGTGCGGGCTGGGTTGACGCTTTTGGCGGGAACGATACGACAGCGGAGTATGGCCGTCTCGATCTCCCCTTTCGAACGGTGCAAGCAGCAGTCGATGCGGCTTACGCGACAGGGGGAGACAATCTAACTCTTGTCATTTTTGCAGGGGACTACCCGGAGGATGTCGTCATCCAGCCCCCCCCCGCTCAGCCGACGACCTTGACGTTGTTTGGTCTCTACCGTAGCGGTGTGAGGGTCCGTTCCGTCACGTTGGACAACCCAAGTGGCGCCCAGACAGCTGACGTCGTGATGTCTTCCCTGTCTCTTGGCAGCGATGCGGGTGGCCAAACGGTTCCACCCATCACGCTCCAAGCTCCGAACAACGGGACCCTTCGAGCACGCCTCGACAACGTCATCGCGACGAGTTCCACGCCTGGCATTGACGTTTTTCAGCAGACCAACAACTTTGGCGTTGTTACCTGTGAGGCCAACAACAGCACCCTGACTGCGACGGATGCTGCAACAGGTTCACGCGCTGCCTTCATCAACTCAGGGGCCCTCGTCGCCAACAACTGCACTCTGAGAGGCTTCTCCGCCAACACCGTATTGGTCGAAGCCGCTGGCACTTTCACTATGTCAGGAGGGTTCCTCGACCAGGGTGGCCTCTTTGGTGGTTTCACTACTCTTCAGAGCAATGGCACCGGAGCCGTGGTGCTCACCAACATTCGCGCGAGCCCAGCTGGGTTTTTCGACGACGTTATTGCCGCTAGCAACTCGCTCGCTAACTTCACTGTTCTGGGACTGCTGGTTATCGACGGTTTTTACTTCGGGAATGCTTTCATGAGCGGGAATGTGTTCGCGTATTCCTTCCTCGCGAATACGGCTGGCACTCCGATTCCGATCATCACTGCGCTACAGGTACGACTTCAGCGGGCCGAGCAGGTAGGCGCCTCGGTTGGCACTCTGGGGAACACGACTGTCAACGCTGCGCTTGACAACATCCTCGTCGGTGTCACCAACATCAACAATCGCATCAACGGTCCTGCCGTTTTCGCACCTACGACACAGCGAACTTTGCCTTGCAATACGACGGGAGGGGTCGTCACCTTTAACCTTCCGACGATTAACGCTTTCCCTCGTGGCAAAACTTTCCGGTTCGTTCATGCTGTGCCTGGAGCGAGCGACATCGTCATCAACTCCTCTGGTGCTGATACGATCGACGGAGGCGCATCCTTCAACCTACCGGCTGGAGCGAACAACTATGTTGAGATCCAAAGCTAGGTGGGGATCAACAACTGGGTGGTGGTTTCTCGCCGTCCTTGAGGTAAGAAATGGCAGCAGGTGATGACGGCAGCGCGGGTCCTTGGGGCTTCAAGGGACAGGCTCGAAGGCTCTTCGAGCTTCCGAATTCTGAGGAGGCTCAGGGCAATCCGAGTGAGACAGCTCCGATTGGGCGTGCTCGGATTGGCTACGACGACTTCCGGAATTGGATCACAGCGTCGATCGGTCTCGACGTCTTCCGTCCGATCTTCGAGGACGCGCAGTACATCTACACATTCTTCCGCGAGACGATGGTCGAGAACGGCCAGTTCACTCCGGTGGAGATCGACGCGGGGCTCATCAGTCAGCCTTTTATCCAGGCATCAGACCTCCCGGTGCCTCCTCCCATGGGACCGACGATGCCTGCGTTTGCGGTTGTGCGCGAGGGTGCAGCCCAGCTTCAGCTCTACTACTGGGACTTCATCGGTGCGACCGGTTGGATCGGTACGACCTACCCTTGGCTGAGTCCGGTGTTGCCGCCTGAGTTCGTGCTCGACCAAAACACGGGCTACGGCGCTCCGCTGGGCAACTTCCAGTTCTCTTTCGGCTCTGAGATTCAGATCGCCCAAGCCTGCACGGCAACGGACATCAACGCTCGCGTGAACGCTGTCGGCGGACCTCATGCCTTCGACGTTCGACTTACGACGACGCCAGGGCCGTCAGCTCCTGCGCTTACGAGCTACACGAACATCATCGTCTCTGGCACGCACACCTTCACGACGACGGGTTGGGAGACCATCGCGACGATCTCTCAGCCGCTGGCCGTGAACGACTGGATCCTCACGAGCATCTATGGCTCACCAAACTCTGCGTTCTTCAACATCCCTGCAGAGCGCTCTGCTGGCAATTTGAACGAGAACTTTGGCGTGCTGAATGCCAGCCTCTATGCCTTTGTGGGAGCAGCTCCCCCGGGAAGCATCGTCATTCCTACGACGCGTGACATCAACAACTGCTACGGCCTTTGCACTCCGGAGCTTGGGTAATGTCTAACGAGAAAACCCTTCTTCCGCCTCTGATCACGGAAGACCGCGCCCGCCGCGAGCGCACCCTCGATGCGGTTCAAGGTCAGACGATTCATTCCATTGTGGAGACGAGCCCCGCGACAGTCGCCAAGGCCCACTTTGCCTATCAGGCCTTTCTGGTCGACAAGGTCGAGCAAGCTTGGCTCTACACTCAGACGAACTCCAATCTGCTGTCTAAGGCCGTAGCCGTGGACACTTCTACGCCTTGGCTCGACAACGTGACCTCGAACGGTCTGACAATTCGGGCGAACATCATCGCCCAGCTGGCTTCACCGGTACCGTAGTTGGAGACCTTCGAGCCGGCCCATGACCATGGTGTCGGACTTGTTTCGGATCTCCCACTTGAAGCTCTCGTTATTGAGCGCTCGCAGCCTACGACGCTGCACCTGACGGATGGCATCCTCTGGGCCGCAGTTGGTGAGTATGCGGATGGCGCAGGCGTTGATGAGCCCGCTCCGGTTCCATCCGGCCATGCAGGTGACCAGCACGGGCTCAACAGCGGCTCGCTCTGCGACCCACAGCGCCGCGACGAGGACCGCATCCCACTCCTGTTGACTGAGGGGGTCACCATCGTCTTCGAGCGGCACGCGCAGCACGCGCATCCCCACGTAGTTGCTCTGGCTGGGCTGGTGCTCCTTGGCGGAGAGCACGAGGCTCTTGAAGCCGGCGCGCTGAAGCATCTCACCGGGAGGAGCCATCCCGCCCTGCCAGACGTTGGGGATGACCTCATCGGCGTCGATCGGTTCAGGCTCGTTGAGGATGTACCGTTCGAGGTCGTCGATAGCTTTCATCGTCTGAGCATTCTGACAGCAAAGAAGCCGAGAACGCCAGCGGCAATTGCTGGAGCGACGCGTGCGTTGAGCGAAGCCTTCGGGTCGTACTGGGGATGACCGGGAATGATGGGAGGACCGTTCGAGCCGGGCCCTGGGGGCAGCGGCCCGTTGGGAACGTCAGGCACGAGGATGTGCGCCTTGCCGTAGGCGCGCGTCACGTGGGGTCGTACCGACCCTGTGGCGTCTTCGACGCTGATGACGCCGTCGCCGCCCTTGTCGAGTCGCTTGTTTAAACGGTAGGCATCAGAGGGGGCACTGTAGACGGTAGCAGAGGGGGAGGAGCCGATGAAGCTTGGAGCGAAGACGGCCATGTAGTGGTCTTCGAGGCTGGTTCGGCGGACTTTCTTCTGGCGCTGGACGTACTCGAAGTACTTTTCCACAAGGGGGAGCTGCTCTTCAGCGCTCATCTTCATCAGATCGTCGTTGGTGACTCCGAGCATATCCCGAGCGGTCTTGCAGAACTGGATGAGACCTGTGCATTTGCTGCTTGGGTTCTGTGCCTTTGGATCAATTCCGCTTTCGAAGCGCATCACGGCTGCGAGGTAGCTGGGGTCTAGGCCCTGGCGATCGCTCAGCAGGACAAGCTCCCTTCGGAAGGCGGGGGTCTGCCTGTCAAGTCTTTCGATGGCAAGAAGTTCGCGCGACATGACGGTTGTGATATCTTACCACCCAGTCATGAGGTCTGCGAAGCGACTGTGGATTTACGCGGGTCTCGGTGTCCCGGAGGGTGTTGCGCTGGTGCGCCGTCCTCGGAGAAGCCGAGCGAATCGGCGTGTCTTGCTGGCGGGGGAGCGAGAGGTGGTCGGAGCGCTGACGCCACCGCTTTCGCGTTTGGTTCATGACGCGGATGCGGCGCTCCATGTCGATGCACGAGAGGGGAATGCGCGAGCGTGGGTGACAGAGGGATGGCTCCCCGCTGCGCTCGCGGTATTCGAGCCGACGACCGTTTTGTTGGCGCTTGACCCTACGGATGTTCTTGCGCGCCGCGCAATTCGTGCGCGAGTCCGAGGCTCACGAGCCGAGGAGTTCTGGCTCATCCCGCCGGGTGTGAGGGTTCAGCCTTCCAGTCGGTTTATCGCGTCCGAGGGTACGGACGCACGGTCTCTGGCGGCGTGGGCCGCTCGGGCCTGGTCTGTCATTGAATGAGGCAAACATGTCGGTCGTAGGTTTCATCACGCGCTCGGGCGCAAGCAACTTCTTCAGTCAGGCAGAGGGTAACGTTGGAGACACAGGGGGCAACCGTTTCATCGCACGCAAGCCAGATGGCACGTCGCTGGGCGGCTACAACAGCGCTGGTGCAGCGCTGAATGCTTTCCGTCGTCTGCATGGCGGTAACCGAGTGTTTCAGATCCGTCGCCGCGACTTGCCGAGCCGGGTGGAGCACTATGAGGTGATCAGCGATCCGCCGAGCCCGAATGAGATCTTCGAAGAGAACCTCGTTCTTTGGACGGAACCGGTCTTTCGCCCGAGTGTGACGCTCAGTGGCACGGCGAATCAGATCGCTCGGGTGCGGAGCCGTACGGCCAAGCCTACGCCGCAACTGTTTCAGGCCACGGCTGGCAACCAGCCTTTTTTTCTTCAGAACGACGATCAGTTCAACGAGAACAACGTCTTCGACACGGACGATCCCACTCAGCGTTTCTTCGACGTCTCGAACCTGATTCTGACGCCGCCCTTCGCCATTTTCCTCTGCTGCAACCATACGTCGGCGGTCCCGGTCGACTTCACGGCTTCGGCTGTCAGCTTCGCGTCTGGCGGTGGCTACATCGGGAACGTCGGCGGTGTTTCAGCGGTTTGGGGCGTGAACAATGGGGCGGTCATCGCGAGCCCTCAGTTCATTTCTACGACCACGCCTGACGTCGTGGTGTACGAGCAGAGCACGACGGGTGCGGCGCTCTACGTGAACGGTGTTTTGGCAGGAGTTAACGGTGCGGTGCCTGGCGCGGGCACGCTGCAGATCGGAACGAACCCTGACCCTTGGCGCGGGAAGTTCGCGAGCATCTTCGCGGTCGACTTTATCCCCGAGCCGAGCCAGCGAGCGCTTGCGACGCGGTACCTTTCGGAGGCGTTCCAGTGAGCGGGAAGCTCATCGATGTCGTTCAGCGGGTGAAGGAAGGGACGGCTTACTGGGACTGGGAGACAGTCATCAGTGAGCATCAGGGGCACAAGCTCTACATCCGGGTGTTCGCGGATGCGATGAAGTTTGACGACGTGCCTCCGTTGACTTGGAACTACCAGACGTTCCGGGAGTACGACGAGTCAGGCGAAGAGGTCAAGCGGACGTACAACGGTGTGCGTCTTCCTGCGAGCGCGCAGGAGCTGCAGCAGATCGCTGACTTGACTTCATGCATGCTGCTGACGCCGAAGGTCGTCGACCTGATCTGGCTTCAGGCGAAGGTGAAGTTTGATCCGGTCATCAACTCGGGGCCATCGCAGTATCAGATCGTGGCAGAAATGCCCATCGTCGGCAGAATGCCCTACCGTGGGACGACTCTGATTGGCGTCCATGAGCTGATTCAAGAGAAGATCGACACGACGAGTGACGGCACGGGTCTGGTCGCTTCGGTCGGCAAATACTGGGTGCTAACGAACGGCCTCGGGAACACTTCGATGCTTCGCTTCGGCGATGAGACCGCGTGCAACTACGGCTGGTGCTCGTCGAGCGCTTCTGGTCCTGGCGTGACGCCTGGGGTCCAGTGTTGGCAGCGCCCTGGCTACGCGCATGACATCCGGCACTGGGACCCGTCTCAGGTCATTCGTCTGATGTTCCGCACGGCTCGCCTGGTTCGTGCAGATGGGACGGAGGAGTACGTCGACCTCGGCGACATCGCGCAGGACCCCGAGCTGGGTCCGCTCATTACGCACGAGGGCGAGCTTGGGATCTTGCGTCAGCCTGGAGTCGAGGAGCTTCCGGCGATGCAACCGATCCAGCTTCCTCCGGAGACGATCATAGCAAACCCTTGGAGGGGGGCGTGAGCGAACCTACCCCGACGCTCTGGCTCACGCTCCCTAAAGATGAGGTCTTGAAGCGAGGCGACAAGGGCGCGCTAGTGCAACGTGCTCAGCTGAGGATGCTGGTGCATGGGATTGACCTGGAGCCCTACGGAGCAGACGGCCACTTCGGCGACAAGACCAAGGCGGGCGTGAAGCTATTTCAGCGTCGCGAGAGCATCCCGGTGACTGGTGTGATCGACAACCGCACCTGGGAGGAGCTGATGGACAAGGCAGAGCCAGAGGTTCAGTCGACCATCGCGGCGTCCGGGTTCGTCTCAAAGCCGAGCTTCAGCCCCCTGGCGAGCAACGATGCGCGCGCGGCTGTTTTTGGGAAATTCCGCTACCGTCCTGCACCCATCAAGGGGAATCCTGAGCGGATCATCATGCTCGACAACTGGATGGTCGAGAACACGACGGTGGTAGAGATCCCACAGCTGAAACAGATCCCTGGCGTGATGTGGCAGGGGAAGCGTTGGTCGAAGGGGCCGAAGTCGGGAAGGGTTCGCTGTCACAAGCTCATCGCAGAGCAGCTGGTGGGCCTCTGGGCAGCGTGGGAGCAGGCTGGGCTCATCGATCGGATCTACAGTTGGGATGGTTTGGGCAACCCTCGCTTCATTCGTGGTAGCCGGTCCATTCTGAGCAACCACGCTTGGTACACGGCGTTCGACATCAACTACAGATGGAACATGCTAGGCGAGACGCCTGCTGACATTGGCGAGAAAGGATCGGTGAAAGAGCTTGTCCCCATCGCTCATGATTTTGGGTTCTACTGGGGCGGCCACTTCCGCCGCAGGGATGGCATGCATTTTGAGGCAGCGAAGGTTCTGTAATGACTCCCGCGACAAAGTACTACTTCAAGCAAATCTGCACCGAGTGCTGGGGCAGAGGCCGCAAGATGATCTCCACCTGGAACGTTGAAGGTCAAAAGGTCGAAGAGAAAGACCTAGGCGTCTGCCCTGCCTGCGGAGGCGCCGGTCATCATGGTTATCAGACTTTCGATGCAGGCACTTCTCCCGAGCCCATCTGGCAAGAAGGGACTCACGCTGTTGTAGGATGAACCATGGCCAAGAAGATTACTGCTGAGGAGGTACGCTACATCGCGATCACGGCTGCCATCACGGCCGCCGCGAGCGCCGTTGCGACCTCGATCGTTACTTTTGCCATCGAGAAGTACTTCGAGCGCAAAGACGAAGAGGAAGCGACGACGGCTGCTCAAGGCATGGGCACGCTGATTGTGAGCCGGGGGGTGCCCGTTGCGCCTCACCTCAACAACACACTTCAGCGGCCTCGCGCGATTCGCCGTTCGACGCTGTAGATGGTCCAGTAGGTTGATGCTCGCAGTACATCAGCCCGCACATCTCGCACATCTCCTCGGGCACCTCGCCCCAGCCGTCGCAGAGGGAGCAGTCTCCGACATGGCCGCCCGTCCCGCCGAAGGGGTCGCAGTCGCCATGGCAGGCGAAACAGGCCTTGTACTTCATCAGAAGAAGATCCACTTCGCGAGAAGGAAGGATGCTGCGCCTACGAGCATAAAGAAAGCTGAGGGCAGCGCGACGCTGAAGACCCAGAAGTGCCATCTGGGCTCTTTGTAGGTTCGGATTCGGTTCATTGTAGTTTCACCTCATTGATTGCCCTCAAAGCCTCTGGCCACGACATCACACGGGTGAAGTAGAACCTGTCTTGCTCGTCTCGGTTGTAGGGTGTGTCGAACAGGATGGCATGCCCCTTCTGTCTCACTGCCCACCCATGGACGTTCCCGGGCTTGTCTTCGATGAGAACATTACCTGAGATGAGGTACTTCTGAGAAGTGTGGATGGTCCGCTTTCCGAGCGCGCCGAAGTGATCGGTCAGCCAGTGGTTCCGGTCGTAGACCCAGGTCGGGCTGCCTCGCCAGTCGGCGGTGACGAAGTAGACCTCGTGTCGCTGAGCGAGCTTTTTCACCGACTCGATGGCGTGCGGCAGCGGCTGAAGCTTGCGGGCGAAGCCGGGTGACTGGATCTCTTTGACGGTCTCCGCCCAGTCGTCACGGTCGAGGTCAAGGCACTCTTCGATGTTCCATCCGTTGACGTCTTCGCGGGAGTACCTGGTCCCGCTGACTTCGTAGATGGTGTCTAGAACAGGGCCGAGGAAGTCGGCGCAGACGCCGTCGACATCGACGAGGATTTCGAGCTTGCTCATGATTCCCTTTCTGTGTCTTGGAGGAGAGTTCGGATGTCTCCTTGCATCGTGCCCCATGGCCAGGACTTGAGGACTTCTTCTGAAAGTCGCTCTCCCCGACAGATGGGTCGGGCTGAGAACTCGGGCTCTGCTTCGTCCTCGTGGTGAAACTCTTCGGCCACCTTGGCAGCTTCGCTGCGGCTGTTGGCGGTGACGTAGATCGTCTTGGTGACCTTCACTTCGTAGACGTTGGTCTCTGGGATCACTTTCAGCCCCATCAACCGTCGGCACTTGGAGCAGGTGGGGTAGCCCTTCTTCTCTCCGCCTCGGAACATGACGACGTAGCCGCAGAGCGTTTCGTCGGAGACAGCCTCTTCGTCCAGCTGGTTCTTGGCAGCGCACCAGCCGGTGCGGTGACGGACGATCCAGCGCTTTTTGACGGCTACCCTTGGCACTCTTGAGACCTCCAGAGTCGTTCAGATTCCTGGTGGGATTCGTCGATGGGTTTCTCGATGTCGTACTTTTTCGTGCATTTTGGTGGTGGTTGTCGGTAGGCGTTCATACCCATTTCTGGTAGTCGAACTTGACGTCGAGCTGGAAGCTGCCGTCGTACCCTTGCTTGAGGTCGACGAAGGTGATGCCACGTTTGGACTGGAGCGCATCTCTGACTTCCGCCGCCTCGTAGTTGCTTACCTCTCCGAGGTCGAAGCTTAGCTTCGAGTCGACCCGAAGCACTCCTCTGCTATGGAGCGAGTAGGTTTCCTGGAAGATCTTTTCAGCTTCGAGCGCGGCTCTTCGGCGCATGTCCGCGTAGCGGATCCACAGCCACGCAAACAGGATGACGAGGCTCAGATTCAGAGCAAGCCAAAGCATGACTAGCGCAGTCATCTCTCGAAAGTCTCAAGCCTGAGGAGGTCTCCGTAGAACTGATCTTGAGAGAGCTGCTCTTGAGCTTCTTCAGCAAGAGGAGCGTAGTTCAAGCCCTGAGGTTCGGGCTCGAAGGGCTGGGGAACACCGGCCGCTTTTTCTGCTTCTTTCCTGTCATGGGCGAGGAGGAGTCTTTCGAATTTTCCGCTTTCCCAAGCAGGTAGTCCTTCGCGAAGCAGCTTCTGAGCAGAGTAGACCACTCGGTAGCGGGTACTGTTTTCATGCAAGGACTCGTTGATGAAAACTGCCCAGAGCATCCCTTTTGGGAAGTACTCCCGCCATGAGGCTACAGCCTCTCGGTCAGAGTCGCTGTCCGCATCGAAGATCCTCTCTGCGCTCAGTGGCTTGCCATCTTGAAACGACCTGGTGGCAAAGACCATCACGGAGGCCTTTCCTGAGCGTATAGCTTGGATGTTGGGCTCTTGAGAGAGAGCCTCGACCACAGCATCAGGGTCAGCCTCTACATCGAACTTGAAGTCCATCGTCTCACTGCTTGGGAGTCGAAGGTCTCGAAGTCTTTCTTGGATGATGAGAGTGATCTCTTTCGCTTCTTTTTCGGCTTCAACCATGAACGCAAGTTACGCTCGTAACTGACTGAAGTCAACGCCTCTGACTCGTCTCGACGATCCAAGGCCACATCTTCTCTGCCCAGGCGGCGTAGCCGCTCATGTGCAGATGGATGCCGTCAGCGGCGCGAGGGAATTCGAGCGGGCGCGAGTCGTAGCGCGGGATACCGGTGTCTCGCCATGCTTGGCGGATGCTCTCGTTCTCGATCCGTTTGGGTAGCAGCAGTGGCTCAACCCATGCGGGTTGCGCGCCGGCCTGTCGGATCCGTTGTAGCAGTTGCGCGATGCCAGGCTCAACACTCTTGCGCGAGCGGCCGAAGTCGTTGGCACCAAGGCTGATGATGACGAGGGTCGGGTTGAAGTCCAGAGCGCGGTCGATCTTGTAGCCGCTCTTCCAGTCGTTGATCCCTGACCCTACCTTCGGGTTGGCGAAGAAGGGGATGCCGCAGCACTCGCTCAGCGAGCGTAGGCGATGACTGAGTCCGACGCCGTACGAGTCGCCGATGACAGCGATCCTAGTGGATGCGCTCGGACACGGGAATTCTTCACCGCATCGCTTGGGGACTTTGAACTCGGCTTGCTTTGGCTTGCTGCTCTGCAGCAGCAGGTAGGCGGCGCCGATGGCGACGCCGATGCCGAGGAGGTCGGTGGGCCTCATGACTCGCCTGTGATGATATCGCCGAAAAGATCTACGGTATTGAGTCCGCTGGCGTAGAAGTCGAGGATGGCAGCTTCGACGGCGTCTTCGAGAGAGCGTGACGAAGAGATCCCATGTCGAGCATCGTTGGTGACCTCATCTGGGTCGGCGATGGTCACAGTGTACTCGTCCTTGTCATGTGCCATGACGACGATCATACCAGCTCTCAGAAGTCTTGCGATTTCTTCCATCTGGCTCACCAGACAGCGCAGGCGTCTCCGAACCAAGCGGCGAAAGTGTCCATGGCATCGAAGACGACATCCTTCTTCTCTACGCGATGGTAGTGAAGGCCCCAGGGGCGGTCTTTGTTGGGTCGAGGAGAGCCAGCGTTGTAGGCGGCGTAGACGAGGATCGGATCCCAGTAGCAGGTGTAGCGTTCGTTGATCTGCCGAAGCATTTCTGCTCCGAGGAGGACACTGGCGGTGTTGTTGTGTAGGACGCGTCGCCACTCTTGCAGGTTCCCTCCTTGAGGGATGGGTTTCATGTGGGCGATGTCTTTGCGGTGGAGGTGAGGGGCAGAGCGAGCGATCCCCCAGGCGGTCTTGGTCAAAGTCTGCATGACCCCGATGCTCCAGTCATTGAGGTGCTTCTCGTAGCGTTCTCCGCCGTCGTGGCCGCCGGACTCGTTGGCGATGGTGGCGGCGAGCAGCTGGATGGGCACACCGGTGTCGAGGAAGACTTGCTCCATCAGTTCGCCGAATCGGTCTTTGATCCGCGTCAGGGTCTTCGGCTCACCTCGGGTGCGCCTGACGGAGCTTTCTCCTTGGACAAGTACGCCTTCTGGAACGATTTTCCAGATGTGGCCCTTGGTGCCCTTGATGCGGTGAAAGCGCTCGGGGTCCCAGGTTTCGCAGTCTTCGACCAACATGCCCTTTGCATGCTATCATGCGGGGAGCTACCGGTCAGGATTCAGGATGTCAGATGAAGGCAGTTGGGGCTTCAAAGGCCTGAAGGGTCGGGCGCTTGAGTTTCCGTCGGCACCAGATGTTGAGCCGGCTCCGTCTGGTCGTGCCCGGATGCGTTACAACCCTGGGACTGGCGAGCTTGAAGCCAGCCTGGATGGCGCCCCCTTCGAGGTCGTGCAAGTTGGTGCCGCTCCGGCTGTTTCTCGTTTCTTTCCGGCCAACTACAACCAGAACGCGGGACGTTTTCGTGTTCGTACTCAGAACAGCAACGGGGACTTCAACTACACTTTTGTGGTTCCCGACGAGGCCACGACAGTTATCTCGATCGATCTCATCGGCTTCGCTTCTTCGGGCGGCGCGACCGGCCCGAACAAGAACATCGACTTGTTCAGTGAGTTCGGGGGTAACGGTCAGCCGAGGAACCTCAACGCGCAAGCCGACACTGGCACGCTCTACACCATCCCTCCGGTCAACGAGCTGTTCACCATCGACTTGCTTCCGGTCTTCGTGGGCGTAGCTGGGGGCGATCGATGTGGGATCGAGGTGGATCACACGAACGTTGGCGGGAACATCTCATACCTCGGGATCAACATCTCCTACACGACCTCCTGACAAGCCATGACTGTTCTGCTTTACAACCGCGGCACGACGCCTTCTGGCGAATTTGCCATCAACAACCCGGAAGCGCCGGCTCCGTTGGCCAAACAGATCCAGGCTTCGTTCCCTGATCGCGTCGTCCGTGTGAGCTGTGCGGGACTGGAGTGTACTGTAGAGGTTGTTCCTGACCTGACTCCTGCGGAGACAGAGCAAGTCAACAACATCGTCTCGCTGCACAAGACGGCGACAGGGTTCAACCTGGATACGGTGACCCCTCCGGTCACGCTCGGCGTCTACGCAGAGGCAGAATTGCCTGACCCCGCCACCGTGGCTGAAGGGCCATTCAGCGGCCTGGCAGTGGTCGAGCCTGCGGGGGGAGGCGCCCCGATTCTCGTGTTCGCGACGCCCAGTGGATGGCTTCGAGCAGACGGCGTGCCCTTCGGCTGATAGGCTTGTAGAGCGCCCTCTCTAGGTCAGAACCCACATCCATTCTGAAGGCCTCTTGAGAGGGCGCTTTCATACGTTCCAGCCGGTGAAGCGCATGTTCTTGATCAGCGCGAAGCGGGTGGGCTTCAGCTGTCCTTGGATGATCTCGTGGTCGAGTCGTCCATCTCGGTATCGGATGAGCTTGATCTGACCAGGTCCTGGGAGGCAGGGGCTGTCGGGACCAGCGGGGGTGTTGGGGATGCTGGTGTAGTGTCCCTCTTCGATGTCGAGGTAGCTCGTAGCTACAATGTCGTTCATGAGTTCTTCTTCTTCTTCTTCTTCTTCAGAAAGCCGATGATCTCTCGGAATTGCTTGGCGGTCATGGTGACGATCATCTGATCGCTCATGGTTTCGAGGTCGTTGAGGTCGTCGTCGGACCAAATCCACTTGCCGTCTCGTTCTTCGCATGCGGAACGCATCCGCTCAAGCTGAGAGCGGAGCTTGTCGCGCTCGGCTTCAGCCTGGATGAGGGCTTCGGCGAGTGTGTGGCTCTTGATACCAGAAGCAACGTGGCTCATGACTCTTTCTCTTCAATCTTCTTGATGGCTTCACCGAAGTGCTTAAGCGCTTCGTAGAACTGGTCTTCATCGAACCAGTAGCTCAGTCGGTAGCGTGGTTTGTCCCTGATGTCGGTCTTGGCGATGATGTACGGAGCGGCAGTGGCCTGTCTAGCACGGGCCTCGTCGAGCTGTTTGTACATCGACTGGAGCAGCTCTTTGCCTTGGTTCTTCTCTTGGAGAGCTTGCAAAGCCTTGTTGACGTGTTCGACGATCTTGTCGAGGTTGAAGGTGCCATCTTTGCGTACCTTGAAGGTCTTGTCGGGGACAACCTTCCGGCCATGTAGGCGTACGCCTTCGACGGTCAGCTCGGGATTCTTGGTGCTCCAGCTTTGGAATCCTCCAGCAGAGTGTCGAAATTCTTCTCTGATCCAAACAGAGACGTTCCCGTGCGGGTTGAGTCGTTTGAGGTCTGCGTTTGAGACGAACATCTGCTGAGGTCTATCCCAACTGCTGCTCGTCTTTGCGTCCAAGACCTTGAAGTCTTCTTCGCAGAATCGGCTGAAGGCCTGGTTCCAGGCTCGCTTCATCTTCGAAGAGAGGCTGAGTTCTTCGTATTTCTTGTTCATTTGTTGTTCCCCTTTCTTAGAGCCACCAACAGGAGTCGAACCTGCAACCGTCGCCTTACAAGAGCGCTGCTCTACCGTTGAGCCATGGTGGCGATCAAGGCTTATCTCCTCTCAGGCACCTGCCATGGTGTCCGAGGGCGAGAACGCACCCACCTCTCTGGCAAGTGACGATGTTGTAGGACGTAGCGCCGTCCGCCCCTCGGGGCGGTGCGGGGTGGGTAGCCGCCATCGGGCGGCCCTTCAAAAGCTCGTGCTCTTGGCGATATACTTTGGCCCAGGCTTCGAGGTCGGCGGTGTTTCTGGTGTCGGGGTAGTTGAAGCGGGGGAGGCCGCAGGCGCACTTCTGACCGCATCCGCAGTGACAGAAGAAGCCGCACCAGTTCTCTTCCTCTTTGGGCTTCTCTTCAGTGCACACGCAGACGCACTTCTCTCCTTCACACCACGGGCAGGTGGGGTCATTCATGGCGACTCGGGGCTCTCTTCTGGAAGCTGAAGCCACCAGTACTCTTCTCGCTGGGTCACGAGGCCTTGCTTCCGGAGGTAGTTGAGGTGAAACCAAGCAGTCTGGTAGGACATGTCGATGGCTTCGGCGACTTCGCTGGTGGATGCGCACTCAAGCGCGTGGATGCAGCGGATGACTTGACCTCGGGTGGTCTGGCTGGCGATCCAACAGAGGTGGCGGTCGGGCAGCTTTCGGACCTCTTCTGCCTCCCAGCGAGCGTCACTCATCAATCTTCTTGCTCCTCGTTAGAGGGAGGAAGGGTGCAGGTGTGAGGATGAGCAGGATTCCGATGACCAGGATCAGCTGGTCGAGGTCGCTCACCTTCTCATACACAGCCTTAACTCACTCCTAGCTTGGATTTCAGCCTCTTGAGGTCGTCCATCTCTCCATCCAGCCATCGTTCTCGCTTTTGGATGAAGTCTAAAGCCTCTTGGCTTTTCCCAGAGATGGCTTTCTTGATCGCTTCTGAGTGGATTCGCAGTCTTGGACAAGGAAGGTCTCGTTGGAGCTGCCGATGAAGTGGTCGGGATGGATGACACTGATGGTCCAGGCGCCGTATCTGGGATCACGGAAGATCAGAATACGAGAGCCTTCGGTGAAGAGGCTGTACTCCTGGATGAAGTCGAAGAGGTCTTCGATTCCGAGTTCGGATTTCTCCTTCATAACTCCTCGCTGCTCTTGCAACTCTTGGATGGCCTTCTTCAGGTCTTCTTGCTTCGGCATCACGGTCCCTCCATCATGATGTCGATACCTTCTTTCTTGAAGACCTTGGCGAAGTGCTTGCGGATGGTCTTGATGGCGTCTTCGACGCTGAGGATGGTTCCAGGTACGCCCATGTACTCCACGACAAAGGTGTTCTCGCGTGGAATTTGGTACTTTCGGATGGCACTGCTGAGAGCCTGACCTGCGTTACCGGTGGTCTGCACTCTGAGGGCGCTCGCCATCTCTCCTTGGGAGGTGTAGGTGGTGACGCGGTACTCGTGTTGCTCGATCTTCCTTCTTGGCATTATCCCAACCTCTCGTGCCTTTGTGCCACCTCGATCGCCTCCTTGGCCTCTTTGAGTCCGAGGCCAGTGGTCTCTCGCAGCTGCTTGATGGCAGGGATCTTTCCGATCCTGCCGTCGGGACCGGGCTGGTGAAGGATTTTCGCGGCGGACAACACTTTGTTGACGAACACGTCGAGCCCTAGGTAGGTAGGCCGATAGGGTTTCAGTGCTTCCTTGATTTCGTCCTTCAGCGTGTTGCGTGTCCGGAAGGCTTGGATGATGTCGTCAGCGGTACTGATGGCTGTTGATGCTGCCATGAGTACGCCCTGGTTTTGACGGATGGCGGCGACTACAGCCATTTTCCACAGCTCGGCCTCGTCTTTGTTGATGAATGGGCGGTCTTTTTCTTTGATGGGCATGGTTTACTCGTGACGAAGCTCTCGAAGGTCGATGCCATCGGAATCGGCACATTCGAGCCGGACGTCGATCTCTTCGCGCATGGCGAGAAGCGCGCGGTAGTAGTCTTCGATCTGCAAGTCTGCAGCTCTATCTGCGAGCTGGTTCATGCGCTCGCGGTATTCTTCGAGGTTGTTCATCAGACCTTCTCTTCCTTTTCTACAGCTGGCATGATGTCTCTTCCTCTTTTCTCGCTTCATCGGCGAGGTACTTGTGGTCGTCGCAGTAGCAGACGCTTTTGAAGCTTCCGAAGGCGAGATGGCGTCCGTTCTTGGAGCAGGTGACGCCCTTGCGGCGGAAGCCGCAGCGCATGGGGATGACTTTGGGTGGCGGTCCGCCGCGGCGGGTTCCTCCGGGCTTGCGTCGGATGTAGCCCCAGTCGCCGCAGGTCGTACAGATGCGGCGGTTCTTGTGGAAGTCGTCGTAGAAGGGCCCCCAAGTGTGGTTTCCGGGGGCGCAGCTTGGCTTACTCATGGTTCTCTGGACGTTCGTAGATGTTGACGATCCAAACGTTTCTCTTCTTCTCTTGTGTCGGTTCACAGCAACAAGCGTTTTGGGTCAGTTTCGATGCGATGAGCCAAGAGATCGAGACGCTGATTGCGATGAGGAAGAGGCCTTCCAAGGTTCTTTTGTCGTGTCTGCTCATGTTCTAATCTCAGGGCTCCACTCCTCAGGGTTGAGTCCGTAGGTCCAGGCGTTCGCTTGACGCGCTGTCGTCATCTCGGGCGGGACCGGCAGCACGAACGTGCGCCCGGTCCCGCACCGCACCTGCAGGAACTGCTCACCGGGCGCGTCAGGCAGATCCACGCGCAGCAGCTTGCCCACCTCCGGGCTGTCCTCGTCGACCACGACGGGCGACAACTGGTCAAGGACCTTGTCCCAGCCGACGATCTCAGCCAAGCACCGCCGCTGCTCGATGTTCTCCCAGGTCAGCGCCAGCTTGGGGTCGACGTCGGCTGTCTGCTCGATCCAATCCGCTGGCACCCGTGTGCCGTGCCACGCGTGCACGGCGAACCCGTCGCGGCACAGGATGGCCGGGCCATCTTCGCAATGTAGGCGTCGCTCAGCGTCGAAGCGGACGCGTTCGTGTCGCTCCGCGCAAAAGCACACGCCCTCGTATGGGAACCACCACCCCGACGCTGCCGCTAGGCGCTCCCATTGCCGTAGTAGCTCATCATCCTTCGAGGCGTATTCCGCCCCCGCGACGTCACGGCAAGCCGCATAGTGGCCTATCCAGAATCCCGGCTGCGCGAGGTGCCAGCCGTTGTCCAGCTCCCTGCGGGCCTGGCCCCCGAGCTGGCCCCCGAGCTGGCCCCAGAGCTGGTCCCAGAGCTGGCCCCAGAGCTGGCCCCCGAGCTGGCCCCAGAGCTGGCCCCCGAGCTGGCCCCAGAGCTGGTCCCAGAGCTGGCCCCAGAGCTGGCCCCCGAGCTGGCCCCGGAGCGGGCCCCGGAGCTGGCCCCCGAGCTGGCCCCAGAGCTGGCCCCCGAGCTGGCCCCCGAGCTGGCCCCCGAGCTGGCCCCGGAGCTTGCCCCTCTTTGAGAGGCTCGCCACGAGCGTGGCTTCTAGGCAACTAGCCAGCGGCCCGCTTCCCCAAACGAACGCCGGCCGATCTTTGCCAATGCGCCGGTAGAAGCCTGTGATCACCTCCTCGGTGGTCTCCCGGTCTGCCGGGTCTGTGCACGAGCCGATAGCTACCCAGCGCTCACGCTCGCGCGCCACAGCGGCCCACTGATCTGCGCTCAGCGCTTCAATCCTCGACACGTCGCCAGCCCTCCGGGGTGTACTCGCGCTGGCGCCGCAACTCGAAGGTGCCGGCGGGGATGAGAAGCGACTCGTGCGTGTCGACGGGGCGGTGGTGCTCAAGCACGATGGGCGACTCGCACCGCAGGTAGCAGACCATGGGGTCCGCGGGCTCTCGCCATAGCTCGGCGTCCGATGGGATCGTGTGGTGGTGGCCCGTCTCACTGTGGGCCACTACGTGGTGGTCGCCGGTGGCATGGATGCGCTCTGCGGCCTCTGGGATGGTGTTGATGCGACGGATCAAGAGATCGCCCTGTGCAGCTTGGTTGTTGAACTTCATCATGTTTCTTCTTCCTTTCATGGCTCCAGTTGTTCTGAGAACCTCGAAGGCTTGTAGAAGCCTTCGAGGATGCCGTCGATGACGGCCTTGAGGGTGTAGTAGGGCTCGTATGGCGTGGGTGTCTTCGCGAGGGAGACGACGGTTTCCTTGTCGATCTTGCTCACGTTCTCGGGCCAGAGGTCTTCATCGACGATTCTACGCGCCTTCTTCTGCCAGGCGGTTCCGCTCATCGCAGGGGTCCTTTCCAGAGTCGGTGGGGAATGGCACCGCGTAGCTGTTTCGCGGTGAAAGGGTCGATGTTGTCTGTGTTTTCTCTCCTGGCGTAGAGCAGGGTGCCGTTCCAGCATTTGGTAATCTGCCACCAGTAGGTGCCGGAGAAGAACCACCTCGCGAATTCTCCGTCGGTTCGCTCCCACCAGGGGAGAAGGTCGTCCTCGTTGTCTTCTTCGGGGTCTTCTGGCTCTTCGCCCTCGATGTAGTAGCCGTCGTCGTGAAGCATCACGCGGGGGATGGGCATTTCCAGGCTTTGCCGATTGAACTTTTGTGTGACAGCTTCTCCAAGATCGATGTTGAGCGAGTCGGCGAGCAGTCCGAGGTAGATGGCGGTGTCGGCCAGCTCGAAGGCGAGCTTGGTTTTCAGATCGTCTGAGAGGATCGATTCGTCTGAGAGACCACAGCGGTCCACGAGCCCAGAAGAGTTCTTGATGTCTTCCAGGTCGACTTCGAAGTCACCTCGGAGCACCTTCTTCAGCAGGTTGGCGAACTCTCCTAGCTCGCCCATCGTGGCGAGCGTCCAGCGCTCGGGTGTCCACTTGGCGTCAGGCTTCTGTGCGAGGCCGCCTCGGGCGTTGCGGAAGCGCTTGTTGCGCTTGCGTGAGGCTTCTTGGAGAGCCTTGAAGCTGAGGTCTTTTGACATGCTGGGTGCTCTTTCTTGAAAGATGGGCGCAGGGAGCCGAGGAGGACCGGGTGTCGACACGCGCTGAGGCTTGGCTATCGCTCCAGCGACAGTCGACGATGAGGTCTTTCCTCGGCCCCCTTTGCCCGAGGTATTAGGAGAACAAACAATGCAAACAGCCGGAGATGACTGCGGAGGCTGGTTGAGGATTCGAACCTCGAAGAGGGGCGCGCTCTTCAGCTACTCTTCAGCCGGACGCCAGCCAAGTGTGTCGAAGGGGCTGTTTCATGTTGGACTACGTGATGGGATCTCCCCACCCACCATGGCCCCTTCGGCACGTAACTCATGTTACTGCAGGACGCCCTGCCGTTGCAACTCTTCGATGACTTTCTTCGCCATCCGCTTGGTGCGTCGCGAGCCGAGCATGCGCCTGAGCGCTGCTTCTTCCTTTTTGCCAGCAAGCTCGGGTGGCTCGTCGTCGTCGAAGGTGAACCAAGAGCCGATGTTTCCGTAGACGCTCTGCTCCGCTTTCTGGATGAAGCGGGTCGGGGCGTTCACTTCTGCGCCGACGCGCATGGTGACGACAGTCGCTCTGAGTTCGTTGAAGTCGCAGAACTGGTCGGATCGCTTCGCAAGCTCAGAAGAGATGTCTTTCTTACCTCCCGGTGGCTCGCTGAGACTCTCGCCGAGGCCGAGCCAGTGGCCCATCTCATGGGCGAGGAACTCCACCAGGTGCCAATTGGGCCAGTCACCCATCCGGTAGTGGGGTTTTTGCATGCGGTGGTACTCGGCGATCTCCGTGACGGGCAACCACTCAGCAGCGAGCGCTTCGAGTCTCTCTTGGTTGATCTTCATCTTCGGACCTAGCTCTTTGGTGAGAGCGCCTCCATGTCGTCGAAGACCTTGAACAGCTCGTGGGCGCTTCTGGTGATCTTCTCTACATGACTCTGTCTCTCGTGGTACTCGGCTTGAACGAGCTTGAAGACGAAGGACCAGAGGTTGTCGAGGGCATCGGACGGGCTTTGGGACTCTCCTGAGGTCACGAGGAAGGTACCCTCCGGATCTCCCTCGTAGATTTCTCGCACCCGCGCATGCCAGCCTTTCTCGCCCTCGAATATTTCGAGCTGGAGAGGCTTTGAGAGGGCCAGACTGGCTGCTTTCAAGAGTAGCTCTACGCGTTGGTTGGTCATGATCAGGGCTCCTCTCCTTCGGGACCGAAGAACTGTGCGATGGCGCGCGCCCTGCCCCCGGTGAACATGTCGGCGGTCTGCTCGGCGGTGAGACCGAGGCGGATGAGGCATTTGCCGGTCTTCTTGCTTCGGATCTCGAAGAAGTAGCAGCCGTTGCCCTTCTGCAAGCGCACGACGGCGTCTTGGACGGGCTTGAACCGAACGAGCTTCTCCTCGTCGTACGAGGGCATGTCGTCGTAGTCGAACTCGCTGAAGCTGGGCGGCTCGGTTCCGAGCCCGATGCGGGTCTGGTTGAGTGCCTGGCGTTGCTCCTTGGTGGGGAAGCCGGCGAGGGTCTTGTCGAATTTGTCTTCCATGATGTTGGTGCTCATTGGTTTTGGATCTCCTCGCGGAGCTTCAGCAGTTGCGCTTGGGCTACTTCAAGCCTTTCTCGCAGAACTTCGTTGTACTGTTTGGTCTTCTCGATGGCGTACTTCAGCGCTTGGGTGCGCGTGTAGAAGAGCCTGGACACCTCAGGCTTGTTGAGGCGCCTTTGAATCCACTTCGTGGTCGTACGCCCTGTAGGGCAGTTGTTCTCTGACACCATCCAGTCGTCGATCAGGTCGGCTCCAGCGCGGCCGGTGTCGTGGGGCGCGTACTCAGCCCACGTGCAGTGCTCGTAGTAGGTGTAGGTATTCTCGAAGACGTGGTACTTGTCGGAGTAGAAGGAGACGTGAAACAGCGTGAAGCTGTCTCGGTCTTGTGGGTCTTCGAGGATCTTTTTGATCTCTTCTTCTGAGGTCATGCCGTCCACCCGAACAGGTCGCTGTCATCGTCGAGCGTGCCGTGGTCGGGCTCAGCGTCCTGGCCCACGGGGCCAGAGGGCGGAGCGCTCACGGGCGGAAGCTCGTCGACCGAGGGCGGCGGAGGCGGAGCCTCCGAAGCGGGCGGCGGGGAGGCGTCCGAAGTGCGCGTCTCCGCGGCGGGCTCCGGCTCCTCCTCGTCGAGGAAGTCGACCACCTGACCCTGGAGCAGCGAGCGGAAGTGCCGCTGGTAAAGCTCCTGGGTCTCCTGAAGGGGCGTCATGACGCTCGCCTCGATGACCTCCTTGTAGAGGGAGAGCTTGTTGCCGAGCTGCTGCATGTTCTCCAGCTGGCGCTTGATGTAGCCCTCGCGGCTCTTGGGCTTGCCCTTGGCGGTGAGCGAGGGGCTCTTGGCCTCTTCGATCTCACGCTGCAGGCGCTCCTTCATCTCGGCCAGCTCCTCGGTGAGCTTGCGCTTGCCGGCGTCCTGCATGACGGCCACGTCGTGGGCGGCGCCCATCGTGGTCTTCGGGTCGCGCAGGTAGTAGATGCCGAGCCGGACCCGGCACTCGTCCATGAAGGCGTGGAGCGCAGGGGCGTTGTGGTGGATGATGTAGTAGTTGTTGCCACCACCGAGGCTCTTGCTGCCTCCGGCCTGCTCGACGGCAGCGCGGAGCGCTTTGCCCAGCTGGCTCGCATCCATGTTCTCCAGCAGGGAGTTGGCCTGTTGGGCGATGTCTTCGGCACGCTTGCGCGCCTCCTCATCGGGGAAGGTGCTCTGCCCCTCGGGCGGGAATGCGCGGGCCTGGACGATGGTGTTGCCGTCCTCGTCGAGGCCCAGGTTGCCGATGCGCACGCGGGCGAGGCAGGTGTACTCGTCGCCCGATTCGTCATCGCCGGTGACCTCGGTCACGTGGATGGCCATGGGCGTGTCTGGGTTGGGGTGCACGAATTCGCGCACCAGGTAGCCCTTGGGGTTGCGCCCTCGCCGCGACGCGGCCTTCAGGGCGCTGTCGGGCTTGGGCGGTCGCTCGACGAGCGAAGCGAAGCCGTGCTCCTGGAACACCTTGAGGGCGTCGCGGCGCGGGACGTAGACGCCCGTCACGGCGAACTCGATGCGGTCGCCGAGCCAGGTCGCGCCGTGCTTCTCGCAGCGCTTGCGGGTCTCTTTGATGGTCTCTGATTCGATGGTCATCAGTAGTCTCCGTCACAGAGCACGATGGCTCGCTTGTTGGCGTAGTGGTCGGTGCTGTCGTAGACCTCGTGGAGGTCGCTGGCCTTCAGATCGGATCCGTCGAGCTGCTGTTCCTTCAGCTCTTTCTTCAAGATCGCTTTCGCCTCGACGCGAGACTCGGCGAGCACGATGGCGGCGGTGCCCGTAGGCTGACGGCCTGTGAATGCTGTGCAGGTGTAGATCTTCATGGTTGTTCTCCTTCTTCTTGCTCCCAGTAGGGATCGGGTTGCTCGGGTGCGCCGTACTCCTTGAGCGCACGCTGGGCCAGCCATCGGATAGCCTTCAGGCTCTCGGCAGGGTTCTGCGTTGTCTCAGTGGCGACCAGGATGCCGCGCATGTACTCGGTCAGCGCGATCGCCTGCTCGCAGTTGCAAAGCTCGTCGGTTGCCATGTCAGTTGTCCTCGTTGATGACTTTGATGGCCTCGGTCTCGCTACCGTTCCACTCGGTGCGGATGCCAAACTTGCTGAGAGTTCGAACGACGGTGCTCGCGATGTCTTTGGCTTCGAAGGGAACGCCAGGCGTCTTGCCGTAGTAGAGGTGGAAGTTGTGTCCTTCTGCTTTTCGCTCTCCCTCTTGCTGGTGGAAGAACACGTACCCGATGCCATCGCGCTTCCCCTCTTCGAGGTCACGTTCCAGCTTGGACAGAGCGCAGCTCTGGCAGCAGCTGTAGTTTTGTAGCGCGATGATCTGCTTTCGTCGCAGCGCCTTGAAGGCGCGGGTCAGTCTCGTGCTTGTCATGCTTGTTCCCTTTCTTCTTCGCGTCTTGAATCGAGGCTCGTCCTCCAGGATTGGAGAGGAGGACAGGTCGCACAGAAGACGAGCCCCGATTCGAGGCGCGAAGCCTCTGGTATTGTTCGTTACCGCTGTTACTAGTGTCAAGCGAAAGATGATCAGCTTGAAACCTTCACCCACTGGACGCCCAGCTGTCTGGCTGCTTCGACGTCGCAGTTCTTGTCTCGGTAGATCCCTTCTGGGTCCAGACTGGAGGGCTCAACTGGGTCTCCCGGGAAGAAGGTCCAGACGCTCAGGTCCTCCTCGTTTTCTTCGTCTTCTGGACGCGGGCGTAGTGCTCATGCCCAGTGCGTGGAAGCCAGTGGAAACAGCGCTTTCACTTCTTTTAGGCGTTCGCCCCTGTAGTGGAACTTCTCAGACAGTCTCTTAGGTCCCCAGAACCATCGAGCCTGAAAGCTGTTCCAGCATAGGTAGTTTCCTCCGATCGACAAGATCACCATCATCCCTCCTCGGAAGTCCCCGAGCCTTGCGGCTGAGGCCCAGAAGGCAGAACAGCGCCCTTCGGGGCGCCGCGCTGCGTGGCTCATGCGTTCACGTGCTCTAGCGTTCGCGGCTCACTTGACGTCCTCCGCGGTCACGGGGCCCTGGTCCTCGGTCAGGCCGCGCGGGAACATGCTCCGCCGCGTGGGCGGTTGCATCTCGGCGGCGACCTTGGGTAGGTGCTCCTTGGCGGCTGCGACGCTCCGCGGGTCGGGCTCGTAGTTGTCCTGGAACTCGAAGCCCAGCTGCCCGTCGCCCAGCTCGTTGAGTAGCTGGACGGCTTGCTCTTCGACCTCCGCCTTGAACTCGGCTTCGAGGGCGGCGAGTCGCTGCGACCAGCGCACGGCTTTCTTGGCCCGCTCGCGAATCACGTTCGCGTACTGGCTGCAGATGACGTTGCCGATGCGAGCACGCTCCTCGGCGGCCATCAGATCGGCGACCTTGGCGAGGGCGTTCTCGATGTAGCGGGGTAGGTCTTGGTCGATGCCATCGTCGAGGAAAGCGGCGTTCGCCTCTTCTTCGGAGATGATCTGACTGGGCTTGTCTGCTTTGAATCGTCGGTCGGCGAAGAAAGTCACCTGACGTCCGTAGCCAAAGCCAGCGCTGGACTCGTCTTTGCGACTGTCGTTCCACCGACTGCTGAATTCTCCTGAGTACTTCTTGCCGTGCTCCTCTTCGAGCTGACGCTCAACGTCGAGCTTGATGAACCACCAGCCACTGACGTGGCGGTCTTCTTCGTGCTCCACTCGGAAGTACTCGATCGCTCGGTACTTCTCGTCGGTCATGTACACGTCGATGGCTATCGAAGCATGCCGGTAGTAGAGCTTGTCCTTCCGGTTGTCCTTCGTGTGGGTGTTCCACCGATCGTCGGTGAAAACGTAGTCTGGCTTGTTGGCCATCTCTTGCTTCTCTTGCTGCTGTTCCATGTTGTCCTCCTTTGGTTCACGAATCGTCACCGAGCACGGTCCCGAAGGACCGAGCCCGAGAACGCGCCGTGAAGCGCTCAGAATGCGACCGTGACGACTTCGCCCCGCTTCGTGCGGGCCGAGCGGTAGCCGTGGGGCCGCTCGATGCCGAGGGCGACCCGCGCCGTCTGCGCGGCGCCCACGGCCGCGGCGCCCCGGGTCCCGAACGAAGCCCTGAGGCTGAGGTCCAGCAGCTCGTCGTGGTAGTAGACCAGTCTGGTTTCGACCCAGCGCCCGGGGCTGTCTGGGTCCTCGCTTACGGCCAGGAAGTACTTGATCCCAGACGGCTGCGCGATGACGGCGACGTTGCCTGACTTGTCGCTGATGAGTCTGCACTCATTCATGGCTGTCTCCTACAGGCTGTAGGCCTGGTACTTGGTTGACGTCCCCCGCATCGCGCCAAAGCTCGATCCGGTCCGCCCGAGACGGGCGGCGATGACGAAGCGCCGGGTGTCGGGGCAGACCTCGGCTTGCTCGACGATCGTGCCCTCGACCACGTCCTCCTCGGGCTCGAATCCCATGCGGATGGCGTAGTCGCGATCGAACTTGGCGTGCCGCTCGCACAGCACGTCAAACGATCCGTAGCGGTGCGAGAGCGCTGCTGCCACGCGGACAGCGTTGTCGCTGTACTCGCGCGGCATCCCTTGCTTGTAGTAGTTCATGGTTGTTGTCCTCCTCTCAGCTCGCGTACGCGTGCACGCGAGCTGAGAGAAGGGCAGCAAGCTGCCCCTGCCCGTCATTCCCAGACGGGCATGTCGTTTTCATCCCAGTGCCAGTCCATGGTCTCCTCCTAGAAATTGAAGTCGTAGTACTCGCTGCGCTTGCCGAGCACCACGGTTCCCCCGCGTTGCTTGGTCGGCGTGCCTACGTGCTTGTAGATGTAGCCCTCGGCGTTCGGCCGCTTGCGGCGCGTGACGACCAGACGCTCACCGTCCGGGTTGCGTTCGTAGCGGTACCGCTGCGTGCCACTGGTGTGGCCCGCGAAACCTCCCGGACTGAACTGCAGCGCATCGGGCTCTCCCGAGCCATGTCCGTTCAGCAGGATGGCGCGGTCGCGCTGGAGCACGAGCTTGCGCCCGTTCTCCTTCACCTCGATGACAGTGAATGCCTGGCGATCGCTGTAGCAGTACAGCGTCGCGCCCATGCCGACCTCTGGTCGGACTTCCGTTTCGGTGTTCATGTTGTTGTCCTCCTCTCTAGGCACATGTCGTGCATGTGCCCAGAGACGAGGGCAGCAAGCTGCCCCGCGGCTCAGTGAGCCGCAATCCAAACCGACTTGGCCCCCGACGCGTTGCCGCGGCAGAGCCCGCAGGTGGCGCACGTAGCGCGACCCGAGACCGCCGGACAAGACACCTCACCCTTGGCCGGAGCCGCATCGCGGTCCTCGTCAGCCCGGAAGTAGCGCCAGCCCGCGGCCCGCGCCTCGGTCGCATCCGCCGGACTGTCGCAGCTGGCCATGAGCCATGCCGCAAGCTCCGGGCGCGAACGCCACGAGTGAGTGTAGCCGGTCCAAGAACCCGCCGCGTCGGCCAGCTCCGCTACCAGCTCCACTGGCAGCGCAGCCGGGTCACCGTACGCCCCAAAGCGAAGCGCCTTACCGCGCAGACGCGACAGCGCCCGAACCTTGTTGGTCCCGCGGCTGTAGGTCGACGCCCACACGCTACGTGGCGCCTGAAAGGCGCGCTTGGCGACGTAGCACATGGTGAGACCGTTCTCCCGGGCCACCGAAGGGCGCCGAGGACAGTCGCCGCAGATCGCAGCGTCCTCGCCCGTTTTGATCGCCTCATGCGGCGCGACGTCGGCAGGAAGGATCCACAGCTGGACCATGTGGCCCGTCTTAGTATTCTTGCTGTCGGCGTCGAGACCCGTCAGGACCGCGACGATCGGCTCGCCGTTGAGCCGCGACGGTCCGCGCCAGATCACCTCAGACCGAGGCGTCCGCTTTCGGATCACGTCGCGCTTGGCGCGAATGTTGATCAATTGCATGTTGTTGTCCTCCACTCTGCGCGCATGCGTCACATGCACGCAGAGGGGAGAGCAGCAAAGCTGCCCAGACGGCTCACTGCTCGCGCAGCACCGTCATCGCATCCTCGTCGAGGCCCGCGAGGAATTCGTCGACCTTGTCCACGGTCGCGACGCACGCCTCGTAGATGCGCTCTGCGCGTCGCGAGTCCGTGTCGTACCCAAACTCCGCACAGAAGTCCTCGAAAGACTCGCAGTAGCGAGCCGCGTCCGCGTCGGACATCAGGCTGTGAAGCACGTCCGCCGCTTTGGGTTCGTGCTGAAACGCCGGACCCATGTGGAAGCTGGTGGTCAGCGTCCGCATGGCAGGCTTGCTGAAGTGAGGGCCCGGTCCGGGCCAGCTCAGCGTGACCGTCCAGCTCGTAGACCCAGCCGGCATGTCGCTCGGGGTGACGTCCACGCAGCCCATGACGGACTGCGTGCGGATCCCAAGCTTTTTGCAGAGCTTGTCTGCGTCAGTGAGATTGTTCATGATTGTTGTCCTCCTGCGGAGCCCCGTTGCGCACGGAGCCCCGCAGGAGAGCAGCAAACGCTACTCTCGCGTCGCGGTCAGGCCGCGTCCTCGTCGGCGACCATCAGCACCACGTGGTGCCGCGACCCGCCGTCGGTGGTCCCGCAGCAGTCGCACGAGCGCCACGAGAACTCCTCGTCGCGCTCCGCGTCGCCGTTGCAGAGCCATCCTTCCTGCGAGAGCGCATCCAGCCCCTCGGCTACCTCGCGCTCGCGCTCGTCGGTGATGTCATCCACGTAGCCGTGCGCAATCGTGTGCACACAGTCCACGCAAACCTCTAGGTCGTGAGTTTGCATATCTGTCCTCCTGTCGCCCACTAGGGCAACGCTGACCCCCGTTGCGCTCTGCAGCGCCCCGGGCCGTCGTTCCACCCCCTGCCCCACCGCTGCACCCCGATGCCCCTGGCCTGTGAAGCGTGACGCTAATAGTAATTAGCGTCACGTATAACATGGTACGTTACGGTTACTGAAATATCGTCACGCACCACACAACAAGTAAAACGGGGGTCAGCGGTGGGGCAGGGGGTGACCGGCAGGGTCGAGGCACAACGGGGTGCCGCGATGGTACAGCCGGTGAGAGGACATACAGATGACCAAGCTACTTACTAAGAGCATCGAGCGATGGCGCGCTACGGCGAGTCAGCGTCGCTTGCACGGCGGTGCGACCGTCACGCGGTTCTTCGTCTGCGAAGCGGACGGGGAGCGCCACGGCGAATTCGTCGGTTATGGCCGAACGCCTGGCGACCGTAAGAGCTATGCCATGGCTGCCGCCCGCAAAGCGTGGGGGCTGTCATGATGCGGCTCTGCTACTACCCAGCGAACGTGGCTTGGGGGTTCGTCTTTGGCGACACCCCGATCCGCATGGGCGACGGGCCGCTGCTCTACAGCGGGAAGAACGCCAAGGCGAGGGCCAAGGCGGACGCGGCGCGGCAGGGCCTGACGGTCGTGCTCGGACGCGTGGTTCCCGCGGGGCCTAACCGCGACGCGGCTCGCTGAGCCGTTCGGGCAGCTTGCTGCCCTGCTTTCAGCTCGCATGCCAGACATGCGGGCTGAAAGGAGGACAACAACCATGAAAACTATCGAGCTGAAACAAGACACGATTCTCGTGTCGGCAACGACGCCCCTCGGAAGCCCGATCCTCACTGAGGACGACGGCATGGGCCCGCTCTGGGCCTGGAGCGACAACCCCTACGGTGGCGTCTCTGCCATCGTTCGGGCGCAGTCCTACGAGAAGGCTCTGGAGATCGTTTACGATCTCCTGCCGACGATCCCGGAAGACGAGGTGCACGAGGCCTATGGCTTCGACTGCGAGGGCGAGTTCCAAGCGGCCATCTCGCGGGGCGAGCAGCCGGAGCTGATCGAAGGCTACCACGACCAAGCCAACAGGAGCGGCACGGGAATTGTCTCCGTCGACCACTGCGAGCGCATGTGGAAGCTGGACCACGAAAACGCAAAGTATGCGGTCCGGCTGAAGGTGCGTCACTTGGACGACGTTCTTCTCGACGACTTGTTCGATTGAGATGTCAGGGCAGCTTGCTGCCCTCGTCTCTGGGCACATGCACGACATGTGCCTAGAGAGGAGGACAACAACATGAAGTATGCGACAAAACGCTTGCTCGATTCCGTCTGGACCGTGGCATTCACGGTCACGAAGGATGGCAAGGCAACGATCCACGGCTACAGCCGTGACTGCCAGCTGGGTTACGACCTGGAGGGCGATCTTCCGGTGTGCCGGCTCATCGAGGGTCCAGGCCGTGAGGTAAAGGCGCTCGACGTCAAGCTCGCGACCGAAGCGGGCTCGCGTTCGACCTTGTATCAGGTGTCGAACCCTCGGCACGTATTCAGCTACGGCGAGGTACAGGTATGACGACCACCAGGCGTGCACGGCGCTTCGCGAACCAATACGGGTTCGGCTCCGATCTTCGAAAGCTCAAGCGGCCGGCTCGGCGGCGCGAGCGCCGCAACATCAACCAGGCGATCCGACGCGGCGACTACGATGCGGCGATGCGCCCCCTGACAGAGAGGTACGTGGCATGAACAAGAACACGGAGAAAGCCGCCAGGTTTCATATCCGCTGCTGCCTGCGACGTGGGCGCAGCAAAAGCCAGGCCTACAACCAGCTGACGCGAGCGTTCGGCTATGGTCCGGACATCGGTGCACTCATCGACGATGAGTACGAGAAAGCGAAAGGGGACGTGGCATGAATCTGAACGGCAACATCAAGCATGGCCGCTTCGGCGGCGACGTGTTGGCGGCTACGCGCTGGGAGAAGAGGGAAGGCATGCGAAAGAGTCGTGTCGTCCTGATCCAGATCGCCAGCGAGTGGTGTACAGCCATCCACTGCGAGGGGGATTATGAGTGGCTGTACGGCAAGTACTTCGTGACCCCGGAAGCGGCGTGGGAGAGCTTCACGGAGCGGGCGCGAGACTTGCTCTCGTGAGGCGATAAGACAGCAGGGATGCTGTCTTCCTTTCGGTGCCTGGCATGGGTCAGGCTTCGAAAGGAGGACAACATGAACACGTTCAACATCAAGACGGACGAGCACGGCGATCAGACCGTCGAGATCCGAAACGAGCAGGGCGACGTGGTGGCTGAGATCATCGCGGTGCCCGTCAGCAAAGATGGCATGAGCATCGACGTTCGGCCGATGGTTCACGCCAGGGTGCAGAACATCGTTTTCGGTGTCGATGAGATGGATCGCATGAGCGACCGCTTCGTGTACAACACCAAGAACCACAACGGCAACATCAACGATGTTTGCCTCCCCTTCGTGTGCGTGGAGGTCAACCCGTCATGAGACAGCTACCGGCAAACCTTCAGGGAAAGCTCATCGAGAGCTACTACGACGGGGGCGAGACCCCGCTCGACTACAACCACCCCGACTTCGACGCGACGCGCGTCGCGACCGCCATCGTGCGGCACGCCTACGCGATGGGCATCGAGGAGGGGCGAGACCGCGCCGAAGGTCGCTACCCGATGGTTAACGGGAGGATGGGTGCGCGAGTAAAGCATCCTGTGGGGGGAGAAGAGGTACACGCACAAGACGCGATCGAAGACCTTGATGGCATCCTTTGTGTGATCCTCAGCCATCTGGTCGGTCGTATGCGGTACACGGAGATGGTCATCGCGCGGGCTCACCAGGAGCTAGAGCGGGCGGTCGTCAAAGAAGCCTGAGAGGGAAGCGCCTTGCTGGCGCCCCTCGGGGCGCACGAAAGTTCAATCCAATTGAACGTTCGTGCGGCCCGAGGTGCACGAGCACCCAAGGAGACAAGCATGAAGAAGATCAACGCGAAGACGATGAAGAAGATCCGAAAGCTCCACGGCAAGCTCGAAGAGGCCATCGCCGAGGCGAACGGCTACATGGACGAGCTGTGCGACCTCGCGAACGAGCAGGCCGACTTGGCCGAGAACTACTTCGATGAGCGCTCCGAGGGCTTCCAAGAGTCCTACGAGGGCGAGGTCTACCAGGAGTGGATCGACAAGCTCCGTGAGACCGCGGAGGTGTTCGAGTACCAGCTGGACGAGGTAGACGACCTCGACGAGCTGTTCCCCGAGGAGCCAGACGCCGACCCCGACCTCGACGAGGACGACGAGGACGACGACCTCGACGAAGATGACGAGGACGAGGACGAGGACGAGGACGAGGACGAGGAGGATGCAGCATGAACGGCTCTCCCATCTCTGTGGGCAGCAAGGTGCACGTCGGCGAGCCCTACTCGGACGAGTACGACGAGGGCACCGTCGTCGAGCGTGAAGGCGACTGTCTCCTGGTCTTCTGGTCGCGCTGCGGCGAGGAGTACTGGGAGGCAGAGGACGTGCTGAACCACGGTCACCCTGGCTGCTGGCCGGAGGTGCCGATCGCTGAGCGCGCGAGCTGAGCTGAGTTGAGCGTGCAGACTTGAGCGGCCCTCAGGCCGCCGCCGCGCCCCTTGGGGCGCCGTGTCCACTCTCCGTCCTCCGGGACGGGGCGTGGCCACGGTGCATCAGGCATCGACAGGAGGACGACATGGAACGACATCAGATCAACAACGAGGACCACGACCGCCAGGCGCTCGAAGCCTGTGCGGCATCCCACGAGCAGTTTCTCCATGAGCTGGGCGCCTTCATGGGCATGCTCAAGGAAGATGCCGAGGCCAAGGACCTCGACCACACCGACGTCTTTCGGCTCATCGACGAGGCGGCGAAGATCCTGGGTCCGAACACCCGGCTCGATCAGCACGTCCAGTGCACGCAGGAGCTGATCCGAAACCTCGCGGAGGCCGGGCGCTCGCACCGCATCGCCTGGGTTCGCCGCGGGCTGCAGACCGCTTACAACGGCGCCAAGCGGCACCGCGACTACCTGAGAGGCGAGCTTTGAGCTGACCCTTCCTCGCTAGGGCCTGAGGAGCTATCTTCTCGGGCCCCTGCGAGGGCGCGTGAGCCCAACAGAGGAGAACCAAAGATGATCAGAAGGAAGGCAAGCACGGTGCAGCAGTCACAGCGCGAGCGCGAGAAGGCGCGGGCGTATTGGAACACGCTGATGCCTCAGGACAAGGAAGCGCTCGCGGACGCGATGGTGTTCGGCGAGAACCTGGTCGAGGCCGGGTTCTTCGAGCGGCTTCCGAGCGGCATCTTCCAGGATGAGCTGGGCGAGCTGATGGTTCAGCGAGAGATCGACTTCATCCCCCGCGCATGAGCGTGGGTCGAAAGGGGACAGACATGAACGACGACAAGGCAGGAAAGATCGCGCTGCTCGCGGCGGAGAACGCGGCGGAAGGCTTCATCTACGGCATGGTGCAACATGCAGCGGAGGCCATCAACAAGCTGGCGGAGGATCACTCAGTGAGACTCACCGACGCGAAGATCCGACTCAGTTACGGCCGCCGTCGCGGCATGAACGTGAGCTACGGCTGGCGCGCGGAGATCGAAAAGGGCGCCTTCGACGTGGATGAGGGCGCCGTCTACGCGTTGCGCGACATCGCGGAGAACGGTCGGAGCTGGGAGTCGGACGGCGCCGTGAGGGCGGTGGAAACGATGATCTCCTGGATGGGAGAGGTCTTCCGCGCTGGATCTCGGCGCCCGTCGTGGGAGGACTCAAAGTGAGCTACAAGAGCCTCAGCGACGCGCCCTGGTGCCAGGCCCTGAACGACTGGATCGAATCCCAGAACGCTCGGGTGCTCTGGCGCGAGCTGAAGACGGACCGGGAGGTCAGCTGCTACGAGGCGAAGGGTAAGATCTTCGTGGTCGTCGCCTACGCCCACGGCTGGGAGCTGCTCATTCCTGCGTCCGCAGACAACGACGTCAAGAAGACGCTGGAGGCCGCGGAGGCCTACCTCAACGCACACCACGAAGGAGAAAACTGATGCCATTCATCGTAGGCAAAGAACTGCGCGCTGGAGCGCGCCTGACCATCTCAGCACCGCAGGGGGGAGGCGAGAGTAACCCTGGAATGACCATCTCCGTCTCAGACGACGCTTCTCTGACGGAGGCTTTGGAGATCCAAATCAGCCACGAGGACCTCATGCGGGCGCTGACCGGCCACGGCTATATCCGATGCCAGGCCACCTGGCGCGTGTCCAAGCTCGGGCTCAAGCGCGAGCACAAGGAAGAGAAAGGTGTGACCGAGGAGAACCTTCACACCTTTGAAGTCGATGGCTGGAAGGGCCGGAAGGAAGACCTCAAGAACTTCCATCGCAGAACCTACGACAAGAAGAGCGGGGAGTACACCGCTCGCGTTGGCTTCGAGCGCTGGGTTCCGATCGAGGACGAGGATGTATGAGCCTCGGTTCTTCCCTCGGCTGGGGGACGTCAAGCTCATCCAGGAAGGCAAGAGAGTTGACTCAGACTCGTAACAGGCGTTACAACAGACATCGAAAGGGGAACAACACATGACTGCCAAGCTCAAGGCTGTGGAAGAACAGCCCAAGACCAACCCACTGCACGACAAGGTCGTGTCCATCCGCCGCGCCCTTGAGGGCGCCATGCTGGAGCGCGAGGACGCGATCGAAGCGCTCATGCTCGCGTTCGTGACGCAGGAGCACGTCGTCTTCGAGGGGCCGCCCGGCACGGGCAAGAGCTACTTCGTCGATGCGCTCTTCTCGTGCATGGAGGCCGACAACCGCTACGTGCGGCGGCTCATCCACAAGTTCATGACCCCGACCGAGTTAATCGGCGGGATGGACCTGAAGCACTTCCAGGAGCACGGCCGGGTGCGCACGGTCATCGAGCGCGGCCCGGCTACGGCGGAGGCGGTGTTCCTGGATGAGATCTTCAAAGCGAACGGCGCGTGCCTCAACTCCCTACTCAGCCTGCTCAACGAGCGGCTGTTCATGGACCAGGAGCGAGGGACCATCGAGGTGCCCCTGCGCATGTGCGCGGCGGCCTCCAACGAATTCCCCGAGGACAAGAGCCTCGCGGCGCTGTACGACCGGTTCCTGTTCCGCTGCCAGGTGAGCTTCCTGCGGCCCGAAAACCGCAAGCGGCTGCTCATGCGCAAGGCTGGCCAGGACAAGCGGGCGCAGGCCTTCGAGCCGCCCGTTCAGCTCACTACCGACGAGTGGGATCAGATCGCCGCCGAGGCCGACGAGGTCACCATCCCCGAGGCCGTCATCGACGCCATCCAGAGCTTGGAGCACAAGCTCTTTCACGAGCACGGCCTTACCAGCTCCGACCGGCGCTTCGTTCAAGCCCTGCGCGCCATCAAGGCCGCTGCCTGGCTCGATGGGGACGACGAGGCCGACGTCAGCCACATCGAGGCCCTTCGCTTCGTGCTCTGGGACACCCCCGAGCAGCGGGAGAAGGTCGAGGACGCCATCGCAGCCATGGACCAGGGTGAGACCAAGGCGCTCATCGACGCCATGGACAACGCCCTGCGCGCCTTCCACAGCCGCCCCACCGAGAACGCGGCCCTCTACGAGGCCATCCCGCAGATCCTCGCAGGCATCAAGGCTGCCGCCGAGCAGGCCCGCGAAGCGGTCACCTCCGGCCGGCTCTCGCGCAAAAACGTCGACAAGATCAAGCGCCGCGGCGCTGAGGTCGCCGAAGCGCACAAGGAACTCATCAAGCTCATGCAGTCTGGGGTGGAGTTCTGAGGTCATGACCTACACCCACCAAGTCCCCAGCTACAAGCATGGACCCACGGCCAAGGCGCTCATCGCGCAAGGCTGGGCCCTGCACGTCGTGGAGACCTACAGCAGCAAGAACTACACGGACCTTCTCATCCGGATCATCCCCGCCGCTGAGACCCTCGCCGGTCTCGCCGCCGATGAGGGCATCCGCATGCTCAAGCTCGATCGCTACGACATCAATGTCCGCGTCCGCATGGACGAGTCCGCGCCTCCCAGCATCGACGATGCCGTCGAGTATGCCTCCAGGTGCTTCGCCAAGAGCATCCACAACACCCTCGGCCGCTACGTCGAGCGCCTTCAGTCCGTCCTCAGCCGTGTCCCCGTCCCTCAGGAGAAGTCATGAGCATCGAAACATCCTCTGCCTGGAAGGCTGCCACTGGCGCCTTCAGTCCAGATCCCGGCTCTTGGGCCGAAGCGTTCATGGACACGATGCCTCAGCAGTACGCTTCCCTGCTCGCGAGAGGTGGCCCGGCCCTGGACTGCGCCGTCAAGCGGCACAACGAAGCGAAGACCAACATGTTCTCCCAAGGTCACCGAAGCCCCTTCCACATGCGAGAGACCTGCCGCGAAGCTTGGAGACGCTTCCAGGAAGAAGCAGAGCGGCGTGAGTCTCTCGAATTCGGCCTCGGCTTCGACCAGTCCGACAGCTGGGACCACAGTTTCCGTGCCGAGCTGCCCCAGAAACTGCGACCCGCCAAGGTCTACGACATCGCCCGGCTCGCCGGCCGGCTGGTCGTCGCGCTGCGTGGAGAGAAGGCAAAGAAGGTCTCTTCTGTACCCGAGGAGGTCTACGACGTCGAGCTGGGCGGTGACCCCTCCCGTCTGCTCACCAGCGAACTGATGCACCTCGGGCAACCCACCGAGCTGATGCTCCTCAACCGCATCAACGAGCAGCGCGCCCTGCAGTACAAGCTGCGCGGAGAAGCAGCCGCCAAGCGCGGACCGCTGATCATCGCCATCGACGAGTCGGGCTCGATGGGCGGAAGCGGCTTCAAGCGCGGCGTCTGGGCCAAGGCTGCCGCTGTGGCGCTCACCCGTCTGGCCTGGGAGGACGATCGGCCCGTCATCTGGGTCCACTGGTCGACCACCGTCAGCAGCACGGAGATGCCCAAGCCCGACAAAGACAAGCTCGCCTACGCCATCCGGCACTTCTACGGCGGAGGTAACGACTGCGCAAAGGCGCTTTCCCGAGCAGGCAAGCTTGTCTGCCGGCTCCGTGAGGCTGGCCATCCAGGAGGAGACGTCATTCTCATCACCGACGGGGTCGAGAAGTGGGGCGAAGAAATCGAGCACGCCATCGACAGCATCGAAGACAGTGACGCGCGGCTCTGGACCATCGGCATCGAGGTCGACTGTCGCATTGAGGCAGACGCACCCATCCGCGCCCGCGCCGCGGCCTACACGGCCATCAAAGAGGGCGGTCTTAGCCAGGCTGACCTCGGAAGCGCGAAGGGAGCGGTGCTGTGAGCCAGCCGCTCGAACTCGGACGAGTCTGCTTCACCAGGCACCGTACGCAAGAAACAAACTCAGATCCAGAAGTTGCATCCCCACCAAAGCAAGTCTCCGGTTGCCAGCCTTGGGCCCTGGACCTCGACGCCGGCTTTCAGACGGTCATCATCGAAGGCGAGTGCTGGGTCGTCGTCAGATGGATCGCCTGGAGATCTGAGGAAAAACAATGAAAATGAAGAAGCTTGAACCCACGTTCGAAAAGAAACTCACCATCCCTTACGGTCAGCACGACGTCCAGTACGACTACCAGAAAGACGTCCTCTGGCTCCGACTGAGGGATGGCCACAACGTCATGCTTGGGTCCCTTTCTGTCTTCAAGGGCAGGGTCGAAGGGATCCTCTCTGACATCGAGAAGCACCGATGAGGCCCTGGTACGAGAACTTGAGCAAGGGCGAGATGCTCTTGTGGGGAGGATCCGAGGTGTTCGTCATCGAGCCGTGGAACGGCTCCTACCTTCGGGTCTGGGGCCTTTGCTTCAGCGAACGCGGGCCCATGCGCTTCGATGTGAACGAGCTGGAACTCGGATGCGAGCCCATGGTCGACGACAACAAGCGGCGCGCCGTCCAGCGGGTGATCCTCGAAGGCGGACGCCTCACGCTTCCCGAGGGCAGCGTCGGGCCCGACGTCACCAAGGAACACGCCTACTCCGGATGGTCCAAAGACCATCTTTCGAACAAGCACTTCAACAAGGCCGACGAGGCCGCATCGTTCCTCATCCCATGAGCAAACTCTTCACCCCCGTCGAAGCCATCGCCATCATGCTCCTCGTCGGAGCCATGGCCATGCAGTCGGGACGAGAGCCCGAGGATGCCCTCGCAGGCATCTTCTACGTCTTCTCCGGCATCCTCGTCGGCATGCGTTGCAGCGAAGAAGGACACCTATGAGTAAAAACTCCCCTGACGACGACAGCTACTACGTGGCTGCGAACCAAGAGGTCACTGACGCCATCACAGACGTGTACTGGCACCATGAAGAACTCATCCGCAAGTGGGAACGCGTCATGAAAGCCGAAGAGACCCTGGCCCACTACCACAAGACCCCCGACGCCGAGCGTCAGATCGCTACCGCCGGAGCTGCCACAGCCAAGCAAACCCTGTGCGTACTCCGAGCGCTCATCCACGAGAACGACCGATGAAGCGCCGCCCCTTCGACGCCTTCGACTTCATCCCGGACGACTACTTGAATCCAAAAGAAACCATCATGAAGGTCACACTCCAGTTCCACCACACCGAAGACGCCGCTCCGCCCCCAGACAAGGCGCTCGTGCTCCTCGAAGCCAGTGCCCTTTGTCAAAAAGGCGAGGAGCCCAAACGTGTCTTCGAAGAGATGATGCTCGGACGTCGAGTCGACATGGACGATGGCACCTGGGGCTTTGCGCTCGAAGGCTGTGAACCTCAGGACCCAGAAGACTTCTACGCCTGGGCCGAGCTTCCCGCCATGCCAGCGCCGCGGCCTACCCCGACGGTCGATGATTACGAGAAGGCCGTTTTGGATCTCCTCGTCAAGTACGAGGAGGGCACGACAGATGATGCATCCTTGGTTCGCTCCGTTGGCGAGCTGTACAACCGTTTCCCTTCGCTCCGCATGCGAGCACGGCGAGAGGCGGCGAGGCGATGATCCCTGGACCCGGTCAGAAAGGCTACATCGGCAGCCTTCAGGCGGAGATCCTATCGGCCATACGAGAGAAGGGCGAAGCCCACGGGATGCTCATCGCTGACATCATCGACATGGACAAAAACGAGGTCTACCCGCCGCTTCGACGCCTGCTCAAGCGCGGCCTCATCGACCACAAGCCCCCCTTCTACGCCCCTGAGTCCCGAGGCGTACCCCGCAAGGTTTACTTTCTCACCGAAAAGGGACGGGCGGCGCTAGAACAGCTCGATGTCTGACGCCCTGACAGCGCTCCTGGACGCTCACAGTGGCTGGAACAGGCCCGAGCCCCGCAAGTCGAAGCCAAGAAAGCGGCTCAAGACCTACAAGACCCACTGCCGATTTCAGAGCGTGCGACGTGGGAAGACAGACCCCCGGTACTGCCACACCTGGGTGCTCTACATGCCCTGCGCCAAGGAGCACGTCAGCCACGCGGCCGAGCCTCCCGAGGACATCGCCTGCGTCAAAGCGGTCAGCTGCGACCTGAGGAAAGAATGAACAAGAAGCTCCGGGAAAGCATCAACGAGTGCCTTCGATGCCCAGACCACTGCGAGTCACTTGCCGACTACATGCACGACATGGGCAATGATGCTCGCAGATGGCTGAAGCAAGCCGAGCGCGCGGGTGACGAGAAAGAGATCGAGTCCTGCAAGAAGCTCGTTGAAGAAAACGACCTCTGCGAGCGGCTCCTCAGGGCGCTCGTCAAGGCCAGTATAGAGAACTGAAATGAAGGACATTGCAGACACCAACGCGACCCCCGAGTGGTACGACGACATCTATCGAGCAGGTGTGCTCGAAAAAGTCTCCACCATCGCCGCTGAGTACGAACTCACGCTCGAAGAGCTGAAGACGATGGCTCCCACGCTCTATGGCTACGTCAACGGCTCCCCGAAGTACTACGGCAAGGCGCTCAGGGAGCTGTGCGCCCTCGTCGCCTGCGCCAAGGTACTCAAGCAGGAGCTTGAAGAGTACGGGCCTCACATCAAAGAGTATTGACTTGTTCACGTAACCATGGTTACGTCTAAAATGCCGCAAGGACGAAACGCTCTGCTGCAGAGCGTCTGAGGGTATGCACCCTCACTGATGAGTCCCGGCTCACGCGACGGAAGCTTTGACCCTCTTCGGAGGCGAGCTGAATCGCGGTCCTGTCTGCTTCTCCGGGTAGTGGCAGACGAGGGCGACGTGAGGGCGAGAGCATAACTACCTGAGAGCCTTGGTTCCAGCTCTCTCCAGGTGGGCCCAGTAATTGGAACCCTGGGCGCTGCGTTTAGCTAGCGCGGGCCCAGCTTTGCATCTGTCGCTCAGAGGATGAGCAGCGGCCTTCTAAGCCGACCCACGCAGGTTCGAATCCTGCCAGATGCGCTCAAGAAAGGGGACCTCAATTGAATCAAGAAGAGCAAGAAGGATGGTGGCTGACCGCTGAACAGTTTGATCCTGTCGACTGTGGCCACGTCGTCCATCCCTGGAACGGAGAGAGCATCGGAATCCTCTGGGAAGAGAAGGGCGACATCGAGTTCTTCTACAGAGAAGACCTGTCGCGCATCGAGCACTTGCAAGTCGACGAACCAACCAAGCTGCTGCGGGCTCTGAAAACCATCATGAAGCTCGGAGGAGAGCACACCTCCGTTCGCATCCACTTCTTCGATCTTCGTCCGCCAAGAGGAAAAGTCGCAGAGCTGAAAAGCGACGCTGTCAGCAGTCACGTGCGAACGCGTGATGGCAGGAAGGTTTACCAAGATATCGGGCGCGCTGCCGTGCGCTTCGTCTGCGAAGTCCTTCAGGAGAGAAAGCGTGAGTGAAGACGCACGCAAGGCTCACCAGGCGAGGGTCGAAGCCGAGAAGTGCCTTCGAAGGGCACATTCCAACCTGACATCCGCCATCGACAGCGCCGAGAACGACAAGCATAGCTCCGCGCTTGAGGATGCCTCTTGGGCGCTCCAATACCTGGGAGCGGCCGTGATGCACCTAGGCAACGCCATTTACCACCAGACCAAGTGGGAATGCGCCCCGTACGGAGACTGAGAATGAAAATCGACAAGCCGACCCCAGAAGACGTACTCCACACCCTCATGTGGGCTCGTGCCCTCATCAAGCGTGGATGGACAAAGCACAAGTGCACCAACCGAAAAGCAATCCGTAGCGACAAGGTCGGAACGAGATACTGCGCCATGGGCGCTATCTACGCGACAACGGATGATTACCAGCTGCAGCAAGCTGCAAGAATGGCGCTCGGCCGAGCCTTGAAGGTGCCAGGCATAGCTCACTTCAACGACCACCGAGACACGAAGAAACGTGATGTCATCAACCTCTATGACCGCGCGATCGAGTGCCTGAGCCAGCGCATCAAGCCGAAGAAGAACTCATGAAAAAGTTGCGAGAAAAGGATTTTTCAACAGCATACGTCGTCGCGACTCTCAACCTCTCTTTGGAGCCTCCTGTCGTCATCGATGTCAGATGCTACGGCGAGAGCGCTGAGAGGCTAACCATGAGGAGTTCGCGCTATTGCTATGCGACTCTGTTCAGCACGCAGGCCAAGTCCTTCGAGCAAGCATGCCAGCTGGCGCTCGACACGGCCAAGGCTGCTCCTCACCTCAAATGGGCTGCGTCCTTCTTGGAGAACTCATGAGCAAAGTCACCGATCTCAAAGGAGCCCTCGGGCTCGTAAAAATCTGGAACCACGGACACATCCTCGTCTACCCCTCGACCAATCGAGGCTACGTCTGCATCACACAAAGGGGGCACAAAGACCGCAACGGCAAACTCATGAAGCCCGGCACCGTGGGTCCTTCTGATGGCTTCTTTGGCATGGGTGCCAAGGCGTTCGAGCCGAAGACTTTCCGCCACCCCTTGGTGGGGCCGGGGGACCTAGACGAGAAGAACAAGCATCTGTTCGATCTCTACGGAGGTCGAACCGCTTCTGTTGAAGAGCAACACGCGTTCGCTCAGAGGAGGCTCTGATGCCGCTCATCGACCCAAAAAACCAGCCCCCCATCCCTAAATGGTGGACCAACGTCAAAGTTGGGACGAAGATCGTCGCCGGAGCCGGCCGCGGTATCAGAGCCATCGTCATCCAGCCTTGGAACGACGTGTTCCTCGGTTGCGCAAAGCAGGTGTGGAGGACTCCTGCTGCAGCGGGAGCGAATCTACTTCAGCCTCGATGGGAGATGTTTGCCCTTCGAGAAATTGAACTCTTCGACCAGTTCTGGTTGCCGCTAGACACTGCAGAAGAGCTTCTCACGTCGTTCAGAAGTTGGATCGAGGCTCATGACCCCGACGGCTTCTTCGAGCCGGAAGCAAGGAAGACACAATGACACGTTCTGGATACTCCGACGACTTTGGCTGCGGTGGCCCTGAAGAGATGTGGGCCAACATCCGCTACCGAGGAGCCGTCAAGTCAGCTATCCGTGGCAAGCGCGGCCAGCGCCTGCTCCGCAACCTTCGTGACGCCCTCGACGCGATGCCCGTCAAAGAACTGATCGAGATGGAGATGCAGGCCCCCTCAGGGGCCTACTGCGCCCTAGGGGCGCTCGCTGCGCATGAGGGGCGCGACCTGAAGGAGATGCGCTTCGACGATGAGACCGACGCTGAGCGCATCGCGGAGGATTTCGACGTCGCGACCTCTCTGATCCGAGAGATCGTTTTCGAGAACGACGACGACTTCGGACCCTACACCAAGGACACGGCCGAGGTCCGAAAGCGGCGCTGGAAGCGCGTGCGGAGCTGGGTCGAGAGTCAGATCCGAGAGAGGCCATGACCGACCACCGCGTCCCGCTGTTCAACCACCAGCCCGTGCAGAAGTTCCACGTCAGCAACAAGGGCGAGTACGGCATCTTCCTCCTCGATGGCAACACGCTCATCATCTACAGCAGCTTCGGGAGCTACGGCCATCACTGGAGCCATCCGGGGGCAGACATCCGGAAGTTCCTCCTCAAGGTCGAGAAGAGCTACTTGCTGAGCAAGCTCTGTCCCTCCAACTGGTACACCTACTCTCGCACCGACTACGACAAGACCTTCCAGCGCGTGCGTGAAGAGATCCTTCGCGACCGCCGCGACGGCGGTCTGACCAAGGAGCAAGCGAGGGAGGAGTGGAAGCTCTCTGAGCAGATCCTAGCGCACCACGAAGGCTACCTCTGGGAGTGGTACGAGCACACGAGGCTGCAAGATGCGCACGAGCTGACGGTCATGCAGCCCTACCCCGGACAGCTCGAAGGTCTCTACCGAGATCTCTGGCCCGGGTTCAGAGCCATGCTCCAAGAAGACCTAAACCCCAAGCAGTACCTCGCATGAGGTTCCGCATCAGAGGGGCACGCTGGTTCAAAATGCTCCAGCAGAAGTCTAAGGTCGTCGCGAAGAAGATAGGGCTCTCGTACCCCAGCGATGACCCCGACATCATGGCCAAGGTCCACGCAGAAGCTGAGCGCCAAATGACGACTCGACTGACCGAAGCTTTCAGGAAGGAGACCCAGTGAAGATCAACTACCGCAACATGCTCGAAAAACTTGCCATCCAAGCAAGGCGGGCTCTCGCCACGGCCAAGCCTGATCCTGCCGAAGAGTTTCGGTGCGAAGAATTCAAGCGCCTCCACCAGATGAGCGAGAAGGTGCTCGGAGAGCTTCAGTCTGAAGGCAACGCACCAGACGAATGGTTCGAGAAGCTGAAGCCGCACGATGCGATCTACGACAACCACGAGAAGCAGGTCGTCTTCGCTCTCACCAACTACGACCACAACGAAGGCGGCATCTATGTGGAGTGGCGCGAGGGCAAGAAAGTCCTGCAGACCTTCATCCCCAAGAAGATCCTCAAAGAGGACATGGTCAAATGGAATCCGTAGACTTCGAGGCCTACAACCGATTCCTCGCCGCACGAGGCAGGTACCTGCGGGAGAGCGGCTGGACCCCATGGATCGATGGGAACCATCTAAACCGCCTTCAGAGCGCAGAGGGGGCGCCCATCGTGCTGTGGAAGCCACCGCCGTGGATCCATGCCGACCGGCCCTACATGGACACCGAGACTGCAATATCTTGGCAGACCAACGAACACGCCATCGAACTGAAGCACCTCGGCCGCGCCATCGCCGAGCGCGAGCGCGAGCGCGCCCGGAAACAAAAGAAGAAGTGCCTTGTGTCCTTGGAGGAGAGATGAGCCTAAAGCCTGGAGTCGTGCTCCGCACGCGGAAGATCGACACCTACTCTGACGTCCCGGAAGGAGAGGGAGAGAAAGAAGAAGATGAGTGATCAAGAATACGAGGCCCTCAAGAGCCTACAGGCTGCTTCCAGGGCGCTGTCTCGGTGCGCCGAGCGCGTCAGGCTCTACGACTTGACACTCCAGAGCGCGCGCTACGCCATTTCGTCCGACCTCGATGAGATCGACGCCCACATCCAAGATGTACGAGAGAGGGTAGAAGACGATGAGTGACGAAACCCAGCCCCTCCTCCGCGTCGATGCCGTCAACGACACGCTCGCCGCCTACCGGGTCGACGTCGACCAAGGAGTCACACCAAGCTCCTGGGCACGCATTCTCGCTGGATCCGTTGAAGCCATCGTCTCCGAAACCTTCCGCGTCGGCGCCCATCCTCCCCACGCGACCCCTGAGCAGATGAAAGCCCTCATCGCGGCACACTTCGTCTCCGAAATGGTCAACCCTCAACACGCCGTCGCCCCCAACTTCGCCGTCATCGACGGCGGAAAGAGCGAAGAGTCATGAAGCCTGCCGTCATGAAGGCGCCCTACTTCTTCTCCACCCGCGATGTGCAAGACTGGCTCAAGGAGAAGGCAGAAGAGCCTGGCGGGGCCGAGTGTCCCTGCTGTGGCCAGCTCGTCAAAACGTACCGGCGCTCCATCAGTCCAAAGGCAGCCCGATGGCTGCTGTGGCTGTGCAAATACTACGACGGCATCGTCGTGGGGCAGCCAGACAGACCCGTTGACGAGATTTGGATCAGCACCACCCACTACCCCGTCAAGGGTGGCGACTACGCCAAGCTCCGCCACTGGGGGCTCGTACGCAAGAAGCCGAAGGACGTGAGCGATAAGAGCCGCAAGGCCGGCATGTGGCAGCCCACGGGCCTCGGCATCCGCTTTGCGAAGGGACAGGAAAGCGTCCCGAAGTACTGCTACATGCAGCTCGGCCAAGTCATCTCCAAGTCTGTCGAAACCATCCACATCGGAGACATTCTCAAAGGAGAAGTCTTCCAGTCCCCTGGCCCATGAAGAGAATCTACCAAGCCGAGTTCGACCACCTGGACCGTCAGATCCAAAGCCTACTCCTCAAGGCAAGCCAGAGCGGCGACCGAGATGGGCCATCCATCAGCGCCGAGCTGCGGATGATGGTCTACGACCTCGCCAAGACGCAGAAGCGGATGCTCAAACTGATGGAGCGCATGGCATGATCATCTACCTCGCCGTCAGGGGCAGCCGTGCCCAGGGCGACAAGCTCTACAACCAGCTCCTCTTCGAGACGTTGCTCGTCACCGTCGACCTGGAGAAGGCGATCATCGTCGCTCGTGACTACGCCAAGAGATACGGGATGAACGACATGAGCCCCCTGCTGCCCAGAGAAGGCAAGATTCGAGCGATTTGGAGCGGAGAAGAAGGCCAGACCTGGGTCGAACGTCACTTGGTCAAAGACCTCATCATCAACCTGGACGACATCGATGACCCTTGAGACGCTCATCGGGATCCAAACCGGCCTCGGCATCTACCTCGGCGTCCAGGCGCTCTACTGGAACTGGCGCCACAGACGACTGAAAGGAGAGCTGGCGAAGACGTCCGGCGTCCTGGAAGAGCTGAACACTCGACTGGAAAAGATGAACCAACATCTTCGAAAGAAAAAGAAATGAACTACTACTTCGACACCGAATTCATGGAAGATGGCAAGACCATCGAGCTGCTCAGCATCGGCATCGTCGCCGAGGATGGTCGTGAGCTGTACCTGGAGAACAGCGAGGCGGACCACTCAAAGGCCAACGCGTTCGTCAAGGCGGAGGTGCTTCCCTACCTTGAGCGCTCAGAGGAGGTACTCAGGACGAAGAAGCAGATTGCTAAAGCCGTCCGCAAGTTCTGCCTTGACGACCTGAACAACCTGCAGCGACAGGCCCAGCACCAGTTCTGGGCCTACTACTGCGCCTACGACTGGGTCGTCATGTGTCAGCTTTTCGGCAACATGACCGACCTCCCGGAAGGCTTCCCCATGTGGTGCCACGACCTCATGCAGACGGGTGTGGAAGTCAGAAAAGTTACCCACGAGAAGAACTGCTGGATCGCAGGCGGCGACGTCAAGTTCCGCATCCCCGGCTTCAACAAGCATCACGCCCTCCACGACGCCCGCTGGTGCAAGCTGGCATATCACGCCATCGAGCAGGTGCGAGACAAGCGAGGCTTCTGATGAAAATCAGGGAAGGGCTCATCGAGCCCCAGAATGAGCGTGAGAAGGAGATCGAAGCTGAGGAGTCTCTCTGCTTCGAAATCCAAGAGCTGATCGCAAAGGCCGTAGAGTCAGCGGATCGTTCCCAGGATGACTACCAACACCTCCTTCATCCAGACGCCGAGCTGACCTTCAGACAGGTCGCACGAGAACTTCACCACCTCGGCTTCAGACTCATCCTCAGCCTAAAGTGATCATTCTCAGCATCGCCTTGGCGGTATGTCTCGCCATCGCAGCCAACAGCATTGCCATCTGGAGCCTCCACAAGCGGCTCAAGGACCTTGAAAAGGAAAGGGAAGAGCCATGAACAAGGGAGACCGCGTCGGTGCCATCCTCGGCGCCGACTACGACAACGACACCGTCCAAGTGCTCGGGTACGGAACGTTTCAGGGCTACGAAGTGCCGCCGCCTGATGACGGCTGGATTGCCCAGGCGCTTCACGACGTGAAGCAGACCAACGCGAAGATCCTCCTCGACACCGGAGAGGTCGTCTGGGGCTGCCAGTGCTGGTGGGGGCTGGAGAACGAGGTGAAAGAGAAGATCGACCGCTTCAAGGACAACGGCTGGGAGATCAAACATACAACCATCGCTGCCGCGCTCGAAAAGGCCAAGGCAGAGGAGTCACTCGGATGAGAATCTACGCCATCTTCGGACAACGCAACTGCACCTATGAGGACGAGTACGCGCCCGAGCTTCTCGAAGCCTGGGACGAGTACGCCATCGATGAAAACGAGCAAGGCTGGGACGAGAAGCTCGACAAGTGGTTTTCGATGCAAGGGCCCAGCAAGGAGTTCTCCAAGATCGAAGTGTTCCACATCGAGGTCGACGAAGAGATGATCTACAGGGTGCTGCGCACCTCACCCGAACTCGGCGCTCTCATCCAGAAGGCTCCGGCGTCATGAGCAGCGGCAACAAGTACGTGGACGGTGCCATCATCCGTGCGCTGGCTCAACTGGCGCGTGACCAGCACCTGATCGATGAGATCATCAACGACAGCATCGACCGAGGAGAGCTGGTTCAGCGAGCCAGTTACGAGCTGATGTTTCTGCGGGGCGGCTTCCCGAAGCACGTCGTCAAGCAGCGGAAGAAGAAGTGGATCAAGGTCAACCGTCACAACATCGACTTCAACAAGCGCCATGGCGACAGCCGGCCTCCCTTGTCGGTGAAGCAGTCTGGAGAGCCCGTCATGAAGGGGCATCAACTCGTCGCCAAGCTTCCCAGCGGCAACGAGGCCTTCCGCGTCGTCTACAACCCCGACAAGCCCCTGAGCTGCGGGGCGACGGTGTGGATCGAGACCAACCTAGAAATCGAGGTCGTAGACTGAGATGCCACAGTTTCCAAACAAGGGTCATCGCATCTGGGCTGTCTTGATGCTCATATTTGGAGTCTTCCTCCTGCTCCCCCTCGCGGTCATCGTCGTGGCCACAATCTTGAGCCGGTTCGGAGACACTGGGAAGCTCTTGGCCATCCTCTTCATGGGCGCTGTCCTGGCGCGATGGATCTACAACCTCACAAAGAAGGAGCCGTCATGATGAATCTCTACCAGAAGATGCAAGACACCGAGCCCGGCAGGTACGCCGTAGCCATCGCGGAGATCCTCTACGACCCGGGCCGCCTGAACCGGAAGGGCAACGACGAACTTCGGAAGGAGCTGACCAGGGCTCAGCACTACCTGGAAGCCATCGCACACGAGAAGCTCCGCAAGGAGCACCCCTGGATCGAGGGCTTCATCAGCGCCGCTACACGAGAGATGAAAGAGGAGCTTCAGGGGCTGAAGAAAGAGCTTCAAGAGCTGAGAGAAGAGAACGAACGCCTTGAGCTTGAGAGCCGAGGCACCAGCGACCTCATGACATGAACGGAAGCTGGATCCTCAAGCCCAAACTCTACCGGATGCTCCACGCCATCGGCCACCGCGTAGCCTTCGCCGACGAGGTGGATGGCCTCGACGACTGGATCATGCACCGGCTCACATGGGTCAAGACGCAAGCCAGACAATCAGGCTGGGATGAGGACCAGATCGATGAAGCCGTCATGGACGGGTTGGTCACTGGTCGGGCTGCAGCCTTTCAGCACTTGACCCAAGGACCAAGGCGGGTGTAACGTGCGTTACAAAAGGGGAGCAAGATGTCAACGAAGCGCGAGAGCTTCTTTCTAGAAACCGATCTTACGGTCGACGAGGCCGAAGAGCTAGACGCGGAGATGGCCATCGCAGAGCGACACCTGCTCTTTGCCCTTCAGGTCGCTCGGCGTGCGCGCCGCAACGACGTCAGCCGCTACCAGAAGAAGCTCCTCGACGATGTGCGAGCCATCCGTCGCATGACCGTCCCCGTCTGCAAGGCTGCGAAGAAGATTCAGAAGAAAGAACAAGCGAAGTGATCAACGGACCCTTTTCCTTCCGCATCCAGAACCTGCACGTGAAGCACGGCAAGATGACTTGGGTGGACTCCGCCGCTGGCGGCTTCTTCAGTCACTTCGAGGACGCCTACAAGTGGGCTAAAGAGCATGCGGGTGACGAGGCCTTCTGGCGCGTCATGCCCTACAAACCCTACATCATCGAGGGCCTCAATCCGGAGGCGAACGGCAAGCCTCGCGCACACGACAACGTCATCCAGATGCCAGACCCGATGGATGAAAAGCGAGGGCGCGTCGTGTTGGCCTTCCGAGAGATGCTCGCGATGGCAGAAAAAGGCGACATCCTCGACTACGTCACCGTCTGGGTCAAGCCAGGCGATCCTGAGTCTGTCAGTTGGCGCAGTGAGACGTCGAATGGAATCTTCCAACTCCTCGGCGCCATCAGCGTCTTCCGCGACCACATCGCGCGGAGAATTCTGGAGAGCAAGCGATGAATGAAGAAGAGAGAAGCGATGACCTTCCTGAGGAGGGCTACTGCTATTGTGGCAGAACGCTGCCGATGTTCGCGTTCAGGCAGATGGAGAGCCAGTGTGACTCTCGTTACACTCATCGCTGCCTCTGCAAGCGCGTCTACCGCTACCACGCTCCTGAGCGAAGAGTCATGCATGTAAGCAACGACTACGCGGGGCCTGGAGAGAACCTCTACCTCGTTCACTGATGTTTGAGCCCGGTCGGACGTGGGACGACACCGTCGACAAGCTTGAAGAGCGTGGCCTGCTTCAGCTGGCTCACACCATCTGTGAGAGAAACCATGTCACCATCGACGAACTGTGCGGGCGAAGCCGCCTGCAGCACGTCGCGCTCGCGAGGTTTCATCTGTGGTTCTACCTCTACACGAAAAAGAACATGTCGACGCGAGCCATCGGGTTTCTGTTCGGGATGGATCGAACCTCAGTCATGAACGGCATCAAAGTGTACGGAGAAAGCATCTGTGAGAACCTTGAGTGACAGACAGCTTCTGAGAAAGTACGAGGACCAGGAGTACGGGCTCAGTTCTTCCGAGCGAGAGCGTGTCGCAGTGCTTCTCCGAAGACGCTACAGCTACCAGTTCATCCAGCGAGAGAATGAGGAATGCACAGCCGGCATCAAGCGACAGCTCGGCATCATCGCGAAAATGAGCGGCTTCACCATCAGCTGGGGCATGAAACCAGGCCGCAACTACGACGACGGTTATGGCAAGAAGAAGGTCTTCTCCTACGAAGGGTCTCAGCGCAAGATCGCCGGATCGCGCTCTGCCAGCGATGTCATCCACGACGTCGCCCACTACCTCGTCTGCAGCGAAGAAAGGCGAGACGTGCACAACTTCGGCCTGGGCCCAGCACCTGACGACTTCTCCCGCACGGCAGATTCGCCCGAGCTGGTCAAGGGCCAGGCGGCCTCACACGAAGAAGAGATGGCTTCCCTGCTTGGGATCCTCATCGAAGCACACCTCGGCGTCCGCTTCACCGGCACGCTCATAGAACACAACTGGGACGAGCACGAGAAGCTCCTGGACATGCTCGCCATCCTTCAGAAGAAGGGCCATGTCCACGGGCACATCCCCGTCATCTGCAAGCAAGCCGGCCTGGCCCGCATCAACCACATCAAGCTCACCAAGAAAGCACATCATGATCATTGGTCTATCCGGTAAGGCAGGCTCGGGGAAAGACACCCTGGCACGCATGCTCGCAGAAAGCCGCGAGCAAGCTGTCGTTCGCATGGCCATCGCCGATCCGATGAAGGTCTTCATCCAGCAACTCTACCCCGGAGCGTTCACCGACGAAGACCTGTGGGGGGCGTCCGAGAAGCGTGAGAAGGTGTATGAACCAGTCGGGAAGACGCTACGTCAGATCCTACAGGAGCTGGGCGACAAAGGCCGTCAAATCGACCCGAACATCTGGGCTCGGCCCGCTGTCCGGAAGGCGCAGAGGCTCATCATGAGCGGGCGGATTGGGCTTGGGCTCGGCTACTCGCGAAAGAAAGGCGTCTACTACCATGGCGGGCGTGTCCCTTGCGACATCGTCTGCATCACGGACTGCAGGTTCTCGAACGAGATCGATCGGATCAAGGACATCGGAGGCATGATGGTGCGCATCAAGCGCAAAGGCTCGGGCCTCAAGGGAGACGGCGCCAGTCACATCACCGAAACGGCGATGGACGAAGTCCCCGACAAAAGATTCCACATCGTCATTGAGAACGACGGGAACGGTCTCGAAGGCCTTCAGATCGCAGCCGACGTGATCCTCAAGGACGCGATGAAGCTCGAACCGGTTCAGGTCGGATGACCACTTCACTGGTCACCAGCAGCGCCTTCACCACACAGCGCTTGCACCAGGGACCCTTCGTCGTACGGCCCATAACGCTCTGACAGCGTGCACACTTCTTCATCGGAAAAACTCCTGATGCCTCGAAAGTTGAAAGACCTTACTGGCCTTCGGTTCGACACGCAACTCGTCCTCCGAAGGTCTGGAAATGACAGGGTCTACGAGACCGCGACCGGCCCGAGGAGTCAAGTCTACTGGGTCGTTCACTGCGGAGCTTGCAACAGCCAGCGAGAAGTGCAGGGCAATACCCTAAAACGAGGCGTCAAGTGCCCTTGCCAGCGCAAGAAGAACGCTCGGCGGATGAAGAAAGACACGAAGATTCAAGAGATGAGCAGCCGAGCCATCTGCGCTGAGGTCTCGAAGACCCTCGCAGGCAACGTCCCCCCTCTGGTCTACGACCGGATCCTACGACTCATTCTCGAACTAGACCGGAGAGCCAATTGAAAGACGAAGAGAAGGAACAGTGCATCGACCTGCTCAAGGAACTCTCCATCGAAGAGTACCTCGACCGCGCAATCACAAGCATCAACGAGATGACCTTGCCCCCGTTCTTGACCCAGATGGTCAGCACCGCCTCGTGCTGCCCTCTGACTCGCGTCGTCATGCTCGACGCCATCCGTGCCGTCATCGTCGTCGAGATGAAGCACTACCTCAAAGACGACGAAGAAAAGCTGAAGCGCTTTGAAAAGCTCTGCGACACCAGCCCCAAGTTCTGCGAAGAGTGGATGACTGTCGCGACCATGGCTGAACTCGAAGCTGCAAAAGCGAACCAGAAGAAAGCCAAGAAAGACCTCAACTGATGACCTTCAAAGCCCCGCAACGTGATCAGATCACTCGCATCATTAGCCACCGAAGCTGCGCCGACGGCATCGCATCTGCCCTCATCCTTCGCGCTTGCTACCCTGACGCGCGCGTCGAATTCGTCCAGCACGAAGCGCCCAGTCAGAGGGAGCTAGACCCCAGTGACGGCTGCGCCATCTTCTGCGACATCACGCCTCACGAAAGCAACGCTCAGGCCTTCGCGGACGCAGGTCACTACTGCCTCGACCACCACAAGACCCAGAAACACGTCGTCGAGATGTTCGGCGACCACGGTCTCTTCGCCGAAGAAAGCGAACGCACCAGCGGCGCCGGCCTTGCCTTCAGGGTCTTCGAGCAACGCATGCCGCTCTACGAGCGGAAGGAAGAGCTTCGCGACTTCGCCGAGCTAGCCTGCATCTACGACACCTGGGTACGTGACAGCCCTCGCTGGAAAGAAGCCTCAGATCAAGCTGGCTACCTTCACTTCCTCGGACAGGAGCGCGCCATGGCCCGAAAGACCATCGCACTGACCAACGAAGAGAAGATGTTCGCCCGAGTCCTCAGTGAGCGCCTGCTCGAAAACGCCAAGAAGGCCTACGAAGAGCGACTTCTGCCCATCGGCAACTTTGGCGTCTTTGCCGACGACGAAGAAGGGCGACTCATCAACGAAGTTGCCGACCATGCCCGGGCTGTCGGCTCAAGTTACACCGCCATCATCGGCTTCCAGACGAAGCCCCAAGACAAGGAAACCCTCCGCTACAAGTTCAGCGTCCGGCGAGTTGATCCCACCTACGACTGCAGCAAGGCCACCAAGGTCTTCGGTGGCGGCGGTCACAGTGGTGCTGGGGGCTTTTCTACCCTAAGCGCCTTCAGCCAAAGTGGATTCGACTTCGTATCCGAAAACTATGAAGGATTCTGCGAGGGTATCAAAGGCTGGCGGTAGCCCACCTCAGGGGGCCGCGCCCACTGCCGAGTCGATCCAACCCGGAAGAGGGACTTCAGCTTCCGAATCCAGCGAGTGGAACTTCCGAATGATCACCTTGAGGCTGTCCGTCGACTCAGCAGGGGCCGAGCTGAGGGGTGTGCCCTGGTTGATGGCCGTTTCTTGGAGCCAGGTACGCCAGGCGTTCAGCTCGTCCGTCTCTTCTTGCGTCAGGTTCGGGAGAGGCATAGCCCAGAAAGCCTAGCACCTCTCCGTTCGCCCTCATAGCCCCAACCTGGTATCCTCTCTGGGAGCTACCCGGAGAACCAAAAGACATGGCAGATGAAGGAAGCTGGGGCTTCAAGGGTTTCGGTGCGCGAGCGCTGGAGCTTCCCTCGGGGCAGGACGTCGAAGTTTCACCCGCTGATCGAGGGCGCCTGCGTTACAACGCGACGACCAGTCAGCTGGAGTTCTCCGCCAACGGAGGCGCCTACGCCGCACTCGGCATGGGCGGTGCCAGCCCCTGGCTCAGTGCCGCAGGCGTGACTCGGCTCCAGAACATCACAGACGATGTAGCCATTGGTGCGACCACCATGGCCGGCTCCGAGAAACTTCGCATCATCGGCGATGTGCGTGTTGAGTCCCAGGTTCAAGTGACTGAAATCACTTCAGTGCCCGGCTCTGCCCTCGATCTCGAAATCTCAGCCGACACCGGTAACGTCAACATGACGCTCACCGGTGGGTCTGGCTTCCGTGCTCAGAATGGCGTCGGTGACCCTCTCATCCGAGCGGTGCCTACGGGTCAAATCCTTCTCGGCGATCCTGCGATTCCGCTCTCCGGCGTCGACATCAGCGCTGACATCACGCTCGTGGAAGGCGACGAGCTGAACTACCGCGCCTCCGGCTCCACCGACAACCTGATCAGAGCTGAAGCGACCACCAACACCTTCAACGTGGGGCAGCTCGCGCCCCTCTTGGAAGTCGATCAGGTCAACGTCGGCACTCAGGTGCTCAATGCAGCGGCCTCTCCCAACGCGTTCCAGGTCGTCCAAGGCGCCAACAACTACCTGAATATCGACACCGCTGGCGGGGTCATTCAGATCGGTTCCACCGGCGGCACAGGCTCCACCCTAACCTTCGACGGGACAACCGGGTCCACCACCCTGGACTCTGAGCTGAACCAGGCCGCATCCTTCGTCCTTACCGACGGCACCGACGACGCCATCGTCTTCGACGCCACCACCGGTGGTAAAAACCTCTCTCTCGGTGGTCCAAACATCGAGGTCGTCGTTCCCGGAAACAATAACATTCGCATCGACGGGGGCTCTCTCTGCCTCGTTGAAAGAGCCACAGATCCGGCGGCCGTCGCCAACGAGGGCAAGGTCTACACGAAGGATGTTCTGGGCGTCACCGAGCTGTTCTACCGAGACTCAGCTGGCAACGTGCGGCAACTCACACCACCCGCAACAGGCGGCGCTCCGGGTGGCGCGAACACCAACGTTCAGTTCAACGACGCCGGGAGCTTCAACGGAAACGCCAACTTCACCTTCGATGGCACCAACGTCGACATCGCGACACAGCTCTCGGTGCCTGTCGTCCAAGGGACTGGCGCGACTTTGGCTGTCGGAAACGGTGCAAGCGATCTGACGCTTCAAGGTGTCCCCGGCTCTGGAACGCTCTTCAGCTTGAGCGGAACCAACCCATACCTGACCATCGACGACAACACCAACGACATCGTCGTCGGCAACACCACCGACAACCCTGACCTGGAATTCTCCGGGAGCGGCAACGTCGCTCTCACCGGCGGAAGTCAGATCCTCTTCACCGAGCGCGTGGGTGACCCAACCCCCGCGGCCAACGTCGGTCAGGTCTACACCAAGGACGTCGCCGGTCAGACCGAGCTGTTCTACATCGACGCCGCTGGCAACGTCCGGCAGCTCACCCCGCCCGCAACCGGAGCGCCTGGTGGCGTCAACACCAACGTCCAGTACAACAACGCTGGTTCCTTCGACGGCAACAACAACTTCACGTTCGACGGGACTGCTGTCACGATCGCTACGCGTGTTGAGGTGCCCACGGTTCAAGGTACAGCTGGCAGCCTCGAACTCGGCAACGGTGTGAGCAACATCACGATGACCGCTACACCGGCGTCGGCTACGGCCATCACGATCGGAACCTCGAACACCTACATCGCTATCGACGACGCCGCAGGCAGCATGGTTCTGGGCAACGCACTGTCGAACCCCAGTCTGGAGATCGCAGGCTCGGGCGACATCGCCATCACTGGCGGGACACAGTTGGTGATCACCGAGCGCGTCGGCGACCCTGGCGCTGCCGCCAACACCGGCAAGCTCTACACCAAGGACACCGCTGGCACGACCGAGCTATTCTACCAGGACAGCGCCGGTAACGTTCGGCAGCTCACGCCTGGTGGCGGTGGCGGAACGCCTGGTGGCGCCAACACTCAGGTCCAGTTCAACAACGCAGGCTCCTTCGACGGGAGTGCCAACTTCACGTTCGATGGAACCACCATCACGCTCGGGCCCGTCTCGGGAGTCTCGACCATCGAGACCGACATCAACATCGCGGACAACACCAACAACGCGTTCCTCGTCCGCGAAAACATCAACAACTACATCGAAATCGACACCTTCACCGCTGCCGAATCGATGTCATTCGGCAACGGTGGCGCTAACACCCCCTCGATGCTCTTCACGATCCGTGCAGCCAACAACAGTTGGCGGATCACTGAAGCCGGTACGTCGCGAGACTACATCAACATCAACGCAGGCGGCTCGAACAACATCGAGCTGGGAAACATCACCGGCGCTCCGAGCGTCGACATCGTTGGTGACGGTGGCCTGTACCTCCGTGGCGACAACCTCAACGATGGTTCGTTCCTCGACATCCGAGAGCGCACCAGCGGACCTCCCCCCACGGCAGCTCAGCGTGGTCAACTCTTCACACTCGACGTCTCGACGGTGACCGAGCTGTTCTACCAAGACAACACAGGAGCCAGCACTCAGCTCACGTCCGGAGGTGGCGCAGTTGTCGGCTCCACAATCATCATCAACGACAACCAGACCCAGGCCTTCAGCGTTCGTGAGGCCGCGAACAGCTACATCGACGTCAACACCACGAACGGGGCAGAGGCGATCACTTGGGGCAACGGGAATACCGATCCGTCCTTCTTCTTTGCAGGGGCGCCTGGACCCATCGACATCGACGTCTCTCCGGCCACTCCAGGTGCCAACGTCGACATGTGGACGGCCAACGCCGGAAGTCTGACCATCGGTAACACTGCTGGTGGCGGACCCACCACGATGCTGTCTACGACGGGATTCCTCTTCGAGACGACCGGTACCGTAGCATTCGATGTCACCGCAGCTGCGACGGGCAACAGCGTGAACCTGTTCACCGGCAACGCTGGCAACGTATCGATCGGCGTCTCCGGGCTCCAGACCCAGGTGTCGAGCAACTTCCGCGCAAACGAGAACGCGATCATCGCTGGAGCGGCGACAGACACTGTCGGGTTCTATGGTGCAGCTGGCATCACGCGACCTACCGTCACTGGCTCTCGGGGCGGCAACGTCGCTCTCGCAAACCTTTTGACTCAGCTAGACAACATGGGCTTGATCCAAAACAGCACGACGCCCTAAGATGAGGGCAGACTCCTAGCGAGGCACGAACACCAGACGCCGCAGTTTGGCTGCGGCGTCACGGCGCCCGCTTTGCTAGCGAGATTGCGAGAGCCAGGGAGGAGTATCAGGTGTTCCTTTTTCCCTGGCTCTCCCCTTTTGTGCGCTAGTATGTTACGGTCGTAACTTGAAAGGGAAGACATGAAAGACCCCGTACCACAGGACGTGCTCGACAAGGCGCGTAAGCTCCTGAACCTCAAGGAGCGAGCTGCCACCGAAGGCGAAGCGCTCGCCGCAGCCAAGGCCCTCGCCAAGCTCGTCGACAAGCACCGCATCGAGATCGCAAAGCTAGAGAGCGCAGGGTTCCAGAACGACGAGGTCATAGCGCTCGAAGAAGACGAGCCCCTGATGGTCTACAAGAGGAAGACCACCTGGAAGAACGATCTCGCCCTGACTCTCTGTGACCACTACGGCGTGGTGTTCATGCGCCGTAGCCGAGTCGGTGGAAAGAAGAAGATCCTTCTCGCTGGGCGCAAGACCGACATCGAGATGGTGCGGTACATGTTCAACTGGCTCTCTTCGGAGATCGAGCGACTCACTCGCGCCTCCGGCGCCGAAGGACGTGTCGCCATCAACAGCTGGAGGATCGGATTCGTTCGAGGTCTCCAGATACAGCTGGAAGAAGCACGGAAAGAAGCTCTGAGCGACGAGCCCGCATCAGTCGCCCTCGTCCTCAGATGCCGAAAAAAAGAAGCCGATCGGTGGCTGACCAAGCACCTCGGCAAAGAGCTTCCGACGATCAAGACCCAAGACGTAAGCGTGGACCCTGTCTGGTACGAAGCGGGCAAGAAAAAAGGCAAGGTCCAGCACCTGGGCAAGAGTCTCGAAGAAGGAGACGCTTGACAGTGCTGCCGGGGATGCGCAAACATCTCTGCATGACCTCCAACCGACATTGACAGTCAGCTGCTCGACAGCTCTTCAATGGACCACCCCATCCGGCGTCGTTGGAGTCGAAAGCCCACAGGCCTCTGCCTGCATGGGCTTTCTGTTTTTGCACGGGTAGCTCAGAAGCCGACGGGCTGTGGTAGAGCACTCGGGAAGGAGGGAGCGCTCACCTTGACCGGTGGCGGCGGACAGGAACAGTCCGTGCGCCCGGTGCAGGTCGCAGGCCTACGGCGCTACCACACCCCTGAGAAGGGCGGAGGTTCGAACCCTTCCCCGTGCACCATGCAGGAGCAGCTCCTTGGAGGAGCACCGGGGACGCGCCGCAGTGCGTGGTACCCGAAGGGTGGCGTGTTCGATTCCGCCCTCCTGCGCCATGCGAGAGTAGCTCAGTTTGGCCAGAGCACTAGGAGTAATGCCCCTAGAGGTCGCAGGTTCGAGTCCTGTCTCTCGCTCCAAAGGAACCTGACATGAAGAAGCTCTACGTTCTCGTCCGCAACGACATCAGCCCCGGTCTTCAGATCGCTCAAGCCTGCCACGCACAGTTCGAGTTCTTCGAGCGCTACCCCGAAGCCAAGAAAGACTGGGAGGGGAACCTCGTCGTCCTTCAGGTCGAGGGCGAAGAGAACCTCAAGAACTGGCTGGAGAACACGCTCAGTCCCCGAGGACTGAAGGCTGTCGGGTTTCGTGAGCCCGACCTCAACATGCAGCTGACGGCCGTGGCCGTTGGCGGCAAAGCTGAAGCCCACGGGCTTGTGAGCGACCCCGAGCAGCTCTTCTCTTCGCTGCCTCTCGCGCTCAAGCAGTCCGCCTGAAAGGCGAACGGCGTCCCGCCATCGCTCCGATGATGTCGTCGATCGCTTCGATGGTCATGTCCTGGCGCGCTTCCCGGCTCGGCTTCTTGTTGTCGACAACCTGATCGATCAACGTCTGCTTCGCTTTCAACACACGGGCAATGTGCTCATCCACTGTGTTGCGAGCATCGAGGTACGTCACCGTCACCTTGTTGCGCTGACCAAGACGGTGGCAGCGGCTCTCTGCTTGGCCCATCAGCGCTGGAGTCCACTCCCGCTCTAGGAAAAGCATGTCGCTCGCGCGCTGGAGGTTCAAGCCCACGCCAGCGCTTCGGATGGGCGCCAAGAAGACGTCGACCTCTCCGCTCATGAACTTGTCGACCTTCAGCTGCCGTTTGTTCGAAGGGTCGCTACCCTTCAGATGAACGGAAGCAATGCCAGCGTTCTGGCAGATCGCTTCGAGACCCCACAGAACTGGACGATGGTAAGCGAACACCACCAAGGGGCGCTTCTCGTTCTCGAACCATGCTTCGAGGTAGCTCTTCGCTGCTGAGCGAAGTTTGCCGACTGCCGCGATGCGACGCAACACGTTGAGCTTCACGATCGCCTGGCCGCGCTTCGCGCTCTGCGCACGCTCGCCTCCGGCGACATCCGTGAGCCACTTGATGAAATCCTTCTCAGCCTTCTGGTAGTGCGCAGCGTCGTAGGGATGCAGGTCTACGACGATCCTTCTGCGTTCCTTCGGCGGCAGCTGTTGCTTGATGGTCTCGTCCCGCTGGCGACGCAGGATATACGGCGCCGTAAGAGCCTGCAGCTCGTCGACATGCTTGGCCCGGCCGTGATCCGTAACGATCGAACGAACCTTCCTCATCGCCTCTCTCTCTTGCTTTGTGAGCGCGGAGCAATAGCGCTTCTTGTAGGCCTTGAAGTCCGGCCACTCCTTCTTATCTACGATGTGAAGCAACCGCCACATCTCCTCTGGCCGGTTCAATAGCGGAGTGCCCGTCATAAGCACCACGTTGCCGATATGATGCGCGAACTGCGTTGCGATCGACGCGCGATGCGTTGGACTCGGCAGCGGCTCCTTGAGCAGATGCGCCTCGTCGAAGACGATGAGCTTTGGGCGTACCAACTTCGACAGCTGCCTCGCACGAGCGCGCAACGTCGCATACGACAAAATGTATAGGTGCGCAGGCCTAAGCATCCCCTCCTGACCGTTGATGACGAACGGTACGAGCTTTGGCTTCAAGTGATTCAGCTCTCGGGCCCAGTTGTCCTTCAAGGATGTCGGGCAGACGATGATGGTCGGCGTCGCGCGTGTCGCAGCGATCGAAGAGAGCACCTGAAAGGTCTTTCCCAGACCAGGATCGTCCGCGAGGATGGCTCCTTTCCGACCTGCAATCCGAGAGGCGAGCCACCCCGCCCCCTCAGCCTGATAGGGGAAAGGCTTCCGGTTCACCACGCCATGGATCATCTTGATCCAATGAGGGGCGACGACTCGGCGAGGCCACTCATCCGGGATGACCATATGACGCCCCCCTTCAAGGAGGGTGATGTCCGCCTGATTTGCACGACTTGAGTTGAGTCTGGTGCCCTTCGCGCCCTCCACCAGTACCAAGTCTCCCAGCTTGGGAGGGTTGGGCGTGGAGTAAGAAAAGATCCGAGGACCAGGACCCAGGGTCACCCGAAACATGCCATCGAATCGGGGCCTTACGGACACAACACGAGCCTTCACGCGGATGCTCATCCGGGCTAAGATAACACTGATGCGGGTTCTTGTCGTAGACGACTCCGAGACCGATCGGAGACTCCTCACAGCCATGCTGGAGGCGCAAGCGGATCGTGAAACAGGTCTGTTTCATCAGTTCGATGAGGCCGGTACGCTCGACCAAGCGTTGAAAATGCTTCGAAATCGAGAGCCCTACGACGTCGTGCTCCTCGACCTCAACCTGCCCGACTCCGAGGGGAAGACGACCTTTCAGCACCTCTACCCGGTCGCTCGGCCTACCCCCATCGTCATCTACTCCGGACTCGACGACCAGACGCTGACCAAGCAACTCATCGCCGAAGGCGCCAGCGACTACATCATCAAGGTTCCCGGTCTGAAGGCAAAGCAGGTCCTCAACACCCTGATGATGACCGTTCAGCGGTCGCACTATGAGATCAGAGTCGCGCAAGACCAAGCAGAGGCGGTCAACAACGCAGAACGCGCCACAAAGACGCTCATCAGCGTCTCCTCACAGGCCCCTGAAAGCCAGGTAGGCAAAGAGTTCAACGTCGAAACAGAGCACCACGACCACCTGAGAGAGCACCAGAGAGCGCTAGCTCACAGCATCGATGGGCTCTTCCAGATGATGAAACTCCAGGTCGAGAAGGATGCTCGACAAGACGAGGCGATCAACACTTCTCGTATCCGACAGGTTAGCCTCGAAGAGGCTCAGAAGGTGCTCGCTCGCGACAGCGTCTACCTCGAAGAGAAACAGAAGGAGATCAGCGTAGACCTGAAAACCTTCGACAAGAAGACCAAGCGACAGCTTGCTATTCTCGCCTTCATGATCGCAGCCGGCGGCGCCGGCCTTCGCGATCAAGCCCCAGTCCTCTGGGAGTTCCTTACGAGTCTGATGTGAAAGTCCGAGAGTACAAGAACGCGCTTGAAATTGTTCCTGTTTTGGCTGTCATCTACAGCAACTGTCACAAGGAACCGAGCGATATCGTGGTGGACTACATCTCATCGCACAGCCTAGAACGCTTCACGCCCGTCGCTGACCCCATCGGAAAGTCCATGAACGAGTTCGAAGGGTATGAGACGCTCGCCGAACAGATCCATAGCTGTGCAAAGACTGGAGAGTCAGATGATGTCCTGTTCAAGGATGAGCCTTCGTCGGGGTGGTTCGTAGGGTCGCTTCATCGAATCAACCGCCAACACGTGCTCATGACCTACAAGGACGTGAAAGAAATCGTGCTCGACAACATGGCTTTGGGGCGCGCTGCGGAGATCGCAAACAACAAGAACGAAAAATTCATCCGTGCACTCGCTCATGACCTGAAAGAGCCTACCCGGGCCATCGTGGGGTTCAGCGAGATCTTGTTGACCCACTGGGACAGCGTCCAGCCGTCGCAGCGAGAAGAGTACCTTCAACACATCAACAGTGGAGCGTTGAAACTCCATGAAATGATCCAAGAGCTTCGCAACTACGCTCTGTCCGAAAAACCTGCATCCGATATCGAACCCATCACCGCCAAGCGGATGATCCAAGAAGCAGTCGAGATGGCGAAGTCGAAGCTTCAGGAGAACAACAGCACGATCAGCGTCCGATGGTCGATCGATGAAGAAGTCATCGTTATCAGCTCGCTCAAGCGAGTCCTCTTCAACTTCATCGACAACGCCATCAAGTATCAACGCAAGGACGTGCCATCTGAGATTCAAGTCACAGCCTTCTTGGAAGACAAAGACCTCGTCGTGTCCGTTCAGGACAACGGATTGGGCTTCGAGCCAGAAGACGCAGGAAGGATCTTCGAGCCCTTCCACAGGCTTTCTCCCCATCAAGAAACGCCCGGCGTCGGCATGGGGCTTGCCATCTGCAAAGATATCATCTCAAAAGTAGGCGGACGGATCTGGGGGACCTCCAAAGGGCTCGGCAAGGGCTCGCACTTTACCTTCAGAGTCCCCATCAGATGAAACGAAGCGCTAAAATCAAGGTTGTTGTCATGCATCTAGAGGATAGCGACTCAGACGCTATCCAGATTGAGCTTGCGCTCGATAAGGCTGCGCCAAACTGGAAGGATCACGCTACGATCTACCGAGCGAGAGACGTTCGTGAGGCCAGGAAGACGATCAAGAGCATCCGGCCCCAAGTCCTTCTACTCGACCTCAACCTGCCAGGGGTCTCAGGACATGAATTCCTCGTCGAACTGAAGAGTGACCCCGCCACTTCTTCCATCCCCGTCCTCATCCTCAGTACGTCTGACGCCGACGGAGATGTCCTCAAGGCCTACCACAATTTCGCTTCATGCTACCTGGTGAAGCCTGCCAGCTTCGCCAAGCTCGTCGCCATCATGGGCGCTGTGAAGAAGTTCTGGCTCGAAATCGTGACGCTTCCACCATGAGACCGAGCAGTTCAGACTTCACAACACCACCGGAGCCGTTCACCTCCTTCGATGAGAGCGTCTGTGACCCTAGCCCCCAGCCTGGTGTCGTTCGCTTCAAGGATTGGGTCATGAGCGAGTGGGGCGGGCGAAGCCTAGGTATCGTTCGCGAGTGTGGTCTCACCGGCTCCACCAGTGGACACTACAGCGGCAGCGCCTGGGACTGGGGGCTGAACGCGAGTGACCCTCAAGAAGCAGCCATCGCAGAGGACATGCTTCAGTGGCTGCTGAAGAACGACGCAGAGATGTTTCGACGTGCAGGCCTCGGCTACGTCATCTGGAACAAAAAGATCTACTCGCCTCGCATCAGCACCTCTTGGCGCCCCTACACGGGAAGAAGCCCCCACACCGACCACGTCCACTTCTCCTTCGGGCCTGACGGGGCCGCGGGCAGCACGAGCTTCTTCGGCTGGCTTGATGGGCCCAAGAAGAAGAGCCCCGTGCTTGCCCCGAAGACCGTCGTGCCTGCGGTCGCAGGAGGAGTGCTCGGCTTCTTCGTCGTCACCTATCTTCAGAAGAGGCGTAAGGGCCGATGACCCCGATGCTTTCGAGCTGCTGCTTGATCTCAACCAGCTCGTCGACCATCTGAGGACGCTCCGCCATGATCACGTCCGGCGAGAGCTGAGGCCAGACCTCAAAGCGCTGCGCTAGCTCTTCGAGCCGTATCGCAGTAGCATAGAGGAAGTCGGATTCTGCCATGGTCAAGGGGTTCTTTCGCCGCAAAAAAGCAGCACGCTCTGCCGCTTCTGCCACCTCGCGAGCGATCGCAGCGAGTGCGACGTTCCCCGACCCTCTGGGGGGAGTGACGGCACCATCTCGTTCATCTGCTGCTGACATGGCAAGACCTCTCAAGAAGAATAGCGCAAAGCGCATCGAACTGGTCCAGTTCAAGTACGGGCTCGACCCTGACGGGATTCAAATCCTTCAGGTTCCTTTCTACCTTCCTTCCGCCGCGAACTTTCGTGGTCACACACGTGACCGAAAAAGGACAAAGCGCATCGCCCACCAACGTGGTGAGACCGTGCTCTTCCTTCGAAGCAAGGCGAAGAAGCCTCGTGTCCCCGGGGCTCGGATCACACTGGCTCGCATCGCCCCCAGAGGACTCGACGAAGACGACAACCTGCCGATGTCACTGAAGCACATCCGCGATGGCGTCTGTCAGTGGCTTGGGGTCGATGACAAAAGGCGAGAGGTCGTCAGCTTCACCTACGTTCAGTGGAAGCACGCCCAGCCACACACCTACGGCTGTCAGATCCACATCCACCCTGACGAGGAATGATGTTCTTCCTGCACCTCTTCGACCCAGTCCTTCAGCTCTTGCTCTGGTCGATGGTGCCCGCCACGCCCTGCTACACCGGCACGCAGTGCCTCGTGGAATGTGACAGCGTCTACTACGACGCATCGCCCGAACCTGACTGCGAAGAGACGTGCACTCGGAAGTACCGCAGCTGCCTCAAGGGATGCCAGTTCATACCGAGAGAAAAGAGAGGTGTTTGCTACCTCAACTGCATGTACGACTGGTCTGAATGTACGAAGGCTTGCAAGGCCGAGACAGCAGTGGCCCTGTGGACTGCTTCTGTAACAGGGGCCGATGAGGATCTAACTCATCTACGGTAACTCTTCGGCAGGCAACTAGTTCACCTACAGTAAAGAGCCCCGAAGGGCCTGCCCCGAAGGGCTTTCCTGCTTCACAGGGATGCCAACGCAAGAACCCTCCACAGGCAGGGCCGAGGCGTTCCCACGGCCTAGAATGATGGTAGCGGCATTCAAGTCCGCTTGCGAGTAGAAGCCACACGAAGTGCAGAAGAAGTCCTCGCCATCACGAGAGGCCTCGTCCGTGTAGCCGCACACCGAGCAGGTCTGAGAAGTGTAGGCAGGCTCCACTTCGATCAGCTCCCCGCCGTTCCACTCCAGCTTGTACGCCAGCATCCCCCGGAACTGGCTCCAACCCGCATCTGCGATGTGACGAGCGAGAAAGGGATTTCGGATCATGTTCCTGACCCGAAGGTCTTCGATAACGACCCGCGAGTAGTTTCGAGCGTAGAAGGTCGAAAGCTCATGCAAGAAGTGGCGGCGCTGCTGCCGCACACGACGATGCAGTCGCGCAAGCTTCTTCTTCTGCTTCAAGAAGTTCGCCGAGCCCTTCTTCTTGCGACTGAGCTTCTTGTGCGCACGGCGAAGCTGTTCGAGCGAACGCTTGAGTGGACGTGGGCTCTTGATGAGACGACCGTCGCTGTCAGCTGCAAAGTAGGTGATGCCTCGATCGATGCCTATCGAGCGCTCATCCGAAAGCCCTGGTGCACCGTGCTCGACCTCAGACAGCAAGCAAGCGTACCAGTGATCTGCGTCCCGCACGATGGTCACGCTCTTCATCTTCCCTTCGAAGGGACGGTGAACCACGATCTTCATCCTTCCCACCTTCGGGAACTGAAGCCTCGAACCTTCAAGCTTGCACGCGCGAGGCTCCGTCATGGCCATGCGATGGCGGCCCTTCTTTTTGAAGCGGGGCGCCTTGCTCACGCCTTTGAAGCAGCGCTTCCAGGCCTTCTCCAGTGTCATGAGCGTCTGTGTAGCAACGTCACGAGGGACGTCACGGATCCAGTCATGCTCTGCGCGAAGGTGCTTCAGCTGCTTGATCTGGTCGAAAGCCGTGGGGTACACCTTCTCCCCTTTGCAGCGGCGCATGCCCATCAAATGCTGTTCCAGTGCAAGGTTCCACAAGAAGCGAAGGGTGTTCTCCCAGGAGAGCAGTCTCTGCTCCTGTGCTTCATCGGGATAGACCCGATACTTGAAGGTCTTGTAGACCGGCACGGTCAAAGGCTAACCTATCTCTTGAGACAGGAGCAAGAACCTGTGGAAAACTTGAGGAGACATTGTGAACCGCTTCGCATTCCCAGGTGAGAAGAACGTCCTCTTCCCGCGCCTCGATCCCATCGATGACACGAGAAGGCTCGATCCCAACGCGCCGGTGCTCGAAGCCTACCTTGGCGGCAGAAGGGTGCTCCTGGCTCGACCAGACCCGAAGACGAGACGACCTGGGATGCCAGTAGACCTGACCATCCCTCTATCGGTCTCACGCTACCGCTATGCTCGCGACATCGAACGTGATCGCGCTACAATGCCCTTTGAGCCCACGCCCATCGTCGGGTTCGAGCAAGACACCACGCCCCTCTGGGCAGCGCTTGCCGTAGCTGGCGCCATCGTCGGCCTCACCCTCTACTTGGCCCCCTGAGATGCAAGAACGAAAGATCCGAACCATCACTGGAAAGCAGAACCCGGGAGGGCTCTTCGTTCCGCACACGCCGGCCCCGTCCTACCACGGCTACCATGGCGTAGAAGCCATGAGCGACGACAAGGCCATCCTCTTTCTCATCATCGGAGTCGGCCTCGTCATCGCTGGCGCGGCGACGATGAAGTGAAACCATGAGTGGCGTTCGAATCACCCGGAGCCAGCTCCGGAAGAGGAAGAAGAAGGCCTTGGCGAGTGCGCCCTACTGGGTGATCTGGCGAGACGAGAACATGCGCTGGATGGCCGAGTTCAACGGCGACTTCTACGTCGAGCTGGAAGCGTCTAGCCACGATGAGCTGATGGCCAACATCAACTTCATCACCGACACTGGACAGACTGAAGTCAACTGAGTCAGACTATACGTAGGCGTAGCCTACGAGGTCACCCCTGCCCACTGGTGGCCACCCTGAAGCCAGCGTGTCTCGATCCACGCTGGCTTCAGCTTTTAGATCCCAAAGCTCGGGAGTGAGCTGTTGTGAGGGTCCTTCGGGTCGACGTACTGCATCGCCAGCACCTTACTCTTCGCGAAGACCGGAGGACACTTGGTCTGGTCCTGAGCCACCTCCCACTTGCGCACACGCCACATGCCTCCTGGCGTGTTCGGCTTGAGATGCTTCGGGACGATCGTGGCCATCAGCTGAAAGACAAAAGTCATCTCTTGAGCACGGTTCATGCCTAAAGGCAGCGTACGCGTCTCGTACAGCTGCTCGCTCTCTGACCCTCCGTCAGGATGAAAGGTCAGTCCGAGCAAGGTCTCTACTGGCTTGCACGTCTCCTTCTTCTTCTTGTGGTAAACGACAGCGCCGCCACCAAGGGCGAGCAGAATGGCTGCAAGGATGGGGTCCATGGGATCTCCTAGAGGATGGCACCCCAGAGATGAACGGGGGTGGGAAGGTCGAAAGCGTTGCCGTTGCGACGGTAGTTCTCCCGGAAGATATCACCGACGAACTCTTGCTGGCGAGCAGAGGCAAACTCCTCGTTGAAGTCGTCGAACATGCTTTCAGCGAACGTCGGCTCGACCACGGTAGAGCGCTCTCGGATCGACTCGTACGCTCGGATGATGCCTTCAGGGCGCTCCAGGCTCATGCCTTGGCGCCGAAGCATGCGACGAAGCTCGTCTTCCTGGGCAGGGGCGCAAGGCACCTTGTAGCTCTTCATGATCTCAACCAGGAGCGACGTGAACTCAGGACGCTGGATGTACTGCTTGCCCTTCTGGCGCCCCTGGATGATCTCCCAAAGCCGCCGCGCGATCCGGCGCGCAACACACTCAGAGTGGGCCTGATGCCGGAGCGCGAAGTCTTCCTTGAAAGCCATCGTGTGCACAATGGTCTGGCTCTCGATGTTGAACAGCTCACGGAACGCCGACAGAGGAGCCTTGTCACACAGGGCGACGAGTCTCAGGGCTCTGTCCTCGGCGGCTTCTTTGCCAAACAACTTTCGCACCTCGTTCAAGTAGAACCGCTGACGCTTGCCGCCGGCTCCCACCGTCTGAAGCTCCCCCTTCTTCCGCTTCTTGATCAAAGCCATCGCGTCATACCCAGGCTGGTTGGCCACCCTTGAGACGAACACCTCCAGCTCGTCAGAGACGCGCTGCGCAGCAGCCTCGAAGCTCCGCGTGTTGACCTGACCTCGGCTTCTCGCCTTCTCCTCTTGCAGCTGATCTAGCGAACCATCGATGCTGCAAAGCGCGTCGATGAACTTCGCGACGTCTACACGAGAGAACCGATCGAACTGACGCTTCATGCTGCGGACGGGCTGATTGGTCGCAGCAGCCAGCCAGTCCAGCATCTCCTCGCGCTCGTCAAACGGAAGATCGTAGACCGGGTCACTGTCTGCATACCAAGCCGGAGCCAGATCGCTCATGGGCTGCGGCGTCTGCTGCTTCTTCTCCCAGCCCTCTGGCGTGCCTGGTGTCGTGCGGTACTGGCCGCCACGGACGCGGAACCAAGCGATGATCTCCTCCGGAAGGTGCTCCCGAAACACCTCACGCGGCTCAGGCGCCCTGAAGCTACCTCGAAGCTTCGTCTCCGGCCACGGCGCCTCAGGCGCAACGAAGCGTCCCTCTCGGCCCGAAAGAACGTCTTGGACCTGCGCCGTCACCTTCAGCGACTCTTCGATCCACTTCTCCAGCGCGAGTACGCGGGTGAACTTCCCTGCATCAGAAGCCCACTCCATCCAAAGCTCAGACAGACCTCGGCACACACCATCATCTGGTCCGCAGTCTCCGACCTGCCCGGGGCTCATCACTGGCATCGCGGGGGAAAGCTTTCCGTCCGTGCCAAGCCACCAGTTGAGCCCGCTCTCCTTTCCGGAGAAGACCCAGTTGGCCAAGTCCAGACCAGCGGGGCCGTAGAGCCTCCCGTCGTCTGCTCTTGCACGCTGACGCTGGCGCGCTTCTTCGATCTTCGGGTCAAGCACGATCGGTTCATCATCCGGCTCGTCAAAGCGACCCACCAGCTTGCCGAAGTCCTCGAAGCTTAGATCCTCATCATCCTCATCTTCATCGAAGTCCTCGTCGAACTCACTTTGGTTCGGGATGAACTCCATCTTGGAGACCAAGCTCTGCTTCTTGCGGCCTCCGCTCTTGATGAGCTGCTGCCGGTTGCCCTTCTCGCCCCAATGGACCCGGTAGATGATGCAGAGCCGTCGAATCGACTCGGCGTCCAGACTCAAGCAGGTTTGAATCTTCGTATCCTCGCCGCTCGTCAGACGCTTGCCTCGACGCTTCTCGATGTTCTGGATGAAAGCTTCTTCGCTCGAAGGCCCTGGCGCGCTGCCCAGATCCTCGAACTCCACCGCCTCGACCGGCTCAACTTCTCGGGTTTGAGGTCGCGCTGGGCGACGTTCCTCGGCTTGAGGTCGCGCCGGGCGAAGACGGGGGCGCGGCGCCTCGGGGACACCCATGGGCTCGATGTCCTCAGAAGAGATCGTCGGCACCTCAGGCTCAGGCGGAAGCTCACGGAACGAACGCCCAGGTACTGTCGCCCTGGGGGCGACGCGGGCCCCCGATGGGGCCTCGGGCTGGGGCCGGAGCCGGAACGGCTCCGCGATCATCTTCTCCTCGTCGAACTCCTCGATGTAGAGGCCCGTCGTCGCAACACTCGTGTGGCCGAGCATCTTCTGAACCCGGTTCATGGGCGTTCCGCCTTCGATGGCGATGCGCGCGAACAAGCCACGCAAACCATGAGGGTGCGCTCGCTGGAAGTCCGGGCTTCCCGGCTCGATACCAGCCTTTTCCGCTCGACGGCGAAGCATCATCGCGATCCCCGGGCGCGTGAGACCTGCCTCGCCCGTGCCCGCGTTCGCGCCCCAGTAGGCAACGGCCGGGATGAGAGGCGCATCGTCGCGGCTCAAGAGCGACGCCGCGCGGCTCTTGCCCTGGTAACGGAGCTGGTGCTCTGCCATTTTCTGGATGCGGACATCCATCTCCACCAGGGCACGCTGCGCAGCAGGAGGCACGATCACCTTGCGCTTCTTGTTCCGCTTGCCAAGCAGCGTCACCATCGGCCGGTCGTAGTCACGACGCTTCAGGCGATGGACCTCCACCGAACGCGCACCCGTCTGCGCCATGAAGATAAGCAACGCACGATCCCGGACGTCCTTGAACGTCGGCTCTCGCCCTCGGATGGGCGGGGGCACAGGACGGCCCCAGAATGCAGCCTCTGCCGCTGCCAAGGCACCGCCGCCGTGCGTTCGTGTGAACGTCGTAGCCAACAGCCGCAGGAAGAACGTCAAGGGCGTCTGCTTGGCCTTGCGCGCCTGCTGTCTGAAGCTCGGTGCCTCACTGAGCACCTGCTTCAGCGGCGGCGTCCAGATGTTGAACCGCAAGAGCGGCTCCTCACGACCCGGCACGTTCTCCGTGCTGCTCGTGATGAAGTACTTCCAGAGCGAGCTGAGGGCGCTCAAGCGCGTGACCATCATGGACGCACGCTCGGCGCCTGAAGGCGCCTGGACCTTCGGGACGTAGTACCGAAACACATCCTCAGGAGGCCGAATGACAGCGCCTCCGTTCGCTCGTCGATATTCTTCAACCGTGGGTGTCCTCACCAGGGTCTTGGCTCTTACCAGACAGCCCAACCGCTTCACGTACCAGTCGTAGCTGCGCGTCATGAAGGTCTTGGTACGCAAACCCTCCAAGTTGATGCCAGGGTTGTCCTTCACGACCTCGAAGATGATGAGATCATCCCGGCGACTCGGGTCAGCACGCAACCGCTCCTCCGTCAGAGGGTCGTCGTGCTCACGCAGCCACCGAGCGAACTCTACCGCATCTGCACGCCGCACTTGGTCGGGAGTGACGATTCGACCCTTCTCTTTACGGTACCACTCGAAGAACTGGAGAATGGAAAAGCTGTAGCTTCTCAGGGTGTTACGGCTCCTGATCGCACGAAGAAAGTCCACCAGCGCCGAAGTGAAGGCCTGACCACGAGGCTGGTACTTCCACTCCTGTCCGATCTGACCGAGGGTCAGCTCCGTTCGGGTCTGCTGATCCTGCGGCTTGTCGAGGCTGATGACACTCTGGGCCACGAGTCGATTCTACTGTAGAATCCGCGATCAGTCTTCCGCTGAGCGCATCTGGGTGATGACATCGCCTTCAGACTCGAACAGCGCAGCTTTCGCGTTCTTGTACAAGACTTCCGCAAAGACCTGCTCTCCGATATTCATGCACATGTCCCCGAATTCAGTAAGAGTCTTTGCGCTTCCCGTTCGGATGGCTCTCTCCGCTACTGAGGTCAGCAACCGCTTGAGCGAGGCTTCCGCGGTTACCTGTTACACGCCGTCACCTCCACGTCTAGATCTCGCTCCGGCGCCTGTCCCGGTTCTTCCGGGCCTGGCGGCATATCGGGCCCGGGGATGAAATGGATCGTCAGCGTGACGAGCTGCCCGTCCTCTTGCTGAGTCCAGCTCATCCCATGGACAGAGCAGAGGTTGATCCCCATTTGGTTCGGGATGGCGTCGATTGGAAGCGGCGCCAGCTCGGGGTGGGCGATCAGCTCGTCAATGGTCTTGGTGGTGTGTTTCATGATAGATCTCTTCGCTCTCGGTGATGCCCAGCCGCTTCGCGGCGGCGAGGGGACACATGGTTACCGGGTCCTCGTCCTCTTTCCGGCGTTTGTCCCACTGGTAGTGTCGATACTCGATGAGCCCCTTGTGCAAGATCGCAAGCAGCAAGTAGACAACCGCCAGAGCGATCAAGACCAACCCCGCCAGCTTCAGGACAGTCCAGATCATCTCTTCTTTTTCGGCTTGTCCTTCACGGTCTTCGCTTCCAACTCGCGGTGATACTGCTTGATGAGCGGGTGCCAACGCACAGAGCGGCCCGGAGGAGCCTTCTCCTTCTTGCGAGCCTGGCTCACCAGCGCTTCCTTGCCCGACTTGCTGCGCATCAGGCGCTGAATGACGCTCTTCGGCAGACAGAGCCGCTTGCGACCTCCAGAGAGGCTGTTGCTCGGAGCGCCACACTTGTCCGAGTAGTCCACGTCACCGCCACGCTTGACGATGACCACGCGCCAGTCCTGCGTCGTCCAAGCGTAGCTCTGGTAGCCCGGAGCCCGGTTCTCGCGGTACCCGTTCAGCGTGTAAGCATTCGCTTCGAAATCCCCCGCCTTGTACTCGGCGAGCGTCTGTTCAGCCCAGTCGCGACCAGAGTCGCCGCCCCACAAGAGCCACGCCTGGTAGCCCTTGCTGTCGACGCCCCAGCCCTTCCCCTTCTTGTCGACCTCGTGACGCGCGAAGTAGCTCACCATCCGCTTGATGGTCGAGAGCGACACCCGCTGCTGATTCGCGAGTTGAGAGCCCCGACGGATCCCCACTGACGTGCAGCAACGGCGACTCTGAGGCAACGAGTTCCGCAAGTCGATGCCCTTCTGGGCCTCGCGAGCGACCTCAAGCGGCGGGATGAAAGACGGCTCAGACATGGGCTAGGTGGTCGGGATGAATATGAAAGGCGCCATGATCATCCAAGTCTCTACCAGTGCGAGTGTCAAAACGGCGAGACCAAGACACCTCAGGCCGAAAGGGACCTGAACGCCGAACAACTCGCTTGAGTGTAACGACGTGCAAGCGCTTCTTGACGACCGAAGCCTGCAGAACATGAGAAGGGTCGGCGTTCTCAACGAGACGGATCGTCATCATGCCTCCCAAGGTCGGCCGAACGCCTGCTCGAACTTTCGCTCGATGACCTCGTACATCGGAAGTTGAAGTGTAGCAGACTCGCGCTTGATCCAATCCCGGAAAGGCTTCGTCACCTTCATCGAGGTGAACGTCATCGCCTGCCGCTTTGCCTGCGCATCATCTGGGAGCTTGAGCCACAACGGCAGCTTGCCATGCCGCGCCACGTGTCCGATCAGGTTGCACAGCTCATCCGTCGGGCTGAACCAACCAGAATGCGTGTGACACGACGCGAAATAGGACCGGAGCGCGACCTCCGTCCTGACCGTGCCTTCAGCTGTCGCAGTCAGCTCGATAACCCGAGGACTGAACGACTGTATCGTCGCCACGCGCTCCTGCGGGTTCTTGGCGTACCCGATGAACACACGCCCGCAGTCGCTGCCCGCAAAGAGGATCATCTTGGGTAGAAAGTCTACCCGAACTAGTAGAGCATATCCAGCAGCTCGCGGTCCTTGTCCGAGAGCGTGCCGCGCTTCTTGCCTTCCATTAGGTCCTGGAAGGTGTTGTCGTCGAGGATGGCCCAAACGTAGGGCTCATCAGCCAGCAGTGAACCGAAGGCGCGATGGTTGCCGTCACGGATGGTGAATGACCAAGAGCCGAGATCGCCTTCCTCGTTCTCCACCGCATCGCGAAGAGCTTGTTCCATCTCCTCCTTCATCTCCTCGTACTCTTCCTCGCCAGGCTCGCCGTAAGCGCTGAGGTACTCGCCTGGATCAACGAGGTACTCATCCAGGTCATCATCCCCCGTTGAGTACGGCTCATCCATGTCGTCGCCACCGGAGCCATGGTACTCGATGCTCTCCTTGACGCTCTGGAGATCGATCTTGCTGGCCGTCCCATACGGCGCGATGAAGTAGACCTTCTCAGGGTGGTGGATGACGCCCTGCATGACCGCGTTCAGTTTCTCGGGATAGAAGATGTTCCCCTCGATGTGAAGCGCGTAGTCAGGGTCGACCCGGAGCATGCGACCCTTGTCTCCGATCCAGATCACATTCCGGCCAGTGTAGAGATTCTCAGGTTCGCGCTCTTCGGCCTCTTCCCCCAACTCACCAGAAGCGGAGCCAGGATAGTATTCCTCGAAGTCATCATACGACGCACTGTCATCCACCAACGACTCCAGCGCCGGAAGATGGCCCGGGTTCATGCTGTATTTCATGACCGCGTGAATACCCTGAAAAGAAGGAAAGCTCCAAGCGCTACACCGCCAACGATGAGCATCTCGTCACCACCCAGCGTGTTGATGATGCTTGGCCGAGGCTGGCCGCTGCCAGGGTCTATGACCGGGAGGCCCATCGGTGAATCGATGGGTCCCTTCCCCTTGTCCACCCAGCGCTGGATGGGACCTTGCCAGACCTGGTCGGCGATCTTCGTATGCCCATGGCCCAGCGGGTACGAGGGGAAGTGGGCCAAGATGACGTTCCCTAGCTGCCAGACCTCCTCAGGCGCCGGTGTGATCCCAAAAAAGTCGCTCCGGCGCGTGAAGAGCTGTCCCGTTCGGTCCTCGACTGCGGCCTGAATAGCCTTCAGGTTCTCGATACCTGTCGCCCACTGACCGTTGGGGTTCGGAGAGGCTGTCGCGATGAAGAGCTTGTCCCCGGGCCCCACGACGGTGTCGACCGCAAACTGGGTGAAGCCCTCGATCGCAGGAGGGACACGGCCCTGCTTGTTCACCCAGGTCGACGTGTACGTAGCGTCAGCCAGATGGACCGCAGCCGTGCGCTTGCGATAGTTGTCATCAAGCAAGCATCGCTTCACAAGGCTACCGCCCGCGCTGAAAGCGCCCCAGTAGATGTCCTCCACCTCGGCGCCAGGGACGTTCACCTTCGTGAAGAGAAGCTCCGGGGCCAACATCAGCTGCTCGCCGATATTTGGGCAGTCCGGGCGGCCCGTCTTTCGGCCATCACCAGTGCAGCTGATAAACTTGCGCGTCGACCCCTGAAGCGTGGCCCCAGGGACCTGGAATTCTGCAACCGGTCCTGTCCAAACGACGAGCTTCATGATCCGATGCCAAGTTCTCGCACTTCGTTGCCGTTGACGACCAAGTACTCGAAGAAAAGGTCTTCCAGGCCATGGCCCCAGACTCCGTAGTAATCAGGCTCCTCGTAGATCTTCTCGTAGGCCCGAGCAAGCGACCAAACAAGCCAGCCCACCGTCATGCAGTAGTAAGGACTGCGCCGCGCCAGATCATATGGCTGGACTTCGACACCCACCGCTTGGTTGAGCGGATAGTCGATGTTTGCTCGCATCGCCAAAGCATCTGGACTCCTGTGCCTGCCGTAGCTTCCAGTGACCACCTTCTCCATGTAGCGAACAGAGGAGGTTGCACGACGAGGCTTGCCGTTCACTCTCACCGCCACCTTAGTGGCCCCGGAAATGAGAGCATCGGCAGCATGCGGGCCGAAACGAAGCACATCGATCAGCTTCAAGTCCAGAGAGATGTTGCGAGATGACAGAGCACTAGGCTCCTCTGCCATCTTGAATCGCTTGTCCATCAGCTTGGGCTCAGGCACAGACACCCAGTCAGGAGACGGCTTCGTGTCCCAATTGCCCATGAACTTCGCACGCAGCTCCTTTGGAGCTTTCAACTCTCTCGGCGTAACCATCATCGTCTCCTTGGCGTCAAGCCATGCGCGTGCATCATCCCGTAGCGCATCCCATGCTGAGGCGCGCGCTGCGGGCTACTGCAAGGCTTCATCGACACGTCTCCACAGCGACTACACCGAAACACCAGCCAAAGCTGGCCCGACTGGTCATACGCACTGCCCATCAACGCGTACGGATGCGCCCCGATGGGCGCTGTGGGAACCTGCCGATGGTCGATCATCGCGTGTCCTGAAGATGGCGCGGAAAGCGTCCCCGAGGATGGCGCTGACGGTAGTTCTTGCGAGCCGTCCGAAGGGCGATGGCCACCGCCTGCTTCTGCGGGAAACCTTCGTCCATGAGCATCGAGATGTTGTCGCTGATCATCTCACGCGACCAGCCACGTCGCAGCGGATTCTTCTCGTAGGGCGCATGAAAGTTGTACTCGTCTGTCACATCGCCACGATGGTTGACGACACGAAAACGGCCCTGCCAACCGTAATCCTCCTGAGAAGACTCAAGACTCGAAACCGCTTTTTTGCGAGAAGAGAAAGGCTGGTCAAACCAAGCTCCAGTGCTGACCCACCCTTCCCCAGGGATATGTTGCTCGATATACCAGAGGGGCTTCCCGGAGTTCGCGATGTAGAAGTCCATCGCGCCCCCGTGCTTCAGCAGCTCTTCTCTCGACACATCGATCGTGACCGTGTCATCATGCTTCTTACGCCTACGCTTCGCCATCTTCCTTCATCACCTGTTCGTAGATATCCAGAGGGGGCTCCGACTCCATCAGGTCTTCACCAGTGACGGCCGGCATCGACGGTTGGGTGTCCGTCTTCGGGACAGTGTCGGGCTCCGTGTCCGGAGGTGGAGGGACGGATTGCCTGAAATTCCTCAGGATCCATTCGTCCCATCCCTTGTGGATCTCTTTGACCCCCTTGTCAGATCCAAGAATCCGCTGAATCTCGCCAACCGGATCACCCCCGGCTGCCGCGATACCCTGCGCTGCCTTCAGAGCGATCGACGTGATGCTCGCGACGATCCCTGCCGGGCCCGGAGCGGCTGACGCCGCCTTCGCTACCTCCGAGGCCTGGCCCAGTGCTTCCGCTACTTCCTTGCTCATCTTTCTGTTCCTCGCACTTGATGATCCCCAAGGGGATGACAGGGAGCTTCTTCGGGAAAATCAGCCGAAACTTGCAGTACGCATCCTTCAACTCCCGAAGAGCCGTAGTTGTATCAGCCCCTTCCTCAAGCATCGTAGCCCATTTGTCATGAGCAAGCTGAAGCGAATCCCACGCCTGCCAAACAGGCTTCCAGGCACGCTTCACGTCGTTGATCGCAGCCACGGCTTCGAGACGACCCCCACCGGCAGCCTTGACCGCCTTGAGCGCATCCATGCCGTCTTCATTGTAGCTCTCCAAGATCCAAGGAAGCATGTCGTTGGTGCTCTGCGCGATGGCGTTCGCCGTCTGAGCCTGAACAATGCGAGCCTGAGAACTGCAGCCCATGCTGCCAAGCGACAGCAGGACGACCAACAACACCACAAACTTCCTGAGCATCAGAACTTCTCCTCGATGATCTCTTCCAAGCCAGCCGGCGTCAGCCACCGCTTGTCCAGATCCAACAGATGAAACACCGCAAACGTCCCACCGATGGCGCCGATGTAGAGGGGGAGCTTTTTCGCAGCTTCCTTCTCCTCTTCCGTCTCAGCGCCCTCTATCAAAGCCTTGATGATGATGGCGCCGATCCCAATCCCGCCAGCCACGCCGGCAGCTACGTACAGCTGCATGTCACGTCGGTCGATATCGCGCTGGACCTTGTCCCACAGCTCCGGCGTCTTGTGCAGCGGGGGAAGGGAAGTGTCGTCACCGATCATCGCAAGCCTCGGGGACGCGCCTTCTGGCCACTGAAACACTGCAACATGCAAGGCCCACAGTAGGTGATGGGCATCCCGGTCACAGTATACGCGATCGAGTCTGCCGCCATCTCGACTTGATCGTCACTCCGCTGGTTCCAGAGCTTGAACCACTTGCGGGTGTACTTGTCCGGCTCTCGGTCCCCAATCCAGATCGCTTCTTCGTCCCCTCGGTCAGGTGACACCCACATGCCTGGGTACATGAAGTCAGCCGCATGCCCGAACTCATGCGTGATGATGGCGACAAGCGTCTCTAGCGGCAGCTCAGCCGCCTGGGGCGCTAGGATGATGTACTTCCCGTCCGTGCGGCAAGCTGCATAGTGACGGGGGCTGTCACGAACAGCCTCGTCTACGATGAGCTGGACCTTACAGAGCTTCTTGAGTGGATTCCCACCGTTCGGGCGATACTCCGCAAAGACGTCTCTTACAGCGTCGAAGTGCGGCTCTAGGACGGCCGCGGCAAGCTCCAGATCATCCGCCACTTCACCTAAAGAACCGCGCCCCTTTGTGACGCTTCTGGATCTGAGACTTGGCAGCTTTTCTCGTTCTCGCTCGGACGTGACCGGCAATGTCGCCGTCCTCGCTCTCGAACTCATACAGAGTTTCGCCTACACCCCAGTATCGGCCAAACTCATCATACCCACCTCGATCCAAGCGGACCTGGCGCAAGTAGAACTTTTCACCCATGACGGCGGACTGCCTGGCCCTGTTGGGCCATCTGGGCACAGCGAGCACTCACTTGCTGCTCACCCGCCGGGTTGATGTAGCCGCGGCTCCGTGCCTCGCTGAGGTGTCGCTCACACTCCCCACGCTCGATGCGAAGCGGAAACTTGAAGCCACAGTTCCGGCACTTGAGCTGGTTCGGGCACCAGGCGTTCTCGTGCGGGAGGTACATCCAACTGGTAGGCTCACGAACGAACTGCGTGCCCCGGAAGGCGATCGCCGGGTTCACGCCGTACTTCATCGAGACCAGCTCGGGGTACTCCACCATGAGCTGGCTAGGCGTGCCGCAGCCCTGACACTCGAAGGTCAGCGCGCAGCCCTGAGGCGTGATGTGAGTCTTGACGGCGTCATGCCGCTTGAGCCCATCGGCACCCTCGAAGACGCCGTTGAAGCTCTGGATGACATCCGTGAAAGTGTCGTAATTGCTCGAACTCATCTCAGCTGTCTCCCTTTTCGTCGAAGCTCACAGGAATCTCCTCTTCTTCCTCTTTCTTGGGCTTTTCGACCAGAGGAGAAGTAGCGAGGATCATCTTCAGCCTGCCGGGCACCTTGTCCCGAGTCAAGAAGCTCGCGCGATCGATGATCTCCCACAGGCGAGCCTGCCAGCCCGTCATCTGAGTGTGGTCTTTGCGCGGAGAGATGTTGACGATGAGGTAGAGCGTCACCGCGATGGCGACCTCGGGGTTCGCCTGGACCCAGGCCCAGGCCGCAGTGAGGTACTGCGATACATTCATAAGAAGAAGGGTGAACATGTTCTCAGCCTGCTGTCAGTAGGTTTCGGAGGAGGGTGTTGACCTGAGCGAGCGTGAGATCTTGCGACTCCAGCGTCGTCAGTAGAGCTTGGATGGATGCTTGGTCCGCGGCCTTGGCGTCGAGGACGGCCTGCTCCCCTGCGGTGGGAAGCGTGGGAGAGAACCCACTGGGCGTAACAAGAGTAACCTTTGTGATGCTGCCATTCAAGAGCGCTGCGTACCAAACGCCCGCGCCATCTGTGTACTGAATGGGGACAACCTCTGCGCCGACCTCCGGCTCGAAGTCGAATTCTGCCGGAACCGTGGGATCTGGCCAAAGAATAGCGCCAGGCGGAAGCGTCGAAGCGTCAAAGCCGACGGGGACCTCAGGCGTCGGGAAGGATGCGGGGTCTGCTACACCAGCAAGCTCCTCATCCATCGCCGCAAACAATCCAGGAATATCAACAGCTTGGGAATATGCTCCGGTCGCATACAGGTTGCCCCTCAAGGGGTTCTGCGTTCCGAAGGAGCCCCAAAAGAGAGGGTTTGGATGCGTTCCTTGCCCCACCGCGATGCTTCCGACCGGCGTGACAGCATCGTCGAAGTAGATCGTCGCGACGCCAGCGTCGTAGACCACCGCAACCTTGTAGTCCTGGTTGTTCGAGACGGTGGCCACGAACTGGAGGCTGCTGCCATTCCACAGGTAGAGCGTACTGGTGTCCCGGTAGAGAGAGAACTCATCCCCATCAGGAGCGCTGTCTGCCCAGACGTTCTGGAAGCCACTGGCTACCGTAAAACGGAACAAAGAAAAGAGCGTGACCGTGCTCTGTCCCGTCAGATCGAGGCCACTATCATAGCCAGCGTCGGCGGCCGTGATCCCAGCAGCAGGACCGGAGCCGTCCCCTAGTGGATCAGCCAGGATGTCCGGGGCCGCACCAGCGTCTGCGAGAGACGCGTCATTGCCAGCATCGGAAGAATCCTCCCAACCAGACGCATTCGGGCCTCCCGTCGTGCGAAGGAGGAGCTGCAGAGCAGTTCCGAGCGTTGTGAAAGATGAGAGGGCCATGGGTCAGGAGAAAGTCGGGACGCGGAACAACGTGAACTCACTGTTCGGTCCAATTCCGGCTCCGAGATTGGAGACGAGATCAAAGGAGGTGATGTTCGTCGCACCGATGCCAGAAAGCTTGGTGGTGAAGTCACCTACACGCTCAGTGAGCGCAGGGAGGTAGTCCTCTTGGGCAATCAGCGTGCGAATGAACCGCGGAGCACCTCGGATAGCGCTGCAGCTGATGTAGGACATGAACAGCCCCTTCGCGCTGAAAGATCCGTTCTGAGACTGGGTGTCGATCAACCGCAACGTGTTCGAGAGGAAGTTATTCTCGGTTGTCAGGCTGTCATTGATCCTACGTTGGAAAGAGGTATCTCCAGCAACAGCAGGGATGCCGTTTGGCAGAAAACTCAGCCTGACGTCTCCGATGCCAGGGCGCATCGCGTACTGGCCGACCAGGAGCCATGCGCCGTCCGCGTTCCCGTCCAACCCCGAGAACGTGACACTGGTCACGAACCCTCCGGTTCGGATCTGCTGCAGGCGCTCAAAAGGCAGACCCCCGCGCTGAATCACGCCTGCCACCATTGTCAGAAAGGGGTCTGCCATGTCCTACCTCAGTTGGCTCCCGTCAGCGTCGTGAGCGCCGAAGGAGAAACCGGCTCGTTGGTGAACTCCATCGAGTCGAGCTTCAGTCGCCACGGGTTCTCGACCTGCTCCTCGACGTTGATGCCGTGGGAGTTGGCCATCATCTTCACGACACTGACGAACTGCTTCCCCATGTCGTCGATGGCCTTGGTGCGAGTCTCCATGTCCTCCTTCAAGGCACGAAGCTGGCTCCGGAGGTCGGCGGCTCGCATCGCTTGGTTCGCAAGCTGAATCTTCTGATTCGCCATCTGCTGGTCCAAGTCTCTGAGAGCCATCTGCTGGTCTTCCGTGAGGGAGACCGTCTGGTAGTTGGGTGCCGCGGATGCGGTCCCATTGCTCTTCGACCGAGAAGAGGTCTTCTTCTTGGTCGGAGTGCGCTTACGAGTTGTCGTCTTCTTCTTTCTTGCAGTCATATTCCACCTCAAAACAAAGGTGGCGATCACGCTCGGTCGAGCGGAGGTGGACTCGCTTCCCCTAGCGCGATCACCGTTGACGCCACCTTGCCAGATGAAACATCAGAGGACAACCGGATCGCCCACCTGGATGATGCAGATCGCGTTACCGCCAGAGATTTCTTGGATCTTCCCCATGCGAAGCACGGTATCGCCGCTGGTCGTGGGCGCCGTCAGCGTAAGCTGGCCCTGCGTCGTGGAGAGGAAGAAGGTTTGGCCGACATTGGCCGCACCGGGCGCAACATCGAAGATGGCCGTGGGAATGGTCGCCTGACCATTCACAACGATGTCGTGAGAAGCCGCTGCTACACCAGCCGTAGCCGCCACGCCAACCGCGTTGGTTCGACCTGCAGCGTTCGCATCCGCGTTCTGCGAGCGGGCGTTGCCCGCCGCATCCGTGAAAACGACCGGGGCGCCGATGGCGATAGCCTCGTTCGCCGTCTGACTGATGAGCGTAGCCAGCGAAGACGAAGCAGCACCACCAGGAGGCGTGAGCTGCCGGACGTTGCCAGCGCTGTCCTGGTAGAACAGCTCCGTGACGGAGGATACGTCTTTGGTGTAGAGACGGCCTCGGTTTGCAACGTTGCCCGGGTCAACCAGGCGCTCCCGCATGTCGAGAAAGGAGCCGTTGTTGAGGTTGTCACCTCGGAGGTAGAGGCCGCCATCACCTACAATGTCGACACTAGGAGCACCAGTGATGTTGCCCAGCTCGATGTTGTTGGAGCCGCCCGCGTTGATGTTGATGTAGTCGCGAGAAGTGCCAGCTTCCGTGACCCGCCAGCTAAAGTTGGCTGCGCGAATCGTGAAGAGCATCGAAGGCGTGTTGGCGCCGCCATTCCCGAACGACATCGACTCAGCAGCGGTGAACGTGTCGATCTCGATGTAGTTGTTGATGTTCTCGCGAATGAGGAACGCGTTGTTGGTGTTGTCCGCGATGTTGATGTCCGTGAGGATGGTCGAGACACCCGTCGCCGGACCGAGGTTGATCTCAGTGCCATCGAAGGTGAAGTCCGCAGAGCCGCCGAAAGCACCAGCGTTGTTGAACTGCACCGAGTCGAATGGAGCGGCCGGCGTCGCTGCAGGTAGAGGCGTGATCTGACGAACGTTGCCGGCGCTGTCCTGGTAGAAAAGCTCGGTCGTGCCAGCAACGTCCTTGGTGTAGACCTTGCCAGCGTTCGCCGTCGCACCCGGATCACCAACACGCTCAGTGATGACGAACTGAGAACCGCCATCCAGGCGGAAGTCGCCAGAGCCGAAGGCTACGATGTCCGGGTTCGTCGTCGCGTTGCCAAGACTGATCTGCTCCAGACCGTTGACCGTCGTGATGTTGAGGTAGACGTCAGTGTCATCTGCGATGACCTGGAAGGCGTCCGCCGTGTTGTCACCCACGTTGGACTTGACGTTGGTCGTCGAAACACCGGTGACAGGGCCGAGGAAGATGTCCGTGCCGTCGAAGGTAAAGTTGGCGTTGCCGTCGAACGAACCAGCGTTGTTGAACTGGACTTGAGTGTTGGCACCACCGGGGGTGGTCGCGGCAGGGAGCGGCGTGAGCTGCCGAACGTTACCGGCGCTGTCCTGGTAGAACAGCTCTGTAGTACCCGACACATCCTTCGTGTAGACCTTGCCCTCGTTGACCGCACCACCGGGGTCACCGACTCGCTCCAAGAAGATGAGCTGCGCGCCACCGTCGATGCGAACATCACCAGCGCCCGCAAAGGAGACGTCAGGGTCCGACGTCGCGTTGCCGATCGTGATGATCTCGTTCGCGTTGGTCGTGTCGATGTTGAGGTAGATCTCCGAGCTGTTGGCGATGACCTCCAACCCGTTCGCGTTGTTGTCCGGGATGTTGATCCTCGTCGAGGTAGCAGAAAGACCAGTCGCCGGACCGAGGAAGATGTCCGTGCCGTCGAACGTGAAGTTGTTGTTGCCGTCGAAGGAACCAGCGTTGTTGTACTGGACGTTGGTGTTGACACCGCCAGGAGAAACGGTTGCTGTCGGAGGCGTCAGCTGACGGACGTTGCCCGAACTGTCCTGGTAGAACAGCTCCGTAGTACCCGACACATCCTTCGTGTAGACCTTGCCGCGATCCGCCGTAGCACCGGGGTCGCCGACTCGCTCCTCGATGCTGAGCTGAAGCGGTCCGATCTGAATGTCCGAGGTGTTCGTGATGCCGATGCTCACGATGCCATCGGTACCAGCGCCAGAAGCCGCGCCACCGTTGATGCTGACACTAGAACCGTTGGCGCCACCGCCACCGCCGTCAGCGCCAGCCGCGCCACCGGAAATAAACACCGGAGAGCCAGCACCAGCAGGCTGCGTCGCATCACCATCGCCACCGGGGCCACCACGTACGATGGTCAGACCACCAGCAGCACCAGGGTTACCACCACCAGCAGCGGCCCCCTCACCGCCCACGATGGTCAGCGTGCCACCCGCAGTTGTCGAGCCAGCGACATCAGCGGCGATGCTGATCTCGTGCGCAAGGCCCTCGATGAAGATGATGTCCTGCTGACCAACCGTGCCGACGCGAGACACGAAGGAGACCGTGTCCGTCACAGCGTCACCGAAGGTGACGTTGCCGTTGAAGGTCGCATTCGCCTGGAAGGTCGCGCCACCGTTGAAAATCTCGGTGCCATCAACAACCAGGTCCCCGAGAATGGTCGTGGTCTGACCCACTCGGCTGATGTTGATGTCGCCCGTCGGAGCAAGCGTTCCGAGGTTGATGACGTGACCACCGCCGCCGGGGTCAGCGTTGATGTCGGTGACGTCCAGCGTCTTGCCGCCACCAGCTACGCCGATCTGAACCAGCGCACCGTCAGGGGAGAGGACCAGGTCTGCTGCGCCACCCGTAGGAGTGACGATGGAGCCCGTCACGGGGTTCGTGCCGAGAATCAGCGCATCGGTGTCTCCCACCTGGCGAGTGATCCCAGCCTGAATAGTCAATGCTTTGCTATCAGCCATTTGTCTTATCTTTCAAAAGGTTGCCGAGGAATCACTCGGGGTCGCTGTTCCGTGAATCGGGGGTCCGCACGCAATGCACGAAGGGTGATGGGGTCAGTGAAATCGACAGGGTCACTGTTCTCGTCGGTGATGAGCTGACCGTCGGGGTAGCCACCAGGCTTGTTCAGAACCTGAGTTCCCGTCTTCGTAGGGATCCTCAGCTCATTCGTCGTTCCATAAGACGCGACGAAGCGAAAACCGAGTGCCGCTTCACCTTCGTATACGAACTGTGCCATGCTCAATCTTTACTGCAATTGCGTGAAGTTACGCTCGATCAAGACAACCAGAGTGGTCGCGTTGCGAGCAAAACCAACCTCCTGAACGATCTCACCAGGAGCCGTCGGAGGAACATTCGTCAAAATACCAGGAGTTGTGGAAAGATAGTAGGTGTCTCCCGCTACCAGGCCAGCAAAACCGCCCAACTCTCCAGCGTATTGGATCTCACACGTCGTCGCCGTGGGCTTGGCGATGACCACACCAACGCAAGGTCGGTCCGTTACGATGTTGGACGCTGCCTGGTCCACGTTGTCCGCCGCCGAGAGGAACACCGCATCGTTCACATTTACCGTTGCCGGGCAGTTATAGACTGCACTCGTGAGAGAACCAGAAGAACCGCCAGGTCCAAACACCTGGTACGGGCCACCGTTGACGCTGACCTCGAACTGCTGAAGCACCTCGTTGTAGCGAACGCGACCCTCGTTCAGGTTGCTGACAGCAGCCGTAGAACCGCCAGAAAGCTCGAAGAAGGCTCCGTTGCCTGCCGTCGAATCTTCGATACGAACGAAGGTGTCGATGAAGCCCGTCAGTTCAAGGTTGCCCTCGACACGAAGTGTCCCAACGATCCGAACCTTCTCGCCACCAGCCATGGTGGATGCGCCGATAGCCACGGTGTTCGTCGGCGTGACAAGCTCGACGACCGTGCCCGTCGCCTGCCAAGGCGAAGGACCACCGCCGCCGCCTCCAGGAGGCTGCGCGCGCGGAATAAACCGAAGGCTGGCGTTTTTGACAGTCATCAGGGAGACGTGCCGATAGACACGTAGACGGCGGCCCGCGCTGCTGCACCAGGGCCGAAGAGGTTCGCAAGATTTTCATCCGCCTGGCCGGCGGCAAAATCGTAGTCCGTCGGCGTGGCCCCGCGAGTCAGCCCAATGAGCAGCTCGTCCCCCGTCGCAGAGACCTCATGCACGACGTACAAAGGCTGCCCAGCATCTGCGAAAGACGCCGGATCTTGAACACCTTGCTGAATGACACCCGTGCCGCCACCCGGGACGAGGGGCTGCAGCAAGTTCGGGCTACCGAAGCGAATGTCCTCAGAACGACCATTCTGCGTCACACGAGCGAAGCCGGACACCGGCTCCGTCTGGACGTAGATAGTCCCACTGTTCGCCGCAGGGATGAGCACGCGCTCTTCCGTCTGAGGACCCGAAGTGTCAGGCACACCCTCGCTCGGCGTCAAGTGGAAGGGGATCTGATTGTCGTTCTGGAAGTCCAAGAGCGTTCGGTAGCGCCACCAGAAGCTCCAGGTGTACGGCAAGA